CCCCCGCGCCGTGGTGGGGGGGGGGGGGGGAGAGAAGAGCCCCGCCAGTAAGTCAAAGCCAGCATCTCTGAAGCCTCGTTTAGCCTTGTCAGCAACAGATAAGGGTTATCACAAGAACTTCAGTGTCACACCAGAACGTATCTCTCTAGACATGGTTGTTCAAGGAAAATGGGTGACACTGCACTTCCCGACGCCACCACAACTGTTGGAGGTGGGTTGTGAACCTGGTGCACCAGACATCTGGGTTGATAAGAACGACAGAGTTGTCTTTGGATTCCATGGCAAGACCGATCCAGGCAGACCAGAGTTCTCTGAGCGCTACGTTATTGGTGTAGATGTCGGTGTAAAGAATCCTGCTGCTTATGTGGTCTGGGACACCGAAAAGAAAGAGATAGTTGAGAGATCTCTTCTAGGACAACGCGCCAGATCACTAAACAACAAGATCAAGAGAACGCAGACTCAGGTGACCTCTCTGCAAAAGAAGAACCGCTCAGAGGAATCGGTCTCTCACAGAGAGCACCTGTCAAACAGAAGACTCGAACTAAGCATCCTCATTGCTCAGGAACTAGCGGACGTCTCCTGGAGATACGGCAATGCCATCGTCTCATTTGAGGATCTAAGCCACATCAAGAATACCATGAAGCATGGACGATGGTTCCGTGGCGAGGTGCACAGGCGTACTCGAGATATGGTTGAGGCTGACGGTGGGCGAGTGATGAAGGTGAGTGCTGCATACACATCTCAGCGCTGTCATGTCTGCGGTGAGAACCTTAATATGAGCGACTACTCACAACCGCGCTGCGATACATGTGGTATCAACCATCATCGTGACCTGAATGCTGCGGCAAACATCGCTCAGAGAGCGAACGTCAAGAAGGCTTGCGAGACCAGGAAAAGCACGCCACGAAGACCAAGCGCGTTCGCAGATCCAAGTGTCATTCTAAGCCGCTGAAGCACCCAGGAACGAAAAACAGACCGACTCCTAAGGCTCCACAGAACAGACCTAAGACAAAAACTCACACCCTTACTTATCCACCTCTTTCAAAGAAGGAGGTGAGCAAAAGGATGTGCCCCGCAGAGTCTAGGGTTTCTGCGGTGGACCATAGAGGAGACTCTGGGTTTCAGACAATCAGCGGCACGACAGTTCCGAAGGAGAACCAGTTCACTAGTACGGTGGATCGGGTTTATCCTAAGGAATAGTCATACTCTCAAGAGAGCACCACTGACTGCAATAGGATAAAGTTATTCCTTCTTAGCTATTGTTATTTGTGTCGCCAGGTTCTCTCACCTCAGTCATGTTGTATACCTCAAAGTTCTTTCCGTTACGTTTTGCAGAAAGAACGCCATCCTAACAACCCGTAACAGAATTCTCATCAACAATAGAGGTTTTTGGAGCAGCATCCACCATGCTATCACAAGCATTAACTGGTTCCGAATCCAGTCGATTTGAATATATCTTTACATGGTTGTGTTTGCTGTTTTGCACAAGAGACTCACTTGATGAACTAGTATTATTCTCTGATTGTTCTGAGGAATGACTACTTGGAGAAGAGGGCCAGAAGACATAAATAACAGAACCAAGATAAAATAATACAAACAATGTAATAACAGCAATGTTTATTAACTTGCTTCCAACCACAGACAAAGCATCATCAATACGCTTCTTATTAGATCTCCATAACTCTATTAGTGGTTTTGTTTTCTTCTTCTCGCAGGGCATTTTATTCATCATGATTTTAAATCTTTCTGTTCCTGACTAGTATTTCTCCAGCAATTTCACATATAGTTGCAAAAATCAAACACCCAACATGTCAGCAAGGTCATCACTGAGAACAAGTGCCTCCACTACCCCGCCTCTGGTGTCTGCTGTAGGTCCAACACCATACCTGTGACTGGTTGTGATGTACCTGAACCTCTGTGACCAGATTTCCTTCAAACACTTGTTCTCCTTGTAACCACCTCTAGCAGAGTTCTTTGACTCCCAGGTGGACAGGATGAATGATGATTCCAAGTTGCTGACTCTATCAAACAGGCTCTCCTCGTCCTTGAGGTTCCACACCTGGTTGTGATACAAAGTGGACAAGTCAACATACGGAGGATCCAGATACACAAGGTCGCCAGATTTCACACCATCAAGAACATCCTTGTAGTCAGATGCACGAAACTCCCAGTCACCTTCAGAAAGCCTGTCAGCAACCCCTCTGACGCTCTCAGCAACCATCCTGATGTAGTCTGGTGTCAGCCGTTCAGGGTTCTTGCAGAACGGGGCATTGAAGCCACCCTTGCGGTTGAATCTCATGAGCCCGTTGAAGCACAGCCTGGACAGCAGCAGAAGGTCTATCGGGTCATGGTCGCTGTTAAACCTGTCCCTGATCTCGTAGTAGTAGGCACCATCTGTTGACCGAATCCTCTCATCCGTCTTAACCAGTTTCTCAGCAACCAGTTCAGGCGTCATCTCGCCATTCTGGATGGACTGATAGAGCGAGATGACGTGCTGGTTTGTGTCACTCATGACTGCCTGCTTGGACACAGATGCAGTCATTGCCAGGTTCAGACCAACAACACCTGATCCCATGAACGGCTCGACCCACCTGCCAGGCACACCACTAGATGGAACAGCGCTCTTGATGAAGTTAAGTAACTTGATCTTGCCACCCATGTACTTCAGTGGCATCTTGAGGTAGGACGAGCCAGACTTGAAGCCACACGACTTTGCTCTGGATGCACTGCTGACAGGTGCTTTAATGTCAACAAGTTCAGGCTGACTACAACCATGCGTGCCAGTACTACTCATCTGTGACTTCATCTTATTTTCTACCTACTTGTCAAAACATGTTGTTAGTATGTGCTCTATCTGACAACATCTTAACAAGAGTCAGCAGTTTTGAGGTTCCGACTGGTCTGTACTGTTTCTCTATTTGTGGTAAATAGGCAAGTCAACACAAATCTTTGTTAAATCTCTGCTTGGTGGTAAACCTCTCTTCAAGTTTCTTGACATCCAGTAGATTGCAAGCGTCATCAACAAAGATGAACGGATCTATACCTCTGAAATCAGCGCCCTCTTTACTCAAGAATCTGTCAACAGCATTGACTACTGGAATAATCATATGAGAGTTGATTCCTGAAACTCCAGTAGGTACATACTGACGATGATATGCACCTGCACCCACCATCAAAAGATTCATGATTTCATAGTTGTACCTAGTAGTGACATATGTGCACATCCTTCTGACAACAGGAGTGTCATCTGTACCAGCACTCTTATAGTCACTATCAAAAACACTTTTTCTCAACAAGTTCAGGCAGTGCTCATACACCTCTTTCAGTGAGCTGTTATTCTCGGACATATAGTCAATGATGGTACTACCACATGCTATTGTCTTCATCATAACGACAAGATATGACATGTCATCACTATTCAGATTCTTGTAAGAGTTCTTATATCCAGCAACACTACCAGCATACCTAGAGAATCTTACATCATCCATAACAGCATCGTTCATACCGTACTTGTGTAGAATTGCTTGCAACGAAGGAAGGAGGATGGCGGCATTTATTGAGAAACATGACTCACTTCTGTAAGCATTATTCGTTTTGTCTCTAAACAGATGAAGAATATGTTTGTCAGTAGCAATAATGTCATCATATACTTGAGATGAGAACATTATTCTGACAGGATAAAATGGATCTATACTCAAGATGCCGTCTTCTGTTCTGTCGCAATCACTAGTGAACCACAAGATTAATCACTCCTCTGCTCTTGAATAACCATCAGAAGCCATATACACGACCCTAAGCAATGTCTTCATGTCGTGAAGTTGCAAGGTATATGGGTCAACACCACTTAGACCAAGCGCCTCAAGAATCGTCTCGTTGAAGGCATTGATTACCTCCAGGGCAAGTTCAATCCATAACTTCTCCAGTGGTACAGGTATGTACCTGTTCTTGAGACCTGCACCAATGCTGACTCTTTCAAGATAAGCCCTAGTGCTCTGCATGACTCTTAAGTGAAAAACCCTGCTCCATGAGTCACCAGAACAGTTCGCCTTCTCTATCAGAATGCTTGCTATCGCTGCAAGGTTCTTGGTAATCACCTGGTTCTTGCAACTGAACTCGTACCTTTTCACAGAGAACTTCGAGTCGTACTCATGGATAATCCTGCTCATACTCTCAAAGTATGAGTGAGACCTCGCCATGATAACAAACTCATCAGTATCCACCTCTGTAAGAACACACTTCAGTGCCGCAAAATACAGAAGCACCACGTCATATGCAGCATAGTTGGTTTTTCTTCCAGTAGTAAAGAGATAGTTCAGATCTATGTAGTCATCATGATCCATGACTTTCTCACAAAGGTCATATGGAAAGATGTCCAGCAACGTATCTAGTATATACTTTTGCTCTGAGTTTCTTAAGTCTACAATAAGAGACAACTCTTCAGTCTGATCTGAATTATGAATTTCGTCAGCAGAAGATTCTGTTTCAGAGGTTCTATTCCCATCAATAGGATTCTTACCAAGTATCTTATGAAGAAAGGACCTGGGAGAACTCAGCAACCCGTTAAGAAAACTCATTCACGAACCACTTTCTGGGGAAGGAACCTCGAAACCAATCACATCCTTGACTCCTGACTCATACACCTTGTTCATCACACATCCACTCAGAAAGGCAAAGACCATAGACATCATCTTGAAGTTGTCATGATATAACTCTTCGCCATCAACCCTCTTCGTACTGATAGACATGTGGTCCATAACAACGCTAATAAAAGTCTCGATAAGAGAACTCATTTCAGTCAGCGAACCTTCAGTAAAACGCATCGAAACACAGGTGTACATGGATAGTTTAAGGTCATCAAAAATCCTATCCCCATTATTCAAACCGATTCTGGAGAATGTGCTTCCATCATTATTTCTTACTTTTCTAAGAATTCTTCCTATAAAATCTCGACTCATCTGTTCTGACGGATCAACCACATCAAGAACCTCAATAGTGTTCAGTAGTATCTCTACAGGAATGTAACACGCTTTAACAACACCATTATCATCAGACATCAGATCCCTGTAATTACTGAATCTATCTGACTTAACATGAATTCTGTTTGCTGTAGCAAGGTAATCCAGATACTCTACAAGGATCATAAAGATTGCAGAAAGATTATATTTTAGGTTGTATGGAACACTATCATTATGGCCAGATAGTACAGAAGAACTATTTGATAGAGTGCCTTCGCCCTGAACTAGATCAAGAGACATAAGCCTGTCTGACACTTTCACAACAACACCAAACGGGACAAAGCCGGGAATGTAGTCTTCCAAAGACCTCGATGTGTCAAGCAGTTCTAAAACAAACCACAAGTCATTATCAACATATCCAGCAACAGAAGGGATCTGCCTCAATCTGTATGAAGGCAGAATACACCCATTACGATAAGGACAGAAGCAGATGACGTTATTCATTATCATTAACGAATCAGTTGGGTGTATCTTGTTATTCTTGTTGTCACACACAAGAACATATATAATTGACAGCATGGATTCCACGCAGTAAGAGAATGAAGGTATGACAGAATCATCAATAAGATCTCTCACTGACTCAATGTCTTGACTCAATTCAGAAAACGACTTGTATGAAATCTTGTTGTATATAACAGAAACAAGAGTCATAACAGCAATGTCATCATCCAGGTCAATCCTCTCTGAAGCGTCCAAGATAAAAGAAAGAAATGATTTTTCTTTGATACAAGGAGTTTCTTTGAAAATCTCCAGTGTGCTATCATATGATTTGGTTATTGAAGTTGCCTTTTGCAGTAATCTTGCAATTTGTAGTGCAGGAGTAATATATTCTCTGTTGCGTAATAATTCTCCAATTCTTAAATCCAGTATATAAGATACAGAGAAAACACAAATTTTGTCGTCATTTTTGTTTTTATATGCACAAATGTTTACCAGAGTAGACTTGTCGTCAGAAACACTAGCAATTCTCAAAGATGCTAATACCCCAAACAATTCAGGAGGGTTATACTCATACAGATCTCGATAAAGGTCAATCTTCACCCACCTCAGATCTGATCCATCCTGCTCATCGACTGCCACAAAAAATCTCCTACCACTCTGATACTATTGTTCACGCTCCAAGGCACAAACAACTCATACTCTTCCCTCATGATACCACTACAACCAAGAGATTTCAAGGTACTATGCCGCTATCTGGACCTCAGTTGCTCTCGCTACATCTACTAGTAGTACAAGCAGAGCACAACCCAGCATGGTTGACTTCACTTGCTATCTCATGTACACTGACATCAAAGTGTCGTCATATAGCGAGCACAAGAGAGCAAGTTTCAGGAGATAGGATGATCAACCATACTGATGAACCATTGGGATCCTTCCCTGTGCGCCATGTCACTAAACAGATTCTTGGTCTTGACTTGTTAGTTAACCCAGTTGTCACCTATAGTGATGACAAATCTGTAGACATTGCCTTCAAAAGCGATGGGTTTGACTTCAGCATCATCATACTTCCTTATGAAGGTTATGAGGATCGACACTTCCCTGTCAAACTGGATGAGAGGGTGTTCAAGGGCCAGAAGGTGGATTCATGGTACAACGATGAGTACAACTGCTTTCTGATGCGTGCTGACGCTGATGGAAGGTTGGGGCACAACTACTTGCTGCAGGTTGCTTACTGGCTCAGAAGTGCTGGCATCGTTACCGAGTCAGCACTGAAGCAAATCGAGCGCGAGACTTACTGAGCACCTGCAATTCAAAGTTCAGCAGAACCACAAAGACAGATTACATCAGATAGGAGAAGATTTAGAATGTGTATCAAGAGTATGGCATATGGGCGTCTGGAGTACACAGGCAGTTTCGCATATCTTCAAGAGGTGTGCGAAGAGTTCAATCACTACATGGGTGAATGTATTGGTGACTCTGGATCTAATTTTGTTGAGGTTGATTTCACTGAGGATGACAGGAACTTCAGTCCTGTTATTGCTTTCAAGATTCATAGCGATGACAAAGAGATCCAGGAAATCAAGAGTGACATCGAAATTAATCTCATCAACATCATCAAGAATAAGAAGATCAAAGACATAACAGGGAAACTGATCTACATCTCTGTTGATAGAGCGAAGCCGTTCCCATCTGTTGAGTGCTTGGGTGTCAATAACTATACTGACGATGAAGTCAGTTACATCACAAACGCATATGTTGACGAGAATGACGGAAGTGTTAGTAGCGACGAGTTCTTCTAACAACCACCACTAATCAATCAGCGTCTATTAGAACAAAGAACAGAGTGCTGGCATCTTGTTTTTGTGTCAGCACTCTGTTATTACTCTTTGCTTAGAGCGCTTCTGCTATCTGACGCATCCTGCTCTCATAATCAGCATCAAACCGGCTCTTGATGTCGTCAATCTGCATCTTGATCCCATAGCGTCTGAACGTATCGTGCACACTCAGAATCGACTCATCACTTAGCAACCCATCTTTTGTACCAAACAGGAACGACACCTTATTACCAGACGGATACACGTTAGCGAAGATGCTGACCTGATTGCTCTCAACACCATTTGTCAAAACAATCTTGGCATTGACATCATCCTTCTTGTAGTTGATGATAATTCTGTCACTACCATCACACTGAGTTGTTGAGTTCAGCGAGGCTGCTAACTGGGCCGCCGTCGTAGCAACAACTCCTGGAGACCCGACCCTTAGATAATTCGGTAAACGACCAGTAATGTCATAGATCTCCTGAACGATGTCGCCAACTTGAGCAAGTGAAAGCAACCCAATGCTGTCTGGATACCAGTAGGCACACTTGTTCTGCCTTCCCTTAATGAACCACGTCCCAGATCCGGTACTGCTGCTGGCAGATCTCGCCACCAACTTGATCTTCACGCTGGGTTTGTTGCATGAGTTCTGAAAACCTGCTGCCAGAACCTCAATCACAATCTTCTCAGAACGCTCTCCCCAAGTGATTCGAGCGCTTCCAAACAGGCCATAACTACTGACCTCGATGTCAGACCCATGTTCCCTAGAAGTCCCTCTGAGCATTGCTGCAATCTGCTGAGCAATCGCATCCTCTACAAGCATACCTGGCCTCGTTCCTAGTTGTTCAGTACACGCACAAACTAGTATGAACTATAGCACAAGAGCCACACGCCAAGCAACGCCGCACTCCTACCTAGATCTATAGAGTCATATGGTGTAAAATTGGTTTTGGTTATAAATCAAGTACAAATTCATTAGGTATGCCAATAAGATAGAGGCATCAATAGACGCCCAGTGTGCTCAATCTCATTGGTTTCAGATCGTACTCACTGCTTGATTCCATCTGTTCATTCTGGTACTATGTCAAAACCCAAGCAAGTACAAACCTGCACAAACTCAGAGGCCGGGAGCACTTAATGATCTTCAACACTTACGATGACAACACGAGTCATGACATCTATCTGACTGAACTCCTCAACGTCGCTTTTGAGTATGAGAGCATTGTCGAGATTGAGCACACTGGCACAGAGGTGTACACCTGGAGCAGTCGAAGTGTTAACGGACTGAAGGCAAAGATTGACAGAGTTGGGCCACAGGCATCCTGTAGTCGTGAAGTCAATGGTGTTCACCTAAGCACATTCTGGTATGACTTCTATATGTCTGACGATGGCACTAAGTCGTTTGGACGTATCTCTGATGCTCATGTCTCTCTTGGCGAGGGAGTACGTCTTGTTGTTGAGGAGATGAAGATCTTGGAACATCTGGCACTCTACCTGACACAGATCAACAACCATGGTTTCAATGTCAAGAGTATGCAAGAAGGACCAGAAATCCTCAACCTGGAATCTGACGCAGATGGATGGATTGAGTTCAATACTTCATTCACAGAGGATGAAGAAAGCAACAACTCATACATTAAATTAGATTTCAGAGGAAATGAGCAGAAGGCCAAGGAAATTCTTGCAGGTGCATTTGGGTCTACATATGCATCTGATAAATAATAATCTTTCCTTCTCTTAGAGAGTAAGAGAAGCACCCTGAGACTATTGGTTGTGATCTCAGGGTGGTTTCTTTGCGTAGATGACATACTTGTGTCAATATGTCAGATCATCTTGACTAACAGATCTGGCCGCTCTTCCTCATGGGTGTCAACCATGACATAGAACTCCATGACTGGCGCTCCATTGTCATCAATCGCCTCAAGTACTATACGCGCAGAGGTATTGCCAAAGAACGAGTTGTATCTCGAATCCTGACTAACAATTCTGACATCATGCACTTGAGCAATATTAAAAAGTTTGTAGTAACTGACCCACGTGTCATCTCTGTAGTCAGTAACCGACTTGTTGTCAGTAATAGTGAGCACCTTAGAGTTACCAAGGTAATCAGTAAGATCGACCTCAACACTGCTCTCATTATGGCTGACACTATTGACAACACCTCCTACAAGCGACTCAGCGATGTGTTTGATGTCCTTGTCGTGACTAGAGAAAAGAAGAGGGCAATCATTGATGTTGTCAGCATCAACTCTGTCAATTTCTGACTCATCACGATAAAAAGTAACCCTGAAATCCTTGTCAACACCAAAAGCGTTGATAGAGATGACATCAGTCCTGTCATCAGAGGTTATGCTGACAGACTCAATAACAAGATTCTCCAGTCCTCGCATCCAAGGAACAATAGCAAACCTGGCACCACCAACATACACCTGAGGTCCATCATATGTCTTCAGATGTATAGACGACGACTTTTCCCTCTCACTGAACTCAACCTGGCTGATCCTAAAACCGGTCAGGTGTTCCAGTGCCTCATGCACATCACCTGTTGTGAACTTGGAACTCATGGTGAACCCTTTCTCTTATCAGGTCAGCGGGATTTCTTAATGCCTACACAATACTTCATCCTTATAGAACCAGTCAACTACTGGATTCAGTGACTTGTATCACTTCACTGAATCCAGTAGTTAAAAATGACTGTTATGAGTACCTGTCATAATTGCTCGCTATGACTAGAGATTGCCACATACCAGAATACGATCTGATACAGAACTCTAGTTCGCTCGCATGACAACCAGATTCAGTCGCTCGAAGTCATCAGTACCATTAGAGATGCAGGCAAGACGAAACTCTGCTACTGGTTCGTTGTTCTTGTCCACTGCCTCAACAACAGCAACCCCATTCACAGACTTTGGGTAACCGAACCCGCCAGTAGTCCAAGCAGACTGGTTGATAATGCTCACGTCGTGAATCATCACACCATTCTGGAACACCTTGTGGTACTGAGTCCAGGTGTTCTTGACGATCTCCTCGTTCGGGTGCTCAACGTCTCGGATGATGACGGTTCCATGGTTCCCCGAAGAATCAGAGGTCTGCAGGCAAATCTGGTCATCACCTCGTGAGTCCTTGATGATGCTGTGTCCGATAAGCGCCTCAGCAATACCCTGAATGTCCTTGTCAAAATGAGAGAACGCCCTTGGAGCAGAACACACAGGATCAACCCAGTCAATCTTGATCCTGTACTCAGTCCCCGCCTTGAACTCAACGTTCAGCAAAGAGGCGATGCTGGTGGTCTTCAGGTCGATCCTGTTAGTGCCCTCAACCCAGTAGACATCCTCCACCACACTGCCTTCGATCATCTTCTTGAAGTTCTCTGACACTTGAATAGGCCAGTAAGTGGATACGTAGAGGTAGTATCCTGATGTCGTCCTGAACTGAAGGTTGTACGTACCTCCAGGACCCTCAGACATGTCAACCCTGTCAATACGCTTACCAACAAGGTTCTTGAACTCGTTGTGAACAAAAGGCATACCCTGTGCTGTCATCACTTACCACCAACACTCTCAGAAGACTTGTAACCAATCGCCTCTTCAATCAAAGATCGAACATTGCTGATAATGTACTCCTCATCATCAGTAATCGGGGCCTCTCCGTCAGGATGAACAACGATTCTAGCACTGGTGGCATTATCGTCATCAACTTCAATGAAGCCCAGAGATCGAGAATTGCTGAAGATCTCGACCTTACCATCCTTCTTCACCTGGTGAGCAATAGCATAGTACTGACTGTCCTCACTCCAGGGGTAGTGCATGTCAATGAAGTCAGACAGGTACCCCATGATCTTGACACGGAACAGATCGCGCTTGATCAGATAAACAAAGTCGTTGATAGAAGAGACGGCCCTCGTGTCATAGTCGCCAATCATCTTGACGTTGTTGCTGTAGTAGTTAATCTCATAGTGGAACATCGTGTCATCATGAGTAATGTCAAATGTACCATTCCAATCGTTCCCGATTGCAGATACACCACCGAAGATCTCATCCTCATCAATGGTGAATCCGTCAATAATCTCAAACAGAGCGTCAATCATGGCGCTCTTGACGTCGCTGATGTCCTGCCTGTTCTTGTTCGAGAACTTGTAATAGATCTTCTTGTCGCTCATTTTTCTCTCCTTGGTGTTGAGCGTCTTGCTAACTGACACCAAAGATACTCTAGTCGTCAACACTTTGTCCAGTATGATTCCAGTGAACTACAACACGTCTGTTGTTATGATGACTATAGAAGAACCATGAGGAGTATCACGTGAGTGCAAGTAGTGAACCAACAGATAATTTTAGCAGCGCTTCCATCCAGCAGGAAGGCACCAGCACTGAACCTTCCTTGCGTCTCTACAACTCAATGACACAGAAAGTTGAGCCGATTGCTCCCACCATCACACCTGGATCTGTGTCAATCTATCTCTGTGGCGCTACAGTTCAGGGATCTCCTCACATTGGTCACATGCGTTCATCGCTGGTGTTTGACGTGATGAGGCGATGGCTGGAGCATAATGGTACTGAGGTACGTCTTATCAGGAACGTTACCGACATTGATGACAAGATTCTGGCAAAGTCATCTGAAGCAGGACTACCTTGGTGGCAATGGGCACAAATACATGAACGAGAGTTCACTAAAGCATATGAGTCACTAGACATTGCTCCACCAACATATGAACCACGAGCAACAGGACATATCCCAGAGATGATTGACCTGATGCAGAAGTTGATTGACAAAGGTCATGCATATGTAAGCAAATCTGGTAGCGTATACTTTGACGTGTCATCATTTCCAGAGTACGGACAACTGACACATCAAAGAGATACTTCTACAAATACCAGCAGCAAGAACCAAACAGATCAAACTGATTCTTGCTCATCTGATAACCTAGACGAGAAGAAAGACCCTAGAGATTTTGCTCTTTGGAAATCTGCCAAGGCAGGAGAGCCGGAGGATGCTTCATGGGACTCTCCTTGGGGTTTTGGTCGGCCAGGATGGCACCTAGAGTGCTCTGCTATGGCGCACAGATACCTTGGAAGAACTTTTGACATCCATGGTGGAGGCATCGACCTGCGTTTCCCTCATCACGAGAACGAGTTGGCTCAATCATGTGCTGCTGGATGGGGATCTGCTCGACATTGGATCCACAACGCCTGGGTGACTATCAAGGGTGAGAAGATGAGCAAGTCGTTAGGCAACTCCCTATTTGTATCAGATCTTGTTGACAAGTATGGTGCCGCTCCGTTGCGCCTTGCTCTGGTGTCAGTCCACTATCGCTCAGTCATCGAGTTCTCAGAAGAGATGATGAGTCAGTATGTAAGCACCTGGAATCGTCTGTCATCAGCAGTTGTCGGCGCCTACAAAATCGCTGAGTCAACGATGAATAGAAATGGTCTGTCTAGTGTTTCAATAAATCCCGTGGACGCTCCATTAGACCAGATCAAATCCAGAGCACTTCCTTCTGAGTTTGCGAGTGCTCTGAACAACGATCTCAACGTACCCGCTGCAATGACTAAAGTGTTCAAGTCAGTCAAGCATATAGAGAAACTGGTTGCATCACTGAACACTGAAATTATTGCAAGTGATGGTACAGAGAACTCAAATGACAGCATTTCATCCAAGGATTCTATTGGTATTCTTGTTAATTCTGTGCTGACTCTTCGTTCAATGCTGGATGTACTCGGTCTGGATCCTCTGTCAGATCCCTGGAGACAGGATACTCTTCATCTGCTATCTGACAATCCAGCAAACAGTAAAGACAGAGAGATTCTTTCGTGTCTTATTGAGCAGATGATTGAAGAGCGTCAACAGGCACGCAAGTCAAAGAACTGGGGGCTTGCTGACAGAATCAGGAGCAATCTTGCTGAATCTGGAATCATGATTGAGGACACCCCGAGTGGAACCAGATGGAAGATTGCCGAGTAGTTTCTGGTTCTGTCTATGCTCTCTTGATTTTGAGACTTACCCTAAATTACAAGCAACTCCTGTTATCTGTTGAATTCCCTTTCACAGGGATCTAGATAACAGGAGTTGCTTGTATTGTGTTCTGATTAGTTCCTGGCGGATCGACGAGCGCCCTCAGGAACCTTGTCACCTGACAGAACCTCCCAAATGTCCATCAACTCGTCAAGAGTAATGACCATCTTCCCTGACATTGCAAACGCTTGACGGATGAAATCAGGATGCTGCAACACCATCTTCACCATAGGATCGACCTGATGCTCCTCGACCTCAATGACAGCAATGCCTTCAGGTGCTTCGCCATGGAACTGAGATGCGTTGAACATACCAGGTCCAGCGATGTAGACCTTATTGCTCTTGCGTGTACGACCAGAAGATGTGGAAGTACCGCCCACTGCGAAACGAATGCCAGAAGGGATCGAGTCAGAGTCGGGCTCCTTGCTGTTGTCATTACTGCCAGCCTTGTTTACAGAGGAGTCTGACTCATCAGCGCTCCGCTCCTCATTGCCCCATAGATCATCCTTGTCAAGGACAGAGTTCACATTGACAGCATTGTAAGCACTACGCCTCAAAGAGTTACCCTGGTTGCCGTCATTCTGTAGACGATTGTAGAGATCAATAGCACGATTAGGACGACATGACGACACAATCACAGCAATGAAAGCACCTGCAATGACACCAAGCACAAGCGTAGAGATGTAGAACAACATGAATCACTCCTTTATCTGGTTTTGAGTTGTTCTGTTTAGTCAGCAACCAAAGTACACTATGAAGGCTCCATCAGCCAAGTCGTTCTCTTGTGGTGTATGTCATATAGTAGCGTGACACATCTCACTCCGTCTATCCTTGAACACACCTTCATGATTAATGTACTCTCGTTGCAAGCAGAATCTTCATCTATCACAAACAGCCAAGAAGGAGGATACCACAACATGAGTCGTGTGAAGTCAGCAGTTTCTGAGTTCATCAAGTACCACTGGTCAAAAGGTGGATCCTACAACCAAGATAGTGATGTTTCTGAGATTCCATACCTTCCTCGGAGCATGACTCAAACGATTCTTGGATCTGGTCTGTGTCCATCTGCTACCACAGATCGACAGGGTTTTATCCTACCCTTCTGGTCTGCTACAGGGAGGATAGAGAACCGAGATTTCGGGATGCTGTTCAACATCGACCACAGCAAGATCATTGTTGACGGATTCAAGCCGCTTGGAGCCAAGAACAATAACCTCAAGAACATCAACTGCTATGCCACTACATCCGTATGGTGTGGATACGGCTTCTCTCCTGTGTTTATCACTACACAGACAAGCCAAAGCGACTACCACCCAAGCACTGAAAGTATCAATGCTCTTGTTCTAAAGAACCTGATGAAACTGGCTATTCAGTCATATGTGATGCAGGTTGCCTACAACTCACGTTCTTCCTGGAACAACGCCTGGTCCAACATCCCAGATGAGACTTCTGAAGACGGTTTTGTCCTGTCGTTTACCTATACAACAGACAATGCCTTCAAACGTAAACTTGTACTCGATACTGACTTGAATGATGTTTCACAAGATGACGGAAGCACCAAGAGTGTTCTTTCTGTGTTGCTGACCAATCAAGGTCAAGACGATGCGATGGATGACATGCGTCAGATTGCACTTGAAATCACTTCACCCCTACAGGATGCTGGTTACAAGGTATCTATTACTACAAATGACGATACAGGTGATGTGGACAGCAGTCAATCCGTAGACAGCAAGCATAATGGATCTCAGGCGCTTGAAATCAGTATTGACATGACTGATGACATTGCCCTTTCTTCACAGTCCAGCATCAGTGAGTGCAGATTCCTGCGTACTTTTGAGTCAGTTCTTCGTGAAACCACTCAAAGCACTCGAAAGCCTTTGTATATTCTTAAGGAGAACAGAGAACTCAGCGATCTGGAGAGAATCGCCAGCAGTGATGACAAGATTTCTCAGGAATGCCACGAGCAGGCAATGAATCTCGCTGAGAAGACAATTCATGCTTCTACTAATCATCAGGACAAATAACACTACCCATAGCAACTCACAAGAAAGCATCTTCTAATGAGCATTAGAAAGAACAAGAGGATTCTACGTCATCTGCGACTTGAGTCGTTTCATAATTCCTATTATCCCACTTACGACCATGTACGTCCATTCTATGGTCAGTCATGGAAGCAGGTCTTTCAGTCTCCTGCAACCAAGTCGCTGGCGAAAGAGTACTTGAAGGTATACACTGAGCAGTTTCTCTTCTGGAAGAAGTGTGATCTCAATCACTATCCATGGTTCAGGCAGGCCGTTTACAAGATTGATGAAATCTACATGGATGTCCACAAGATTGCAAACGACGATGATGTTACTTGGCTGCTAGACGGGCTGAGTAAGCAGAATCAGAACCATGAAATCATTGATGCTGTGAATAAGGTGCTGGTTGATCGTCTTAATCAGTCGATTCTTGAGACAAGGAGTATCTTTGACGAAGCAGTTAGCAAGGATCATGATCTTCAAGAATATAGGGAGAACCTGAGTAATAGATCTCGTGTTTCTCGACTTGAGGAACTTGTTAAAGAGAACGGGATCGAGATTTCTGAGTCACCCGCAGAATTCACACAACCCATTGGGTCTGAACCAGAAGATATGAAAAATCTCATTAAGGTTGGTCGTTATGTTCTTCCATCATTTTTTGTTCAGTTTATTACTGATGAATACCGCATAAAAACTCATGAGAAGTACTCCACAAATAAGGAGAAGAAGTATAACGAATGGGCTTCTAACAGACTGGACACAAGAATTCTTAAAAAGAGAAGGATTATTTCTTGTAACGATCTGAAAATAAAAGATCTTCAAACTGAACTAAAACAAGTAGGGTGCATTACACCTGAAATCACTAGAAATCTCAATAACAAAAAAGAATTTTCATCATTCCTTAATGATGAGGGGGTGCGTCTGTATGCAGAAATTCAACATCTCCAGGAGATAAACAAATCTCTTCAAGAGGAGATCAACGAGATGGAGAGCAGACTCTTCTAGAGTAACGCACAACACTCTCATAGAGCGATCCTTTGATGCGACGCCCTCCTGGCAGACCAGCCCATCTATAGAGTCATATGGTGTAGCAGATCCATTTTTACACCATATGACTCTATAGATCTTGTAGACAGGTTTTGGGTAGGGGTGCTCTCTCTTCGTGCTGCGTGATGCTGCTCAACCCTTCCTACTTGTTGGGTAGATGAGGTTGTTCATACCTCTTGTGATGTCTCCGCCCTATGCTTAACGGTCGCCTGGTCATCTTGTAGTGCAGAGAGACCTTATTTCCAATCTCCCTGTGCCATTACTCTACAACTATGATGCACAACACACCTGCATGATTTGACATCACCTGTCTGCTACCATAACTTAGTCATCAGAGAAACAGAACACATGCCAGCCAGTCTGTAACATGGCTGGCAACACCACTGAAAGGACTTCATACAATGACTAACCTTGCATCTGACATCATGTTCTCTGAGGACGGGTTCAACACCATCATGACTGCCCAGATCGGTGAGGAGACTGCTGAGACCTTCCGAGATGAGGCATCCTTCTATGAGGATGAGATCAACGAGGTCTTCTCTCTTTATGCTGATGAGAAGGGGCTCGCATTCGACCGGCTGATGCGTTTATCCAACGCAGAGATCAACCAGGCCATCATGTACACTCGTAAGACCTCTTCCTACGCCAGCCTTGGCAGGATGATTGACCTGCTGCTGGATTCCGACGAGCGGAACCTCTGTAACAGGATTGCATCTGGGGATCTTGACGATGATGAGATGATGTGACATACTTCTCTCTGTGATTGCTAATAGTCAGTTACATGTGTTCATCTGATGCCTGTTCCGTCTGATGGGGTTGACCTGGATGCAAAACAGGCACGTTGAGCACATCAGGAGTGTCATAGAGAGGACAGATTGTTGGCAACAGAGCCTGACAGCACTACAGCCGAAGAAGTCGCCAGAGAGCGTTATAGAGAGTGCTGTCAAAAAGCGGCACTAATTGCATCTGATGTTGCCTGTCTTGTTACTGAGATTATCCAGAGCCCACACATCACTCAGGTCTTTGCGAGTGAGACGAAATCTATCTACCATGTGGAGCACTCATCACTAACAGGTAGATTCATCATACACACTAGTGTTATGCAGGGCTACATGAGGGAGTCGTCTGAGCACCCAGGAGTAATTGCTCGCTCATACTATCCTCAGGTCAGTGTGTTTACCCAATATACTAATTGCCTGAAGTACATGACTGAGGGTGAGGACTCTCGTTACACTGATGTTGACTGTCAACGTATCTTCACAGAAGACAAATTCTCTCTTGAAAACAAGAATTCCGTAGACAGGTTGACAAAAGAAGTCAAGCGTCACCTGATTTCATAAACAACACGCAACTGGTACCACATTACAAGAACAAGAGCAAAACAATCACAGAAGGTTGAGTAAAAATGATCACAGGTGATACATGGATTAAGTGGCTCTACACAGATGGTGTTCTTGCTGTCTGTCCTGTTAGAGACCTTCTCTATGGAGACATGGACAAGATTCCAGGCTTTGATGACCACATGGGAGAGGTTGCAGATCTTTGTCTGGCGCTTCAGAAGAACGTCATAAAGATGGCTAAGGAGAACCACTTCCCTGTTACTGAGGGCTGGATCCCGTTTATCAGGAAGGGTACACGGAAGCCTATTGACGTCATTTTTGAGGGTCTTTCTGAGAAACTGTCAGCACATCATGGTATGGATGAGACCTACTTTCTCTGGAGCCTGACCAAAGGGACAAGCATCGAATCACCTCTCAACAAGATGTCCATGATGTCTTTCAATATAACTCAACCTCTTTTCCCTGAGGCTAACCGTTCTGTTTATCAGCAGGAGTCCAAGGACGCATTTCTGTACACCAGGCGCTCAGTTGAGACAATCTGCTCTCAGGTCATCAGAATGGGCACAGATGCTGCTAGTTCAGAAGAGAACGGCAGTGCTGACAACAGCAAGAGCAAGTACCTGGACTCCGAGGCAATCCAGATGCTTGACAACGTTCCTGTAGTCACAGACCCTGAAGACAGCCGCTTCGTCACAAGCGGTGTGTTCATTATTCCGACAGAGGACGACAAGGGAGAGATGCTGGCAGTCTGGGAAGTACCTGGACCACCTGACTTCTCACCAGTGTTCGCTCCAGAAGGAACCTACTACGGAACCACTGGTGTCATCAACTGGCGAGACATTGTTGTCAACCCTGACGACCAGAAGGTGGTTGAGAATTGGATTCAGTCAAAGAGTAATAACGAAGACTGAAGAAGTTAACTTGAAAGGCAAGCATTATGAAAACAATCAGTAGCACAGCAATGAAATACTCGGAATACCTATCTCTTTTCTTAGTGTCTCTATTATTAATAAGCATTGTAACAGAAAATGTACCACTTTCTGTATTTATTTTAATACTAATCCTTTGTAACATTGGTAATGTCTTCATAAAATGCGAAGAGAAAAACAAAAATAGCAATGGAGACAGTACATCTATAGATTTTCTGTTGAAGTATCTTTTAACAAGTCGTCTTCACTCATCAGTCATCCACACGGTTCTTGCCCTGGACTCACTGAATGGCGGGCCTGACGACTCTCCGTCATTCTTCAAGAGCAACATCTGGTATACGATACGGTACAATCCTGGGACACGCAACTCATTCAATCTCTACCTGTCGCAGGTGGCTGAACTCGTGAAGAAGATTGGGTCTGTTTCGTCTGTTCTTCCTAATGAGGTGTGGAGTCAGCAAAGCAGAGATTTAGTTAGGTCTGTTGAGTACCTGGATTCCTTGTTCAAGAATGACAACATCAGTGACGTGTTCAAAAAGGACTGGAACAAGACCTTCACTCAGGCAGAGCGAGGCAAGGCGGTTGCTGTTGTAAACGACGTTCTTACTGAGCAGACAAAAACTCTGAAGGAGGTTTCAGAGGTCCTGGATAAAAGGTGCTCAGAATACAGAAACGCTCGTCAGTCAGAGGTGAGTCGAAACCTGGATGCTCTTAGGGCTGAGTACATGAAGGGTACTCTGGTTGAGAGCAGGATTGCCAGCAAGCAGGATGATCGCCATGTTGATGACACTACAGGTAACAACAACATCTCTGGTATCTCTGATGTTTGGGAGTGAATAAAGGCTCGAGGCGACTACTCCGCTCTGATACATCATGTGCCTGGTGTCACTACTTCCTATCATCTGCTATGTTGACTCTGATGGCAAAACATGTGTACAATGTCCTCTGATCCCTGAGGAGGATACAGACGCCTCCTTGACTAGAAGCCGTAGGAGGCATGAAGAAAAATGAGCAGCAAGTACAATGGACCACGTAACGACATGACGTGTGTCTCAGATCTTGTATACGATCTGCTTGGTGACACACTGTTCACAATGAACCAGGCCATCAAAGATGTTGAGGTTCCTGTCCTTGAGGACGGGAGTAAGGATCCTGAGATCTGGGACAAGTTGAGTGTCCTGTGCCAGGAGAGCAAGTTCCTTCGTGAGAGCCTGACGGGTGTCGCTATCGGTCTGGTTGCTGACAAGGAGAGCGGTCTGTGGCGCAACCACATGCGAGGAGTTGCCATTGTGCTTCTCTCCGTGATGCTGAATGGTACAGCCAATGCTCGTGCCGCCAGCAAGACAAAGCGTCATCACTGGCTGCCTTGCTCCCTGATGAGTCGTTTTGAGGACAAGAGCACGCTGTACGTGAATCCTGCTCTTCCAGTGACGATGGTTGTAGGCGGCATCACTATTCAGGCTCGTATTCCATTCAGTGAGTTCGTTCTTGAAGAAGGTGTTTCTCCTGAGGAGTGGTGCTACAGCGACGTAACTGAGTCCACCTTCTCGTCACTGGAGTACCTGTTCTCACAGGCCACCAAGGATGGCACAAGCGCAGCCTCTATGAGCGACTTCGATAAGTGTGCTCTTGGTGCTTTCTCCATCGCTCAGGAGGTGCGTCGTCCAAACGAGAACGGAGAGTTCAACAACGGACACCACACCAGTATGCTTCAGGCAGTTCTCGACCATGCTGATGCCTATGGTGCTGACCTGTTTATCCAGCCTGTAGGATCACCCTGCCTGCTGAGCCTCAATCCGTTCAGCAGCACACGAGTCCATTCCTCTGACTCACCTGACAGCATGTTTGATGGTACAGTCTCGGTAGTCACTCCTAACACTGTTGTGTGCCTGTCAGCACGTCAGACTACACTGGAGGACATTGCTGAGGTCTGCAACAACCTTGTGTTCTCTGAGTACGAGGGCAGCGACAGTCAGAATTCTGGCGGTGGTTATAGTGCTGGCTTCATGAATGCACGTGTGTCATTTGGAGCAACCAGGTAACGTCGACAAGAGATCACCTGGTGTCAAAACAATGACCCAAGATGATTTACAGGAAGGATTTACTCAATGAAAAAGATGTCACCATTATTAATCAATTTCAGTACAGTGATGTCGATACTATCACTTCCGTCAATAATCATAGTTCCTTTGACTCTTGTTTACTTATTAGAGATCAGCAACCAACACATACAATTACTCGTTGCTGTTTTGTCTGCTACGTTGATAATTGTTCTGTTCTTCTACTTTGAAGATAAAGCAACCGATCTAGGTTATCGAGAAAGAGTTGCACTTAACTTCACTAAGAAAAGCAAGAGAACAGAGATCTTAATTGACCATGATACACATAAGTCAGTGATGTCTGTTATCAACAAAAACCATAGACTCAAGGTTTACTTTATTGACTTTGAGTTATTCATTACTGAGTTCATCAAGAACAGCGACAAGGTGTATGATGATGACAAGATTCAAGAACTTGACAACCAGGTTCGTGAATCGTATGAAACAGTTACCAACCTACTGCTTTCTGATGGAGTCAAGTCTGTCCTGAATGGTTACGCCAAGGACTTCAAGAAGGATGTCATCAATGTTGCTGCTGCACTTATTAAGAAGCACAGGGACATTGCCTACGACCTTGCTGTGGAGACACAGAATGCCATCAACGAGCGCAACGCTACTAACGAGAAGGACAAGAACAGCAAGGCTGAGCAGGAGGCTGTCAGCATCATCCAGAACCCAGATTACAAGAAACTTGTTCAGGAAGGCTGAGTAGGATGCGTTTCGGTGTTTACAGGCAAAACATTGTTGGAAATGCCTTGATGATTTCAGGTCTAATCTCTATGGCTCTAGGAATTCTGATCTTGAATGTTTTTACATCAATAGAAGATACTGGTGCTGCAATTGCTTTCTTAGGAATAATACTATCTTTCTTAGGATTGTTTGTTAACGCTGATATAGAAGAATCCTTTTCTCGTATCAATAAAAACTATCTTAAAAGCAAGAGGTTCAGGGACATCGTTAACCCTGAGGATGATAATGCTGGCGTGCTTAATCGTGGCGAAATCCTTAAAGTTGCTCGGAAGAACACAAAAGTCAAGTGTCACCTAGTTAACCTCGAGTACACCATCATTGATTACATAAAGTTCAGCGGCAGAGCGTATCGTTCTGACAGGATTGAGGAACTGGACGCTGAGGTCAGGAATCTCTACAAGGATGTTGCTCAACTGATTATGTCAGGCGGAGTGAAGCCCGTTCTTAGTGGTCGTGCAGATGCTTTCAAGAAGGACATTGTTGAACTGGTTGTGTCGCTCATTATCCAGCAGACCAAGAAGGTAGAGAAGATCATCAATGACGCCCGTTCTGTCATTGACTCAGATGGTGAGATCGCTGAGAAGGATGCCGTCTCAGTTCTTAGGGATCCCAAGTACAAGCACCTCATCAAGTAGGTAAGATTCAAGATACCTCTAGTACACAATCATCTAATAGAACACAGGAGGTTAACATGAGATTCTATAAGAAAGAGATATACCGCTTAATTTCCATATCTTTATTTAATCTATTCTTTTTTGGCAGTGTTCTGTTTGCTTTTGTTGCTGAGCGGTTAAATCTGAATGAACTTTTTGCTTTATCTGGCTCTCTTACTATGATTGCCATATCGCTAATTTTCATTATCGCTGCCACCATTTTTATATTGCTAGAAGACAGAGATAACAGCCTAATCCGCTATCTTGGCTGCACTCCTAGAAGCGACAACCTAATGTCGATCAGTGACATCAGGTACTGCGAGAGGCTGTTAATAGATGAGGACAAGGTTAGGTTCTATTTAAATGAGTTTCAGTACGCTCTAGCAACATACCTTAAAGTGAGTGATAGAGCATACCAGAACAACACCGAGGAAAGAGTCGAGCAGGACCAGACTGCTGGCAAGATTTGTGACAAGGTTGTTGGCTTCCTTCGCTCTCCAGGATCAGTTGCCTTCTTTGAGAAGAACCAGGCAAAATCACTAAGAAAGGAAGTTGTCAGCACTGCCACTAGTCTGCTCACTGCTCAGACAGAAGCCATTCAAGAACTCACCAGACAAGCAGAGTACTACCATAAGCACACCATTGTTCTTAGTGACGACAACAACAAAAAGAAGCCGAAAGAGAACCTTTCTTGCAGCGAGAAGAATGTTGTTGAAATGCTTTGCGAGTACGGGGATTATCACTACTAGAAATATTCTTTACTTTGAAAGAACAGGAAAGATAAATTGAACGTAATAACAAGTAGGCGCAAAAATTTCTACCTATCTGTACTATATTTTGTAGTATTTATTGCTATGTTGTCTATAGTGTTCATAATATTTGATCATGGTTATCCACGCACATCATCCCTGGTAATGATCATCTCGGGTCCATTCCTTTACATGTCTTTAGATCATGGATATGATTTCTTTGAAAACAGAAGCGATTTTACATACTATTTTCGTAACAAGAAAAAGACTGAAAATTTGGTAAAATGGCTTGATGATACTGACTACAGAATTCACACATGTGGCAAAGATCGTTGTCATCACATGTATTTTTCTGATCTATGTCTACCAAACAAGAAGTCAAAGACTCTGTACTTCTCTGTTCTTGAATACTCAGATGTCGTTCATGAGTATTTAGACAATGTTAATCGTGTTAACTCTGATGACAACACCACTCATAGTCTCATTAGTGAGTTTGAACCTCAGTTGATGATTTCATATGAAAAAATCGTCAGTCTTTTTAGTGATCCTGGAATCAGGAACGTACTAAAGAAGAACGAAGCCGCTTATCTCTTTGATGATGTTGTCAATACGCTGAAAAACACCTTGAAGCAGGAGATAGCAGATCTCTATCCTCATGTCCAGAAGATTCAGAGTTCTAGGATTGAGTTTAACCAAGCGAAGAATAAGGCAATCTGGGAAGAAGAAAAACTCAAGCAAAAGATTGCTGAGGAAGAAGAGCGCGCCACCAAGGAGGAGAGAGATCAGAAGACAGGCGTTCATGTGCTTCAAGTTCTAAACAAGATACATCAAGAACAGAATCCACACATCTAAAAAACAACACTTCATCAACTCATTAAGAACTGGAGCAACACATGACATCAGTCAGTAACCCTACTGTCATTTTGAAGACATCCACCGACCACATCAGGAACGACCTATATCCACTGATGCTGAACGCTAAGAGGAATGGGGATCTGTCCACTGCTCTCATGGCTGCCAACATGATTGAGAGCCGCCTGGAGGCTATAAACAACCTCAGCAGGTATCATGGAGTAGACGCTGAACTCAGGGTCCTTCTCAGGCACGTACAGGCCATCAAGAAGGGGCTCAGCCGTGAACGAGGGATGGTTGAGAGAGTTGTCACCTCAACCGCCAGAGGTGTTGGCAAGGCCGCCAAGAACCGCCTCAGTCGTCTAAGAACCGAGATGGCTTCTGCTGGTCAGGAGAACCACAGCAACCAGTAGCAGCAACACATGGAACAAGGCGGTTGTGTCCTCCTCGCTGATTTTGCGAGAATTGTGAACACAATCGCCTTGTTTTTGTGTCTCTCTTAGATGCGATCTGGATTCAGTATCTCACCACCACAGATGAGGAAACACTACCTTCAGAATGTCCATCATCAGGTCATTAAGAGCACTACTGTACCAGGTGACAACCGACCAGTCACGCTCAGACATACTGACGGCTGGTCTGAGAACAAAATTGCTTGATGCATCCAAGTCCTCAGCATTATTGTCGTCAGAGTCACTATCTGAATTCACAACAGACTCAAGCGGAACAAGAGTGCTGGATGTGTCGTCGTCTTCAGGCTCATCATCCTTGCAGATCAGGTTCTCGTCTACCAGGAACGAGCGAATCATCTCGGCAAGAATGCGCATCCAGAACGACTTTGGACGAGAAATGGAGTCAATCGTCACTAGACGTATAGGCTCAGTCTTCTCTACCTTGCCTTCATGAGCAACCAAGGTGCCATCAATGTCCAAATTACTCAGACAGTCAGGAATGAATACAATCAGGCGTTCAAACAGGTGGGCCAGTACTGTCGCATCAAGATTCCATGTCTCTCTGACATCAAACCCATTGGCAGCCATCTGCTCAGTGAACTCTTCCTGCCTGTCCTCAGAGTATGACTCCTTGTCCTTGTGATAGAACATCTCAATGCCATACATGGAGAGAATACTGTGACCAGGATTCTCATTCTCCAGACGTGCCGCTAGATGGCTGTCAGCAGGTGTTGGCAAGTTCTGCGCCTCGTCCAGCGTGAACCCTTCAATCCACTCGTCAATCATATAGCGAACCTTCAGGTACTCAGGATTGCTCAGACGCTCTGGAAAGTAACCAATCACACGATCTCCAGACATCTCGCTGCTACCTACAGTGTCCTTGCTGATACCATTATGATTCACGCTCTGAGAATCCATGTGCTACCTCCTGAAAATACCTACAGAATAGAAAGGTTGTGATCTATCTTGCTGACTTATGAGCAATACATCACAACCTTTGATCACTCTGTCTACTCTACTCTAACTGTCAATCATACCTGTTGAATCACAAGGATGTCAACGATTAGTTTGTCAACAAAAACAGGACAAGCGGGCGAGCAATCAGATCCTTTGCGCAAGAATCTCTGACAGACGACTCAGAGACTCCTGCACGTCATCCTCAATCCTGAACAGTGCTGCAACTGGACTCTCACCAGTCTTCCTAACCAGAACACCTACTCCATTGAGAGTGTGACCAGCACGTGAGTACATAATCTGTGCGCTCAGATCTGCTGCTGGCTTCTCCTGGCTGTCAGTGCTCTTAGTGCCAGCATGACCGCTCTTTGAAGACTTGACGAAGAAGCCGGTTGACATAGACTTGAATCCTTGTGCTCTAAGGATGTCTTCAGCGCCTTCAAGAAACAGTCTATACTGCTCAAGATCCTCAACCCTGACTCGAGCCATCTTACGAATGGATCCAATCAGTGAGGTTCTTGACTGACTAAGAGGTACTACATGAAGTTCCACTTCTCTCTCCTTGTTTATCGTGGAATGTTTCTTGTATTACCCACATGGTAGCACGTTTACCAGACCTTTACAACCGATACCAACACACTCGCTGACTAGGTTGGAGATCCTCTATAATCTAGATTCTCTCTCACCATCATCAGCGTCGCCTCGGACTTTCTTTCCGAGGTACCGGTGTGTCCTTGGATTCCACCCAAGGCAGTGACCGGCTTCGACTGCCGTGTAGCAGCCGAACTGTGCATTTCTCGTCTCTGACGAAGCAGATAACGCATTCTTTCTCGTGATCGAGATGAAGGAGATGTTGCACGTAGAGCGATCTCTCTGGATGCTGAAACATCACGATTCAGTAAAAAGCCACAGGTAGTGCAAGTACCGACTCTGGTCTTTGAGTTGTTCGATACCTTACCTCCGCAGCGAGAACAGGTCTTTGAGGTGTTCTTGGCACTAACCCTAAACACCTTCAGCCCGTAGCGCTTAGCGGTGTTCTCTATTCTGTTCTGAATCTCCGCGTGAGGCCAACGACCGCCCTGAGCATCCAGCCAGGAAAGGTTCTCCAGAGAGATATTAGCATCGTTCTGATTGGCGATCTCCACTACCTGACTGGCGATGCACTGACTTATCTCATGCTTAATCCTGGTCGCTTTAGCGCTGACTCGCCTCGCCTCAGTTCTTAGCGTATCAGCGTGCTCTGTTCTGTTGTGTCGAGAGCAGACATCGGCTCGCTTGTACAGATGAGATGCTAGTTCACGGCGTTTTTGTTCCTTCTTTACTAGAGAGCCAAGCCGTCTCTTGTAGTGGGTGTGATACGGAGCAGACCTGTGCTTTGTCTCAGGGTCAATGACTGTAGCGATGAAAGGCTCTACCTTACCAAGATCAACGCCAATAAACTTGCTCGTGTCTCGCTGATTCACCTCGTGCTCAATGGCGATGTCAAAGACAATCTGACCTTTGTTGTTCAGACGGATGGTTGGACGGCAGACCTTTCCTTCACCAAAACGCTCATTATTCTCAGGTAGTTTCAGATAGAGTTTAGTAACACCATAACTGGGAGTCTTCACCTGAACGATGACGCTCAACGAATCGTTTTTATCTCGAGACGCTTTAGGTGCGAAGTATGTGTCGCAGACCGCCAGGTTCAGTTTAGCGCTCACTCCAGGAAGAGACGCTTTACGCTCGCCCTTCTTGTGGTACCTGATCAAGTGAGCACGAACCATACCGCTAGTCGGCTGTGGAGCATTAGGATGGGTGTCTCTGTAATAGGATAGTATTTGGTTTGGTTTTGTTGTGCTTGAGTGAGTGCTCATCACTTGGAATAGACCGACTGAAATCGCATACGCCTCTAAAACGCTTACCACGTTAGAGACCAGCACCTCATTCATATTGTGTCTCTGAAACTCAAAGTCGTAACGAGACAACTTCTTTCTACCCCAGGAATTCAGTGATCCAGTTGGCCTGTCACCCTTTAGAGCCTCTAACGCTAGATCGTGAAACTCTGTACTGTTAATTACCTCTCGCTCAGCCTCAGCCATTGAGAAGATCATCTGAGCCAGGTCTCTTTCAACCTGATCTGCATCAACACCATCATCAGTGGTGAACCTGTGCCTGGTCACTGTGTCATAGAACCTCACAGGCTCACCTCCTTTTTGATTGGGTTGACTAGTAGTACCTGTATGGTGTATTATAACGCAGAATGGTTAGTGCTACAAGTCAAGAAAGTGTAGTGGATTAATGCGACTACAGGCAACAGTAAATCAGTTTGATGAGTCACTGGGTGAGTTCAGGGCTGTTGAGACAGGTCTGAGTCTCGGTGAGGTGAGGCAGTCAATTCTTGACAGGATTCGTGAGGATCTTCACTGGGAGGAGGAGAACGGCCTTGACTGGCGTACTCGTGTACTTCATCACGCCACTGACGATCATGCTGCTGATGGGGCTTACAGGGCTGCTGACGATATGCTCTACAGTATGAGTGAGACAGACATTGCTGGTCCATGGTCGTTCAGGACTCAAGGACGGGTAGAGATAGTTTTTGAGGATGATGAGTAACAATGAATGAAGAGCAGAGTAAGGCTGAGCAGACACTGGTCGTTATTGCCAGTGTAGCGGCTCTTGTTGCTGTGCTGCTTGCTGTTGGCGCATCAATGTTGGTTCTTTCACACAAGAATGCTGGTCAGGTGATGGCGCCTGCAAGTCCTGGATCTGCTCCCTCTGTGATTACTGAGCACAACGGGATATAAGAAGCACCACAAAACCTGTACACAACGATCATTTGCAACAAACTTGGTTCTGTTGTGTTGTAACAGGTGCGAGGATTGAGTTGTCCTAAAATTAAAGGAAGGTTGTTCTCTGGATGCAGTTCGTAATAGATGAGTGGCCCTGGGGTCAACCTTTCCCCAAAGGTTCTGGCAGGTCAAAGGGATGGTGGGACAAGAGTATTGGGTTCCACATCTACAGTGCTCCCGCTCTACCTCGTGAACTCAGGCCATATCACTGCAAGGACTTCTCTTTGGGTAGGTGGTATGAGGATGAGATTAACAATGCTGTCATGCCTGTTACTCCGTCTCAGACTCAGTACACTCCTAAAGACCACCAGAACGAGGGTGCTGACGCCATTATCCGAGCCTACAGGAACAATGAACGAGGGTTTCTTGAGGCTGATGGTACAGGTCTTGGAAAGACGCTGACAATCCTGTCTGCTGTGTCCAGTATCGCTGAGAGTGAGAGTTATGGCAGGCGGCCTGAGGAGAAGGCCAGGGTGCTGATTGTTTGCCCTAAGTCTGTCATTGCTCACTGGAGGCAGACTATCAGATCGTACTCCAAGGCTCTTGCATTCACTCACCCAATGATTGTGAACTACCAGAAACTAGGTAAGTTACTCAAAGAGGAGTCTGCTACTGAGAAGAGTTATCGTGCAACTGGCGGTACCAAGTCCTCCAGATCCAAGGCCAGGAAGACAGTCAAGAGAAAGAAGAGCGCTAAGCGTGCCAACAGGGATCTGGCGAGAAAGGGTGTGCCGAGAACTGACTGGGACTTCATCATCTTTGATGAGGCGCATCTGCTGAAGAACTACCCGACATCCAACACGTCTCTGGCTGCTGTCTCTCTGGCGAGGTTGGAGCAGAAGTACACACCCAAACAGGACGGCTACCACGCCAGAACACCGTTTGTCATCTACTCCACAGCAACACCTGGAGCCTCCCCGCTGAACCTGTCTGTCATGTCTGGGATTATTGCTCCGCACATGAACTCAGGTAGTAGAGATGCAACCAGTTCTGCATCATCTTCGGGTGCATCAGCAAACCGTTTAGCATCAAGCACATCAAGATCCAGAACCTCTGCATCAAGAGGGCAGTCTTTCACCACCCCGTCAAAGTGGGGGCAGTTTCTTGCTGACCATGGTTTTGCTGTGTCCAGGAGCGACAAAGGTGAGTGGTCCTGGGCGACTGTTCCGTGGTGGGGTAAGACGAGCAAGGATCCTGCTGAGAGAGCAGGGTACTTGAAGGCTGAGAAGCAGGTCAAGGTCAGACAGAGAAAAGACAGCATGGCGATTGGCAGGGCTCTTAAAAACCCTGGTGCTCCATTCATCAGAAGGAGTCCGAAAGACATTGCTGGCTGGCCTGAGCAGCAGGTGATACCGTTTCCTATCAGTATGACTCCTGAGCAGGGAAAGATCTATGAGACTGTCTGGTCCAGGTTCAGGAAGTTCCTCAACCTGGCTCCGTCAAGTCGTGACCCTAAGACTGCTCTGGTTGAACGTCTCAGGTACAAGCAGAAGTCTACTCTGCTCAAAGTGGATGAGATGGTCTCGTTTGTTGCTGAGCAGGTGACTTACGGTAGTCAGGTGTTTATTGCTTGTGAGTTCATGGAGACAATAGATCGCTATAAGGAGATGCTTGAAGCACAGAGGATCAGTGTCACTGAGATCAGCGGTCGTGTCACTGGAGCAGACCGTGAGGAGTCAAGACTGAGGTTCCAGAAGGGTGAGGCCAAGGTGGTTCTGTGTACTGTTCCTGAAGGTATCTCTCTGCACGCTGGGGAGACTCTTCCTGACGGGACTAAAGCGACCAGTGCTCCAAGAATCACTATCCTGCACGACATCAGAGACAACAACGTCACCAACGATCAGATTCTTGGGCGTGCACACAGGGACGGGCAGAACTCCATCACATATGTCCCTTACCTTGAGGACACAGTTGACATGAAGGTGATTGACTCATACGTCAACAAGAGGTCCAACATGAACCAGATGACTGGTGATGACGACGCTGAGGCGTATGAGAGAATCTTCAGGCAGGCTGCTCTGTCGTCAGGGAAGTAGGAGCAGGACAAGAACAGTTCAGTCCGCAAGAGAAATACAAGTAAGATCCAGGTGCAGATACGTGAAAATGATCTGCACCTGGATCCTGTTCTCTCATTTTTTCTCTGTGACTGCGAGCAATTTTGACACTTACAAGCACCGGATTAAACGCCTTTACAAAGATGTGACCCAGATCACTATAATTCTGGCTTGACACTGGTTTCAGAATGGTGCTAGAGTTAAGTCATCACGAGGTCAGAGACAAGACCGATGTGGTTGAAGGTCAAGGAACCAAACATCCAATGACTTGAAGGTCTCCTGCTGGTGAAACAGCAAGAGGAATCGAAGTCGTAACAAGGATGAGGAACTGAGACTGAGACCACAGAGGAACGGACTTGACAAGGTTCAGACATCTCTGATATTGTGGAACCACAAGCCGACGACGAGCACAAGTGAGGAGGTTGGGAATGAATACGAGCATTCAGGATATGTTCAAACAACTAAATATTCACAGTACCGATCTCTGGTGCTTACCTGAGCGACAGCGACCATATATAGAGTCGCAAGTGCTCATCGGGTACAGGCCCGGTCGGCGATCTAAGTCCTCGTTCTGAGGCAAAGGATCCAAACCAGGTCAAGACTCCCGGAAGCACCGGTCGAGAACAAGTGAGAATGACTGTGGCACAGTTCACATCAAGAACCACTTGACAGAAACGACCTGAGAGATTTAGGATTGAGACATCAAGGCACGACCTAAACAGTCAAGTCCAGGATACTCAAGAAGTCAAAGTGTTCACTAAGGACCCACCGCGCTGGTGGCGAGGTTGAGCAAAGACTGGTAGAGTAGACGACGGGTGAGTCTGGTAAGGTCAAGAATCTTGAAACACAATCCTTCTGTATGACAGAAGTTCAGGATCCTTATCCCAAAGGTGAGTGAACCGGCGGTCATGACAGAACCAAACTTAATACAGGACCACCCGCACCCAAGGTGGAGGAAGACTTAAAGAGGTTGCCCCAATCAGGAGGGCTCGTAGATAGGAAAATCCTGTGTCTGGAACGTCGCCAGTCCGTGTGAGAGTCACGCCAAAGGCTTTTACGCGATGTGCAAGGGCTGGCAGGAACTCTGAGGCATTGTCGTGATGACAAGGTTGAGGAACCAGTTTTCGGGCGCCCCTCATGGGGAATACAAGATCTTATTCTGGAAGGATAGGGTACTACTGACTGTAAGCACGTCATCGCAGGACCAGCGGCAGCAAGACCCCATGACCCATCCAGAATCACACAGGGACACTGGTTGCGAATGAGGCACCCTGTGAAAGCACACATTGCCGAGTAGTTTATACAAGGTTAAAACACCAGAATGACAAAGTTATTCTGGTAAACGGGTTCAAGTCCCGTATCGGCAACGATGATGAGCACTGAGACGGAGCGTAGTTCAACGAGAACATCTTGCAGACCACAAGAAGACTCAGGTACAGGAATCCTGACGCCCTACCTCAGGTCAGGTAGTCGAAACTGGCTCAGTGGCTCACCATTCTTCACAACAAGAACCACAACACATTACAAAAAACGGTTGTGGTCTTCGGGATATGGCGCAGTTTGGTAGCGCGCATGTTTCGGGAACATGAGGTCGCAGGTTCAAATCCTGTTATCCCGACGACAAGAGTGCTAAAAAATGATCGACATTTTACATAATAGATTGTCAACAACACATTTTCAAAACTCTTGACACTATTCTCCTGTAGTTCAATGGCAGAACAGGTGGCTGTTAACCACTCAATTCAGGTTCGAGTCCTGACGGGAGAGCCAAGAACAAAACAAACAGATTGCATACACTTTTTTATTACACCTGAGACAAAAATGTATGCAACTATTCATGCTCCTGTGGTGGAATGGTATACACAGCAGACTTAAAATCTGCCTCCCTCACGGGATTAAGGGTTCGAGTCCCTTCAGGAGCACTTTTGTTCACTGAGAACACAATGGTGTATGTGGTGGAATGGTATACACACCAGGTTGTGGCCCTGGGTCCTTTGAGGACAATGCGAGTTCGAGCCTCGTCATACACCCTGATACTGGATGACAAGCCTCCCCCAAAGGGGCGAAATCATCTAGTAGTCAAAAAGTCTTGAGTTGAAGAGACGCGAGTGAAAATCTCGTCAATCCCACATACGGGGTTGTAGTTTGCGAATGCGGAAAGTGCATGTGCAATAGGGATGTGGACAGCAAATCTAGGAGAGCAAGAAATTGCAGCACTACTCTCCTCAGTTCCCCGCAAGGGAGCCATCTTTATGTAGTATCCGACGTCACTAAAATACTTCAACACAAGTAACTCAATTGGCGTGTGGCGCAGTTGGTTAGCGCGGCACTCTGATAAAGTGCAGGTCGTGAGTTCAAATCTCACCACGCCAACCAGTAAATGGAGAAAATGGCAAAATTGGTTAATCCAGCCGCCTCGAAAGTGGTGCCTGTAACAGGGCTGAGGGTTCGATTCCCTCTTTCTCCGCTGTGTCATATACACAACCATTAATACCCATGTAGTTCAACGGATTTAGAACATCTGATTACGGCTCAGAAGGCTAGGGGTTCGACTCCCCTCATGGGTTCTATGTTTTTGATCCATTCTTTTAAGTCCTTGCTTTTGTGTGGTATCCCATATTTTTTACACCACTTCCTAACAGCATTATCAGATACAGAATAGTGTTTTCCGATACGCAAAAACACGGCTTTTTCTTGTATTATAACTTGGATTAAATCATGTCGTGATGGCATCACAATAAGTGTTCCATCTTCTCTGTATTGTGGTGAGGGCAGACGTTTTTGTCGCTTATTTTTTGATGATTCATTTTTAGGAAATTTGAGATTGTAGATTCTACAACACTGTTCCTTTTCACAAACTTCCCTTTTTCCTGAAAGTTCTCCGCAAATGACGCATCTTCTTATAACTACATTTCTTTTATTTCTTCCAGTAAAAGTTTCTGTTTGAGAATGACAATTAGGACAAAGAAATCGCAAGTTCTCAATTCTGTTATCATCTCTAACGCCATTAATGTGATCTAAAGTTAGATTGATTTTCTTTCCGTTCCAGATGTCTTCTAAACCACACTCACTACATTGGTATTGTATACCCATCCAAACCATCCTGCGCTTTATCTCAGTTCTGTCTGAATATTTACTATCTTTAACAAATACTTCTGAGTCAGGGATCCTAGACTTTCTTCCTCTTGGCACATATCTTTTAGCATCTCTTCTTTTGTACATCTCAGTAAGATCTATGTCATGCACTTGACACCACTTTTTAAAAGAATCTGACGCTCTTCCAGGGTTGTACCCTAATTTTTTAAGACATTCAACAATGCTGCTTGAAGAGTCCACAACCTCCTGCAGGAGTTCCTTGTTGTCCATTGGACTTCGGTTCCTGTTACATTTTCTTGACATGATAATCTTTCTCTGAAATCTGTGTTGCTTCTATTATACCAACATGCCGCCATAGTGTAACGAACAACACGTGCTCGTCCGAAGGGCATATTCCGGGTTTGACTCCCGGTGGTGGCACGACTGAAAGCATCTTGACAAATTTTTGTGTGAGTGTTTTCTCATTTGGTGGGTTGGCCGAGTGGTTAGGCGAGCGCCTGCAAAGCGCTTTTACGTCAGTTCAAATCTGATACCCACTTCTGCGGAGTAGAGGAGTTCGGAGTCCTCGTGACTTTCATATGGTCAAGATCGCGGGTTCAAATCCCGCCTCCGCCACTAGTCGATTCCTTGTGAAAGGTGTTGACTTAGCAACTCTAATCCTACTATAAGAGTTGCAAAGCAATCAGTGAAACAGGCAAGTGGACAGCAGTGCTTCTAGGGCGTCTTGAGAATATTCTCTAGATACAGGTGAATTGTAGTTACTTGTCGTCATTCCTAATTGTGTAAGACCCTAGCGCTCTTTTAAAATCCTTTACCTATATTTGATTTTAAAGCATGTATGAGCAACCACCTGTACGGCTTCTGTATAAACCCAAAAGCCTATGTTGATGTAGGATACATGTGACAGGTGGACAATGGTCGTGTAACTCAGTTGGTAGAGTACCTGAATGACTCTCAGGAGGCCGCAGGTTCGAGCCCTGCCACGACCACGGAAGGTAAGCGAATGGTTAGCAGCCGCTTTGGAACAGCGGTGCTCTGATAAAGGGTTGCGGGTTCGATCCCCGTGCCTTCCGCCATTGGCACATCATATGAAGACAACATGGATGAATTAGAGAGTAGTGATTTGAGTAAAATTTACTCTCACTTCTTCTACATGCGACCATACATCTTGCATATGTGAACACAAACACACTGAACTTGAGTTGACATGCTCTTGGATGGTGTGCTAGGATTGAGTCATCAAGCAAGGGAGTTGACAACCCAGTCATCTTCTGGTAGACTTTCTTGCGCATGTTGTTTGAGAACTAGATAGTGGTTTGCCAAGAATGCTGACTTAGCTCAGTTGGTAGAGCATCCGGTTGAAGCCCGGAGCGCAGAGGTTCGATCCCTCTAGTCAGCACTAACAGGCATGGCTGATAAGTTCGGGCGACCGGATGAAAGACTGCTCAGAGGTTAGGGGCAGTCGCCTTGGATCCCCATGAGGGAATGAGGTACCCCATGCAATGCGAACGGTCCAACGCATGTGTCATCAGCGTGGCGCATGGACCCCTAAGCGCAGTCGCAGGTCCGATGGGAAATCCTGAGGACACGGTACGGCTCAGTACCTCAATGCGACCAAGGCGACAAGGTTGACTGTTTGTAAGGCGATGCTGGTACTCCTTCGTGGGTGTCAGCGAAGTCCGAGACCCTGCTAGGTCAAGGGCGACAGCCATCGAACACACAATCGGGTAGGACGGCCCAGGAGTGTGCAGGAATGACACGGGTAGCACCAAGTCTAGGGAGTGTGAGGATTTTTGTGGGCCAAAAGCCTATGAACCTCTAGGGAAGCACATTCTCATAACCTTTACATGTTTTTGCAAAAGACTTCCCTGATTACTGGATGAAAATGTCCTAAACCTGACGGCCGTATGGTCAAGTCAGGCCGGGTTGAGATCGCAAGTCTCATTCTGGTTGGGTAGTTGGAGGTGCAGCCCAGCAGGTAGCTCCTGTTGAGTGAAACATCCCACCCGAGTAGTCCACAGTAATCTACAGAGTGATTCACTTAAAGAATCGGGCATGACGTTCTACCACAGTACGCCTGGAAACAGGGTGCTGTGTGGACAAGCAGGCAACGCAGTAAACGCGGTAATCCTGACGAAAGGAACGTTGGAACAAGGTATAGTCTCAGCCATGTTATTAAAAAATAATGATATTACCTAGCATTATTTAATGTCATTAGATTGGTTAATAATGCTAGATGATTTCATGGGTGTCTATTCTATTATAGATTCTAAGAATGGAGATGTCTTATATGTTGGTTCATCCAAAGGAGTAATGAGAAGGATGAGTCAACATAGAAATAATCTCAAAGCGGGAATCCACGCCTGCAAGGACTTTCAGGAATGGTATGATAACCAAGATTTGATAGATGATTGCATGGTTTTTAAGCCTGTTGAAATAGTAAATGATGAAAACATACTATCATACCATGAGATGAATTGGTTTTTGAAGTTAAAGCCCAGATTCTACTCATCTAAACCAAATGATGATTGTAGCGCATGGGTGAGAACTGAAGAGTCCAAGAAGAGACAGTCTAAGGCTGTAAGTAAATGGATACAAACCAAATCCTTTAATCTTGACATGTTGACAAGTGATGGCAATAAAGTCACTTCTGAGTCTGAGTTATTCAGAGAAATAACCGAGTCTTTCTCTAGAGGTTTGTCTTGCAAAGAGGTCCTATCTCTACACAAGATAGACATCGGAGTTCTAAAAAGACGTGCATCTCGGTTTCATGAGGCTGGTGTGTTTGGGACATGTGTTAACTGTGGAGAGAAATCTTCTGTTACGTCATCATTCTGTTCAAAATACTGCCAACATCAAAACAAGATAAGTTCAAAAGTTTCTCTTGCTAAGAAAATGCGAGAAGAAGGAATGTCTTACCCTCAGATAGGGAGGGAACTTGGAGTGGCACATAATACTGTGATGAACTGGGTTAAGAAATACTAGTTCATAATTGGTACCGTAGTTTAGGGGAAGAACACCACCCCGTCACGGTGGAGGCGCGATGTCGGAATTCGTCGGTACCGCTGTCCCAAGACATACATGAACTTGGGAAACAATTGGCCTATAACTCAATTGGCAGAGTGACTTGCTGTTAACAAGTTGGTTGAAAGTTCGAGTCTTTCTAGGCCAGCGCAAATGATCACCCGGTTTGAGAGACCGTACTAGCCAAGCACAGTCAAATAGGTTGGTGATCGCCTGACTTGTGTGCTGCGTGTCCTGAGTGTGCTCTCAACATGCTCGCAGTTACTTACAGCCTGGTCCTGAGGATACGACCAGGTTACTTGGAGGGTTCGCATAGTCCGGCCAATTGCACTGGTTTGCTACACCAGCGAGGTAACACTCACGTGGGTTCAAATCCCACACCCTCCGCTCATGAAATAAATGCATCACATGTGCCTGAAAGCATGTGTGAAATGCCCTGTTGGTCTAGTCTGGTTAGGACGCCTCCCTCTCAAGGAGGAGAACACCGGTTCAAATCCGGTACAGGGTACGAGACGCAGATGAGGACTCCATCAACGGTGCTGAACTAGCCGGGAGCCTGCGCAGGTGCCCTCTGTCATCAAAATCGCCTTCTGTGAGGTCAGGGAGTAGTTACCCTGGGGCAGAAGGAAAGAATGATGGCATGGTTTCATATCCTGTCCTCCACCTCCACAGCAGATTCTCTCAAGGGTACCTGATTTGGGAGAATTGAGTCCTCCGGGATGTGTGACTGGGACGTGAGACCTCATGAATGTTCTAGACAGGAGGTCGTCTGGTGCTAAAGAAGATAGATGCAAAATAGGTGCACTATGCTGGTGCAAGTCCAGCCACCAGATCTATTTCAAAACCTATCCGATAGAAACCCTGGCGGCTTTGTGTACAGTGCCGCGCTACCCAGGGCTCGCTTTTTCAGAGAAGAGTTCTGTACCACCTTTATTCATAAAAGAATAAAGGGTCGGCGAGACATTTTCTGAAAATGCTAGGGCAGGCTCGAAAACTGTACACATTAATGCCCCTATAGCTCAATTGGTAGAGCAGCGGACTTTTAATCCGATGGCAGGTCAATATTAAAATAACGGCCGATTGTGGGTTCGAGTCCCACTGGGGGTACTAATTCAAGTCTTTCGTTATAATGTGAATTATGAACGAAGATTTGAAAGTATGCGGCATTTACGGCATTTTTGACACACTTACAGGAGAATGCCTTTATGTAGGTCAGTCAAAGAATGCTTATGAGCGCTGCAAGACTCATCTTAAACGTCTTCGTTCGGGTAGACATTTAGAACGGTTCTCTGAGTGGTTCATGAGTATAGGCAAAGATGAGACACGACTGAGGTTTGAACTACTTGAATCATGCAATGACACAGATGACGAGAAGAATCGTGTCGAAATTAAATGGTTTAAAATTCTTCATCCTAAATTCTATGGTAACGCACCATCTATGAATAACAGATGGGGACACTCTCAAGAGACTAGAGCAAAAATCTCAAGGAGAACTTACGAAGCAAAGCAGAAAGGCAAACATGTTACGTGTGCAGTTTATTTTTACACATGTAAGATGTGTAAAAAATTCTTTGCCTCTTCAGTGAAAAAGAGTAATTTTAATAAAACATTCTGTTCCAGAGAATGCTCTCACGCTTACAGCAAGTCCCTCAAAATGGATACTCTTGACTACAAAAAGGTCAAAGACCTGTATGAGTCTGGTGTCACTCAGGTGAAGATCGCGAAGACGTTTGGTGTCTCGAATGCCACTGTCTCGAAGTTCATGAGAGACAATGGCATTTCTACAGGATATAAGCGTCATGATCCTGGTTTGAAGAGGAAGTCCAGGAAGACAGACAATGCGGATGTGGTGTAACGGTAGCACAAGACCCTTCCAAGGTTTTAGAGCGAGTTCGAGTCTCGTCATCCGCTCCAGTCGCTTTCGGCAATCATGTTGACACTTAGGAATACATGTGGCCTAACTCATGTTTCCTGGGGTTGACTCATTCCTTCCTGGTGTGTTAGGATTGAGTCATCAAGCCGGGCAGGGGCGTTCCTCATAAGTCCTGGCGGCCATTGAGCCCAGTAATGGAAACAGTGGTTTTGGAAGATTGTCAACTACATAGTGACCAAGTAATCCGCCTAGAGCATGTCCTGGTAATGCACTCGGCTCTTACCCGAGGGAAGAAAGTTCAAATCTTTCTGGGCGGACGATCACCATAGCACTTGGTTTTGACGTGGCCGGTGCTGCCTCATCTAGTTTAATGACAGAACGCCGCGTGCTCACACATGCACGGGGAAGACAGGTTTGATTCCTGATTGGGGTTGTTGTTTGTGATTCAGGTCATGTGGGATTTAGTTATGTGTGCACCCCTTGACTTGCACGTCAGTTTCTTCGGAATGTAGCTCAGGTGGTAGAGCGCTCGCTTTGGGAGCGAGAGGTCCGCGAGTTCGAGCCTCGCCATTCCGACTGGGTAAACCGAAAGAAAGCCTGTCCGCGGCATGGGTTTTCTTTCACATAGGAGTTGCTGTCAGCACTTGTGGACGCACAGGGTGGCGGGTGACCGAATGAGTATGGTGAGTGGCTGTGGTTTAATGGTAGAACGCTTGACTGAAATCAAGAGGACAAGGTTCGATTCCTTGAAGGCCAGCCCAATTTCTTGGTAGTGTGTGCTAAGCGGCGAAGGCAGCAGGCTGTAAACCTGTTACATTAGAAACATCGGGGGTTCGAGTCCCTCCACTACCACTAACTATGCAAGAGACTCACGCAAAATTGGCTACCCGCGTGTGAACAGTGAGGGTTCGACTCCCTCATCGAGTGTTGCCGACTCGGGGCGGTCCCTGGTGCTTGCATGGTTCCTCTCTAGGGGGGTTGGTGTAATTGGTAACATACTCGGCTTGCACCCGGGAGCCACGAGATCATCCCTCGTACCCTCCACGATATTTTTTGTATTATTACAACAACAGAAACTGGTGCTTTGCAGTGATCGAAAAATTACCATATGGGTACGTTTACGAAATAATAAATACTGTAAACGGGAAAACCTATATTGGTCAGCGAAAACTTTCATGTGATCACAAATGGCGTGAGTATATGGGTAGCGGCGTTTTGATTAAAGCCGCAATTCGTAAATATGGCAAAGACAAATTCGTTAAAAAGTTTATATGTTATGGCTGGTCTCGTGAAGATTTAAACATCTTAGAGCAGTCTCATATAACAAAAGCAATGGATGACGGTAGAGCCCAGTACAACCTCTTTACGGGACTTGGCGCTGGAGGAGACACCTTTTCTCTCTTATCTCCACAGGAGAAGAAAGAGGCTATTCATAAAATGATCTCCTCCCTAAATAGGGAAGATCTTAAAGAAAAAATGAGAGAATCCCGCCGTGAAATGTTTGCAAAGAAGTATCAAGGTATTCTTGATGAAAACAGAGAAATAATTCTTGATATGTACTCACATTTTATTTCAATAGAACAAATCTCTAAAACACTTGGAATACCTAGAAAGAGAATAAGGGACTACATTGAGTCTTGTGGCGTCAAAATAATTCAGATGAATAAGCAAGGCGCGGTACCTCAAGAAATCTTAGACAGGAAGAAGAAAACTTGGGATAAAAAGGGTTTTCGTGGCCCTAAATACACATCCGATGGTAAAAGAATCGCTCCAGTAATGGAAAAGTTTTGTGAAGTATGCAAAGAATCTTTTATGGGGTCACCCAAGAAGAGATTCTGTTCCAAAGAATGCAGAAACATAGGCTCACCTAGAAATAAGTTTGATATAGATGAGGAAACACTCAAGTCTTATTTATCAGAAGGTCTTGATTCACAAGAAATTTGCCAGATTATAGGATGTAAGTGGAGAACACTGGCAAACATTTTAAAACGACATGACCTATCTGTTCAGGATATAAGACCAAAAGGTGAAAAACCCTTTTGGATTTATTGACATGCTCGTTTAGCTCAGTCTGGCCAGAGCTGCCGGTTTACGCCCGGTGTAATGCGGGGGTCCGAATCCCTCAACGAGCACTTTTGCCGATGTAGCCAAGTGGTAAGGCACCTCTCTCATAATGAGGTCATCGCTGGTTCAATTCCAGCCATCGGTACTATTCCCCCTTGGTGTAATTGGCAACACGACTGATTCTGGTTCAGTTATTCTAGGTTCGAGTCCTGGAGGGGCAGCGATATGAGGTGGCTTTCAACTAGTGCTTGGTGGGCCTAGTGCTCTCAGGAATCTTTTTACTTTCTCTTTTCTTGAGAGCGCGACATTTTGTTCGCACTATGTTGTTTACATACCATCTCATATTCTTCCAGTCGCCTGACACTGGAGTCTAGAAAGTCAGGCACCTGGCACAGAGATCGTTCCGTTGGTAGGGCGACGAGCCGAATGTCATGAAGTCGGCACCTTTGCTCACAGGTTGTGTCAGTTTACCGGGTCTTTGAGTAGTGGGTTGTGACCTGGTGCTGTGAGAAGTGGCAGAACAGTTAGACATTCTGCTGCCAGTTTATTTTCTGGTGCTGCTCGCCTTTGAGTCCTCCTTTCCTCGGGCGAGCGGCACCGGAACATGCAGGTGTAGTGTTCAATGGTTAGCACGCAACCTTGCCATGGTTGTAGAGCGAGTTCGAGTCTCGTCATCTGCTCAGAGTTCATGCAGAGATGTGTAGTGGCGTCAGATACTTCACATTTTAGGATAATGTTTTACAACACTGGTCCACGATTTTTCTCTTTGTGTGTCTCTATCTTTTGTCGCACGCATTTTACTGCTGTTTTTGTGATAGATTAACTTGTTGCTGAGTTAACCCTTAATAAAAGCAGCACAATGCCGGATGATGCTAAAGGCTTAGCGGGTGATCTCCAAAGTCACTGTCATGGGGTTCGATTCCTCCATCCGGTGCTGGTGTTCAAAGGCCGATACTACTGGGTGTATGTAGTTGCCTGGTGTCGGAACCATGAATACCTGTTGACCTGAGTCCTTGGTTTAACTTATCGTTTATCATTCCTTTCTCTTGGACTCGGGTCTTTTGGGGATGTGGCGCAATTGGTAGCGTATCCGCTTGGCTGGCGGAAGGTTACGGGTTCGAGCCCCGTCGTCTCCACGATGGGTTTTGGCCTTACCCTTAGTACCTTTCGTACAGGTACTTGAAACAGGTGACACTTTTTCTGAAATGCTGCTTGTAGAGGCTGCGTGATGGTGCCAGGATGGGTGGCCTAGTAGCAGGGGATGAAACCGCTGCGATGCGGGTAGCGCTTGCCGAGTGTGGCAGGCGTCCGATGAAGGCAGTACGACACTCTATTCTGGCGCTGACACGCTTTCTTAACATATGTGCTTTTTCACTATCTGGCTGAGTAGCACCACAGATTCCTTGGTTTCTCTCCAAGAGTTGTTCTGTGGCGTGAAGCGGGACGCCTCTCCTCGTAAGGGAGAGGGTGTGCAGGTAGTCCGACTGAAAGTGTTGCAAAGATGACTGTTTCTGGTCTTCTTTGACTTATGGTGTGAGTGCATTGATCTTGGTGATGGCTGGAACACACTGACCTTGAACATGTTGGGTTGGTGGCGCAGATTCGACGTCTGCCATCAGGACTGATTTCAAGTAGGTATAGATAGTGTGCATGATAATGTCAGCAGGAACACAGACAGGAGATCAAGTATGAGCGAAGCAGAGAAGACTACCCTCAGTGAGGCCGAGAAGACTGCAATCAGTGATGCGATTGGGCTTGCTCTTAGCAAGATGTCAATGAGTGACATTCATCGAATGCTGCATGAGCAGAACATGGACGTTAAGAGGATTGTTCAGTCACACTCCACAAGTTGAGCCAAATTATACATAATGCTTCCTGGTTACATCACATGTTAGATAGTAGGTTAGGTTTATGTGTTGACTACTATCTTTGGTGGTGACTGGTTGTGTCCAAGGTTCATATTCGTCCTGACACACATGAGATTGAACGTTGTCGTGCTGTGACTGGTCCGTGTAGTTTCGGAACCTGCTACGGCTCCATGCACGAGGCCAGGCAGGCACGTCAGGAAATCCTCTTGAAGGAAGCGAAAGACATGTATGGTGAGAACTGTGTCACTCCTTACAGTATGAGTCTTCCTGATGGTGTTAACAGTGTTCTGAAAGACCTCAGGGATGTTGGTAATCCTCTGATTGTTGGTGGTGCTGTCCGTGACTCTTTTGACGGCTATCCGAGTAAGGATGTTGACATAGAGGTTCATGGTGCCAGCATGGATGACATCGTGTCTCATCTGCAAGGCAGTGGTTACCATGTGGATGAGGTTGGTTGTCAGTTCGGTGTTCTCAAGGTGTCTAAAGGTCAGTTGAGAGACCTTGATGTGTCTGTTCCCAGGAGAGAGAACAGGACTGGTGCCGGTCATCGTTCATTCAGTGTTGAGATGGATGATACCATGACTGTTGATGAGGCTGCTGCTCGGAGAGACTTCACGTTCAATGCTGTCATGTATGACCATTCTCGTGGTGTTCTGGTTGACCCTACAGGTGGATATAGCGACTACCGGAACAAGACAATGAGAGCGGTTTCTGAGAAGTTCGCTGAGGATCCGTTGCGGGTTCTTCGTGGTTTCCAGTTCGCCACTCGTTTCGGAATGTCCTACGACAAGAGCACTGCCGACATGTGCCGCTCCATCAGAGGTGAGTACAGTGATCTGTCTGTTGAGCGTGTTCGTGAGGAGTTCAGCAAGTTCTACACCAAGGGCTCTGACTACTCCGCTGGTGTCAAGGCGTTACAGGACTCTGGCTGGGATGACATTGAGCCTGGCCTGAGAGAGTCGTTACAGAAGCAGACCACTGTTGACTCACTGAACAGGATGAATGACGTAACTGTTCCTACACAAAAACGCTCAGTCATCGGGTCTGCTGTCATTCTCAAAGGTATTGACAGCGGCGATGACAGACAGAAATTTGCTGGTGTGTCAACAGTCAGTCAGGATGACACCAGACGCGCTATCACTCTTGCTGAACTGAGTAGTGACGACATGGACTCCGACTACTCCATCAGAAAGACTGCTGTCATTCTTGCCAAGAGGAAGACATCATTCAGAGACGTAAGGTTACTGGCTAAGACATGTGACGACAAGAACATGTTAAAGGCCGCTAACAGGGCTATCAGACTGGGTGTTGGAGACAAGCCTGCTGAGGACCTGGTTCGAGGTGACGACATCCTGAGTATGACTGACAGAAAACCTGGTAAGTGGTTCGGACAGGTTCTTTCTCAGGTTCGTGAAGCACAGTACAAGGATCAGGTGACGACAAGACAGCAGGCGCTTGATCTTGCTCGTGAACTTGTCGGCAAACAGGAACATGAGTAGATGATGTAAAACAGGATTTGCTTATCTCAGGCGTATGAACAACATTGTTGTATTTGCTAACATGTTAACCTGTTCTCTCAGGTGTGACAAATGCTACATCAACATCTGTTGACATCCTCCCATCTACCTTGTATAGTTGAGTTCGTCAAGAAGGTTCTTGTCGTTGCCTTCTTGTTCCTTTGTGTATTGTGTACTGACTCTGGTCTTTGCGAGCAATTCTAAAAGACCAGAGTCATGCGAGAGTGGTGCAGATGGTAGCACACCTGGTTCCCATTCAGGAGGCCGCGAGTTCGATCCTCGTCTCTCGCTCGCTCAGATGGTGGAATGGTAGACACGCTGCCTTGAGGTGGCAGTGGGCTTCAACGCCCGTGAGGGTTCGACTCCCTCTCTGAGCACGAGCAGAAGTCAGACGCGTAGAGTTATCTTACTTCTTTCTGGAAAAAAGAGATCCTGGTTCGACTCCAGGCCAGGGCAGTTGTCTACCTTGGGTGTACGGCATACACGCTAACGTCAGATGATTCGCTTTTTCTCCGACTTCTGCAACAACTTCACACAACAAAACAAACCTGTATCCTCCTTGTTCTTGAGGCTGGGTTGTGACTGGTTGCTGATTACTGGCTGTCTTGAAACAAAGGGAGGCAATACAACTCAAAACCTAAAGACCAAAGACAGAGGAGACGGGCCAAGATTAAAGATGGTCTGCTGGTTTCATCGCCAGTTCAGGTTCTGGGCACAGATGTGTAGTGACAGGTTACTTCAAATTGATTTACACTCAACCTAAACACCTGTCACGGCTGGTTCTCTTGTGCCTTAATTTTTTTGCAAGCAGACTCAACCGCCAGCCTGAGTCAACATGATTCTGTTATATGCTTTTTACATGGAAACTTTTCACACAGAATCATGGTCACGATGTCATCGTCATTTGAAAGGGTGGTTGAGATGGCAAGAATGAACACGAAGGCTGCGTCTGTCAAGAACACAGCGAAGTCTCCAGTCAGCACGAATCCAGTCAGCACGAAAAAGAGCGGCAAGAAGATTGCTACTCACGAGGGCGGTACAGGTTTTAAGCGTACTGCTAAGGGAGAGTTGTTTCTTGCTGCTGTTACCAGCCTGAATGAGGACACGTTCTATGAGTCCGCTGAGGATCGTCAGGAGCGTGTCGCCAAGTTGGTTTCGAAGGTCGCTAAGGACGGCGAGTGGGTTCTTGGTCTGGTTGGCTGGCTCCGTCGTGATGCTGGTCTTAGGGCTGTTCCTGTGATGGTTGCTGCTGAGGCTGTCAGTTACCGTTTGAGCAAGGGTATGAATGGTCTTAATCGTGAGATTGTTCGTGCCTCCATTGGTCGTCTTGATGAGACCAGTGAGTTCATTGCTTACTGGTTAGAGCGTTTTGGCCGCAAGATCCCATCTGCTGTTAAGCGTGGAATTGGTGACGCCTTGAACGACCTACTTAACGAGGGTTCGTACCTGAAGTGGAGTGGTCGTGCGTCTCGTGGTTCAGTCTCCTTGGGTGACGTTATCAACCTGACTCACGCCAAGCCGAAGGATGAGCACCAGTCCGCTCTGTATCAGGTTGTTCTGGATCGTCAGTATGGTGCCGAGGAGGACCTGAGTGCACTGCCTGTCATGAAGGCTCGTCAGGAGTTCCTGTCCATGCCGGTTGACAAGCAAATCAGGGCTCTGTCTGGCAAGAATGCTGACAAGGTTATCAGGTCTGCACGACTGACTCACGAGGTTGTTGCTGGTTCTATTGGCAAGATCCCGGCTAAGGTCTGGAAGAACCTGATTCCGCACATGGGGTACACTGCTCTGCGTATGAACCTCAGGCGTATCAGTGACTCTGGTGTAGACATTGACGTGATCGACGAGATCAACAAGGTCCTGCGTGACCAGAAGACTGTCGCTCGTGCTAAGGTCATGCCGATTGACTTCCTGCGTGCTTACAAGAATGCTCCACTGGACTTCCATGCTGCTCTGCAAAGGGGCGCGAATGGGGTTCTAGAGAACATTCCGGCACTGAAGGGTCGTACACTGGTTCTTCTGGATCGTTCGTACTCCATGTCTGATCGTCTGTCCTCTAAGAGTCAGATCACCAGACAGGATGCGGCCAACATCTTTGCAGCAGCCCTGGCGCTACGCTGTGAGAACGTTGACGTCGTTGCCTTTGACAACCACAGTCAGAAGATCTCTATCACCTCCAAGGACCTTTTGAGGGTTGTTGAGGATGACATGCCGGAGTCTCGTGGTGGTACCTACACTGCTGACGCATTCAGGAACCACTACGACAACCACGACAGGGTTATCCTTCTCACTGACGAGCAGACATCTGTGTCCTCCTACTGGACAGGCGGAGAGAGTCTTGATGAGGCTCTGGATGCTGGGCTGAAGAAGGGTGCAAGTGTGTTCACCTGGAACCTTGCTGGGTACACTGCTGCTCATGCTCAGTCGAAGGATCGTCGTTGGACCTTTGGTGGGCTGACTGACAAGGGCTTCCAGATGATCCCGTTGCTGGAGAAGGGCGTGTCTCAGTCCTGGCCTTGGGAGAACTGAGATAGATACAGAACGTGACTACTATCACTCTGTCGTCGGTTGACATCAGTCTTCTGGCGGTGGTAGAGTAGTCATCATCAAGCCGGTCGGAGAGAACAGGATGAGGCCAGGTGGGTAACCGAGCAACCCCTTGTTCTCTCTGACCGGTAGCAAGCCGGAGTGGTGAAATTGGTAGACACGCCAGGTTTAGGTCCTGGTGCCTTCGGGCGTGAGGGTTCGACTCCCTTCTCCGGTACCAAGTACACATGTGTCAGCAGATCTGATAACAGGTCTTGAAGACATAATGAATGCTTGAACCACAACTACATAGTGTAGATAAGGTTTTGATTCATGCTGGATTGGCGGAATGGTAGACGCGCTCGCTTCAGGTGCGGGTGTCCGAAAGGTCGTGAGGGTTCGACTCCCTCATCCAGTACGAAACGATGAGACAAGAATGGTGTGTCACAGAGCACACTGGAAACAACTTGACAGAACTGATGAGGTGATGGTAGAGTTGGACTCATCAAACAAGACATGGGAATGATTCTTGAGTATACGCTTGAATCATTTGCCTTCAACTGATCATTGAAGGACATACATAAATCCTTGTATGGTTGTGTGGTCTGGATACTCATGTACGAAGGTGAAGTGCTAGTAAGTGAACGGATGAGCCAAGTAACTGAACGGCGGATCTGGATGACATGATTAAGGTTCGATTCCTTTTGACACAGCGAAGCAGATATGATAGAATCTGCTCACAACAACATAAATCCCTGTTCGTCTAGCGGTCAAGGACGCCTCCCTTTCAAGGAGGTAACGCGGGTTCGAGTCCCGTACAGGGGACGCATGACAACTCCATAGAGAAACAATGCAAGCAAACATGCCCTGGTGGTGGAATGGTAGACACGGCGACCTCAAAAGCCGCTGCCGTAAGGCGTGAGGGTTCGACTCCCTCCTGGGGCACTATGTCTTCTGGGTTGTGCAGCATGTTCTTTACAGAGTGCTGGAAACTGTGAGAACGGTTCTGGCAGGATGTATGAAAGAATGTGGTGCAGGGTTCAGAAGGCAGAACTTGACAGGGACTGATTATGTGTGGTAGGATATTAGCACACGATGAGGAAAGGTCAAGTTAGACAAACCTAAGTGAATATGGTAATGCCCCAGTAGCTCAATGGATAGAGCGCCACTCTCCTAAAGTGGGTCATATGAAGGTTCGAGTCCTTCCTAGGGCACTGTTCTTGGGAGCAGATGGAGACAGATGTGAACAAGTAACAAAACATACCCCTGTAGCTCAGCGGATAGAGCAACGAGCTTCTACCTCGTGTTATTTTTGCAAGGGTTCGACTCCCTTCAGGGGTACCAGTGTACCTATTTCAAGTCGGAATTAAGTACATTTGTAATGACATGCCCCCATAGCTCAATGGTTAGAGCAGCAAGCTTATACCTTGTTTCGTGCCTGATATGCACAAGGTTCCGGGTTCGAGTCCCGGTGGGGGTACCAATTCTCTGTGAAGTGTGCTACAATGTGATCAAGACAATCGTTTTGACAGATAAAAGGCACACGATGATAGAATATGATCAGAACCGCATATACATCAAAGATGATGACAATGATGGTATAGACTGGAGAAGTCTCTCCACAAAAAGCAGTAGACTTATAACAGTAAGATGTGTTAGATGTGACAACACTTGGAACACACGTCCTAGAGAACTATTCTACAATAGAACAAGTTGTCCATCGTGTCGTATTGATGGAGAGTACTCTAAGTCTGCCAAGACAATGCCAACAGAGTACTACAAAGTATTGTATCCTATGTTACTGGACAAGAACGCTCTAAAGAACAGAAGCGCTGACTCCAGACACAATGTTGATTTACTATGCCCAACATGTAACAAGGCATTTCGAGTAACAATCAGGAAAGTCATTGGTCGTATAGATAAAGGTTTACCTTTATGCAGGATTTGTGATTGTGGTAAAGGTCTGAAAACCGGTGAGTTGTTTAAGTACAATTATCCAGAAGTACTTTCCAAGATAAAAGATGAACTTCCTGAGGATGACTTTCTTTTAGCAACTTCTATGAAGTTTAATTTTGAATATGATTGTGGTCATGTATCTCCATCTGAGCCAAAGAAGTTTATCAAAAACCACGCTCTATGCCATAATTGCAGAGAGGCAAACAAACCAGAAAAACGCTCGTATGAACCTCATAGTACTATATGTTCAAAATGTGGTAAAACTATTGAAATCATATATAAAAGTTTTCTCTTAAACACTCGAAATCATAACGGAAAATATGTGTGCAACATCTGTGCTTCCTCTAAAGGCATTCGTCTTTCTGAGAAGTTGGGGAGCCCTGAGTTTACTCATGTGCTTTGGAGTAACAAGAATAAGTTTTCTCCTGATGAGATTACTGCTTCGTCTGGGCGTCGTGTGATTCTCGAGTGCGAGAAGGGTCATGAGTGGTCGCCGTTCGCTTATGCGATTGGTGGTTGTCCTCGATGTGCTCAATCAGATTCAGTGTCAAAACAGGAGCAGAACCTGGTTGACTTTGTGTGTTCCTTGATTGGTAAGAGTCGCGTGAGGACGAGTGTTCGTGATGTGATTCACCCAAAGGAACTTGACATCTATGTACCATCCAGAGGTGTTGCCATTGAGTTTAATGGAACGTATTGGCACTCTGAAGAGAATGGTAAGCACAAGAACTATCATTTTGACAAGTGGTTAGCGTGTAGAGACAAGGGTGTTACTTTAATCTCTGTGTGGGAGGACGACTGGCTGTATAGACGTAGTGTTGTTGAGCATGTGCTTGAATCTACTTTTCTCCCTAATGAACACTCCTTACACAGCAACCATGACACAAAACCTTTATTAACTCAAAAGACCACTATCCCATCTGTTGACATGCTTGAGTTTGTTAAGACTTATGGCTTGTTTGAGCAGCAGTGCCTTATGGATGATGCGTCGTTCTTTGTGACTTGCAGTGATGACTCAGGCGATCTGGTTTCTGTGTCTGGTGTGTTTGATGGTCCTGGTTTTGCTGATGTTCGTTCGCATGTCTGTGTTCCTGAATCTGAGTACTCTTTGTCCAATGTTCTCAACCTTTTAAAAACAGATGGCACAGAGGTGGGTTTTCTTGAGTGTAATGATTATCCTATGCTTTCACGACGTGTTTTAGAAGATGTTGGCCTTACTCAATCGCGTCTTACTGATCCTGTGAGAAGGTGTGTTCTGTATGCTCACAACAAGTACTTCAGAGTCTCAAATTGTGACATAGACGACATGGATCATGCGTGGAACTCTGGTTACACCTTGTGGTATGCTTAACTCATTGAACCAATCATGAGTGCTGGTTTTCTTGAACCTGTCGCTCGTCTTGCCGGGCTGGTTTTAATGGCAGAATGCTTCCTTGGTAGGGAAGAGGTACCAGTTCGATTCTGGTGCTCGGCTCTGATTACCAGTATTAATCTGAACTCAATCAGCAAGCAACCAAGTAATGTCACACAAGGTGAATAAGAACTGTATACTTTCTGTTGGAAAGGATTTTGTCAATGTCTTCTTTGATGGATGCTGTGCTCAGGACCTCCAGGATTTCTGGTATGACTTTATCTGACCTTCTTTCTGACTTGGCTGATGTGCTTGGTGATGAGGTTCTGCTTCGTCTTGATGATGTGATGAGTGTTTCTGATGCTCTTGTTCTGGGTCATGTGTCAGGTATCACTTTGAATGAAGTTCTTGGTCGTGAGGATGAACTGGTTACTGGTTTTCATTCTGATGAGACACCAGGTGATATGGAGGATCGTTTAAGGTGGATGAATGCCTTGGACTCTTTCTTGGAGGATCAAGCCATTCCTGAGTAGTTAACAGATTCAGGAAGTTGTTCTTAACACTATCTCTGTTCTTTTTGCCTTTGCCTTATTATCTTGCCGGATTAGTTTAGTTGGTTAGAACGGCCGTCTCGTAAACGGTTGACGTGGGTTCGAGCCCCGCATCCGGCTCTCATTCTGTGATCTTGTGTTCCCGTTTGTGGCATCTTTTTTATTTACCTTCATTTTGGTACAAGCGTACTACTTTGATAAGTTTATCATCGCTGCTCCATCCTGATAAATTTATCAAAGAGGTTTTGTTACTCAAGTCGCTTTTGTACATATGTTATCAACATGCATCATTCCTGTGTTTCCGTTAGAATGTCATCAACATGGAGCATTGGGGAGCCGATATGCTCACACTACTGGCATCAACTGAAAGAAGGACTCACAATGGATCAGAGAGTGGTTGGGGTTATCTCTTGGGATGAGATGTTCATGCAGTTCGCTGAGACTGCTGCAAGGCGTTCCAAGGACCCTAAGACGCAGGTTGGTGCCTGTATAGCATCTCATGACAACAGGGTTCTCTCTATTGGTTACAATGGTGCTCCGGCGGGTTTTGACGATGATCATTTTCCTTGGGGTCGTGATCCTCTTCGTCCTCTTGAGAGCAAGTATCCGTTCGTGGTTCATGCTGAGGAGAATGCTGTCCTGAACTTTCGTGGTGCCAGGAGTGAGATGGTTGGTTCCACCTTGTACGTCACTCACTTCTGCTGTAATGAGTGTGCTAAGACTGTTGTGCAGGCTGGTATCAAGGAGATCGTGTACAGAGACGCATACGTGATGCCCAATGGTCTAACTCCTGCTGCACTGACGATTCTGAAGTATGGTGGTGTCAGTCATCGTCAACTGATTCGGGACAGGAATGTTTACAGAACTCTATAAATCTTGCTCAGGACTATCTAACTGGCTAGATTTTTCCATCATGATTGTGCTCAATGCTGAAGGTAGTTGCTCAGTGGTACCAGAGTGTTACCTCTACCACACAATTTGGAGTTGACAGCCAGGAGAGCAGTGTGCTAGTATTACTTCTGTAAGCGATGAGGTAATCAGTTCATCGAACAGGAACTCACAAGGTTCTTGAAGGATGAGTTGATATTTGTCCGAAGTTTGCTTACAGTACTGGATGGTTACCCAAGTGGCCGAAGGGAGCAGTCTTGAAAACTGCAGCGTCCGCAAGGGCGCCGGGGGTTCAAATCCCTCACCATCCGCAACTGATAATAACATAAATAGTTGTCATGTGTGGCTACTTGTGTTATGATCAATCAACAACTACATGCCGCATTAGCTCAGATGGTCAGAGCGTCCGTCTTGTAAACGGAAGGTCATCAGTTCGATCCTGATATGCGGCTCTTAGACTCCATGGTGGATGTTTTACCTCCTTTCCATCCACTATGGGGTCTCTTTTTTTGTTTTGTGTGATCTCAAATTACCATAAGTGTATTCATTGTCTTGTATTCCTGTGGTTCTTGTTGGTTCGTGTCTCTGTCAACTTAACCACGCCGCCATGACCTTTAGGCAGCAAGCACTGACAACAGATTTCATGTTGTGAGAAAACTACATTAATCTGTTCTGCGTAATGTCGTCTTAAGTAAATGGCGATGACCCAACCAAAGCAGAGTACTGAAAGCAAGTGATTTCGACCAGAAGCAACTAAACCTACTAAAATGTGACGTTTCTCATGTTGACAAATCTTTGTTACTACTTGATCTGTGATGTTTACTTGTATTATTATGAGATTACTGATAATTCATAAGGTAAACAATTTTGAGCACTCGTGTGTTTTAAAAGTATTAGCAACAAGGAGGAAAGTCACTTATGAAGGAAGTTCTCAGACATACATGGATGATTACATGGCGGCTATGGATCGTCAACTTTGTGCTGACAGTTCTCTTTAAGGTCCCGTTCAGTACCTATCAGTGTGCTCTTATTGGGTTTGTGGTTGCCATTCTTCTTGCTGTGCTTGGTGTCAAGATCCTGTCTAAGCCTATCAGTAGGATTCGTCAGGGTCTTCCGTTCTTTGAGTGGACCAGGCGTGATGGTAGGTGGGCTGTTCCTGGTTCTCCTGCCAGAGGTGTCAGCAAGGCGTCGCAGAATGGCCCTGCAACAGGTTTTGAGCCGCATCTCATCAAGGACACTCCTGTCTACTCTACTAGGATGCATGGTACACCTGGTGGTGGTCTGTTCAACTCTGGTTTTGATGAGAACTCCATCACTGCTGGCGTTATGGGTGAGATGAACTTTGCTCGTGCTCTTGCTGCCACTGACGGCACCAGTATTGACTACTCTGGCATAGGTGACTCCAGTATCCTGAATCGTGTGGAGTCGTTCTGGTCGTGTGGTATCCCTGACAACAACAGAGCAGACTTTATTGATCCCACAACTAAGGGTGACATTGACTGCATCATCCTGACTGGACGCAAACTGTACCTAATTGACCTGAAGTTCTATCGTGGAGGAGACATCACCTACAGCAACGACGGTCAGGGCAACCTTGTCACAACTGATAACCAGACTGGTCGTACTGTTGGCGAGCCGTACCAGATGAGTGGGAACATGGCGATGGCATACAGGAGAGTCAAGAAGCACTACTCTCATCTTTCTGTCAAGCCGTGTGTGGTTCTTGTTCCTCAGGAGAACGGACAGTCAAGTATCGCTCCTGGAACTGTCTGGAGTGGTGGTATCCCTGTAATGAACATGACTGACATCATTCAGGTTCTTGCTCACGATGCCATCAAGAATCACCAAACACCACAGAACTACCAGGACATCAGGAACCTCACTGCCATTGTGAAAAACAGGTGATGTGATGGTTCTGATGTTGTAGTGAATCTTCTCTCAATGTCAGTTCTAGCGACCTCTCCTCTCAGTCAAGCATTCGTCCTCTTGAAGCAAAACCTTTTCAAGAGGACGAATGCTTGTACTTATGTATCGACTCAGAAATATAACCAAACCCAATTTTACACCATATGACTCTATAGATCTTGTAGACAGGTTTGGGTGTAGCATGTGGGTGGTCTCCTTCCTACTCTTGGGACGTGCGCTACGTATGGTGCTGGTTAAAATTGATCTGACAAGTACTCGCTCTATATGTGAGTAAGTTTCAACAAACAAGGAGATTCGGAATGTCCACAAACGCTGACAAGGTTCGTGAGTTCTACGAGAAGTACCAGCAGGAGCGGTTCTTGGCTGACGATGATGCTACTGCCAGTCTTGAGGATATGGGTGATGACAGGGTTGACCTGAGGATGAAACTGATTGCTGAGGAGTTCTTTGAGTTGATTGCTGCTGTCTACAACGACCAAGCCGCTTATGAGATGGAGTCTGCCTGGTGCAACTTGTTTGACGACCATGTGATCAATGACGACCGTAAGTACGATGTGGTTGCTGCTGCTGATGCTACTGGGGATCTTCGATATGTCATTGAGGGTTTTGACCTTGAGGCTGGTATTCCCGCTGAGAAGGTGTTTGATGAGATTCATTCCTCAAACCTATCCAAGTTGGGTAAGGATGGTTTTCCGATTATCTCGGACGGAACCTTGAAGCCCAAGGGCAAGATTCTTAAAGGTGAGAACTTCTTTGAGCCTGACCTGAAGGCTGTTATTGAAGGTCGTGAGCCTGACCACACTCCCGCACGTCTTAGGAAGTGAATCAACTTATATGAGCAAGTCAACTTTTAGGATTCTACGCAACACGGCAGTCATTATGCTGTCTGCGTCTGTTCTTGCTGGTTGTGGAGGTGCTGCCAAGAACAACGCCAGTGCCACAGCATCTGCTTCTAGTTCTCAGTCGTCAGCATCATCTGCGACAGCAGACTCTTCTGGTAGTACTGACAGTTCTGCCAAGGCGGTGAACAACACTGAAGAGGCTAAGAGCGTGGCGTCATTCACCAAGTCATACTATGAGGCGTGGTTTACTTCTGGCACAGAGCAGACAGCCAGGGACCTTGAGACGACTCTGGAGGAGGCCACCAAGGGTGTTGACAGAAGCAAGGTCAGTGATGCTGATCCAACTTCTGCCTTCTCGTCCATGAGTGAAGAGCAGCAGAAGTCTGTTGCTGAGAAGACAACCTCCCTCAACCCTATGTCTGACTTCTATGACACCACTGGTATGAGCAACCCTGAGATCTCGTTGCTGAACATTGTGGCTATTGGTTTCTCAACAGGTTATCACACCACTGAGAAAGTGACTGTTGACGTCAACATTGACAAGATTACCGTAAACAGCGACGGAACTGCTACCGTTCCGTACAGTGCTCTGACGATCACCTCTGGTCAGAACAAGAACACTCCTCAGGACAACACCTTCAACCTTCCTCTAGTGAAGAAGGACGGCAAGTGGAAGGTTGAAGGCAAGAAGTTCTACAAGATGGTTATACAGGCCGTCAATGACTCGAAGGCGACAGCCACACCATCTGCTAAGTAAAACCTCTTGTATGTTGCTCTGACGGCCTCAGACTGACTGGATACATGATGTTTGCTGGATATGTGAGAACAATCCGATTCGTATGTATCCAGTCAGTTTTACATATTGTGACTTGTTTCATATTTACATCTGTTGACATGGGAACATTCTTGAGTGTAGTATGGTTGTACAACATACACATGGGGCAGACAGGTTTTCGACATGATCTTGTTCTTGCTTTATGGGTGCAGGTCCTCCTTGAACAACGGAGGTTAAACAGGTTCACAACATAATTGTCAACTTCGACGATTTTGCTCTCGTTGCGTGAGCCGCCTGGTAGGGGATAGGTGCCTGTTCCTCTAACTATCCAGGTGTCATCATGAAGGCACTGCGGTTTGGGTCAGTTGTCCTGGCTCTCAGACCAAAGACTTTATCAGGATAGTGGTTCAGGTCTTCTGAGGTAACTGACAGAAACCTGGTCTCCACTTTAAGCACAATCCAGTTGCTAAGCCTGTAGATCTCATTTGGTGAGGGGTTATGGACCCGGGTTCGACTCCCGGCTGCTCCACCAGTTCAGGGTGCTGACACATGATGTTAAGATTGTGTCAGCACCTCTTTTTTATTATATTACTCCTAGTTGTTAATTGTAGTATTTTAACAATGCCTATATATTATTTTGTGATCTGGCTACATATCTTCTAGATATTTGCATCAGAAATGCTTAGTATTGCTTGTAAAACACTGGTATTACAAGCAAAAATCGACTACACTTGAATCTTTCAGGGTTCTTGACATCTTAAAATCACTCCTCACTAAGATAGGTACCTGCATGAGCAACCTGTTTCTCACTGCTGCGAAGAACGCAAAGAATGACGAGTTCTATACCCAATACAACGACATTGAGGAGGAAATGAACGCATATGTTGAGAGGGATCCAGATGTGTTCAGGAACAAAACAATCCTTCTTCCTTGTGACAACCCTGAGTGGTCAAACTTCACCAAGTACTTTGCATCGAATTTTACGCGCTTTGGTCTAAAGAAACTCATCTCTACATCATATGCTTATGCAGCCAGTGATCGTAAGCCAACCTTGTTTGAGTCAGCATCACTCTTGTTTGATGCTGACAAGCAGGATACCAGAGGCAAGTTGTTTGTTCTTACCAGAGATGCTGATGGTTCAGGAAGTATTGATACTGATGACATTGAGTTCTCTGGGTATCTTGAAGGTGATGGGGACTTCAGAAGTGATGAGGTGACACAACTTCGAGACGAGGCAGACATTATCATCACCAACCCACCATTCTCGTTGTTTCGTGAGTTCATAGCATGGATTATGGAGGCTGACAAGAAGTTTGTCATCATGGGAACGATCAACGCCATTGCCTATAAGAGCATCTTTCCTTTGCTTTGGTCAAATGAGATATGGCTTGGTTACAGACCCCTCAATAAGGGAATGCTCTTTAGAGTAACAGAGGAACACCAGCAATGGATGATTGAGAACAAGAAAGAAGGATCTGCCTACAGAGTTGTTGATGGTGAAGTTATGGGGTATCTTGCGTCTGTGTGCTGGTTCACTAACCTGGATCATGGAAGACGTCACGAGAGACTTGTTCTTGATACTATGGAGCACAACCTGAAGTTCAATAAGAAACTCAGGAACAAGTTGGAGAAGTACAACAACGGTAAGATGGAGTACGCACACTACGACAACTATGATGCCATTGATGTTCCATTCGTAGAGTGTATTCCGTCTGACTATGATGGAGTCATGGGTGTCCCAATTACTTTCATGGGCAAGTACAATCCTGAGCAGTTTGAGATCGTCTCTTTCAGAAAAGGAGATGACGGGAAAGATCTGATCTTCACGAGAGAGAGAGAGAGAGAGGATTCAGCCGTATACTCGTATCCTTGTTCGACACTTATCCCAGGAATGATCAAGAGTAATGACGGAATGATACATGGCAAACTCACTTACGCTAGAGTAACAATCCGTCACAAAAATCCTGAGATAAGAGAAAATAGAATCACAGATACAGGAAAGTGATGGAACATGAGAACGGAACTACACACAGACATTAGTGTTGGTGACATCTGCCAGGGGTTTGTGTACGACAAGAACGAGGAGAAAGGTCTCTTTGGTCTTGACGGCAGACTTATCATCCAGCCGGAGTACCAGAGAAACTACATCTATGGCGACGGCAAGAAAGATGTTGCTGTTGTTGAGTCATTACTGAAAGGCTATCCTTTGGGCCTCCTGTATTTCGTGAAGAATTCTGACGGGATGTTAGAAGTTCTCGATGGGCAGCAACGAATCACCTCATTTGCTCGCTATGTCAATCAGTCGTGGCATTTTGCTGTCACAGGAACAGATGGCAAGCCCAAGTACTTTGACACACTCACAGAAGAAGAGAAGAGCAGGATTACTAACACGCAACTCACTATCTACATCTGTGAGGGATCTCCGTCCGAGATTGAGGCATGGTTTGAAACCATTAACATCGCTGGTGCTCCACTGACCAAGCAAGAACTCAGAAATGCCTCATACCATGGCACGTTTGTCAATATGGCGCGTGAGGTCTTCTCAAACACTAGTAACTCAAACATGAGACGCTGGCAGACATACATCAAAGGAGATCCAAGACGTCAGGCAATTCTAGAGACAGCATTATCGTGGGTCAGTGACGGACGTATTGAGGACTACATGGCCCTTCATCGCAATGACACTGACATCACTGAAATAAAGAACCACTTCGACTCAGTGATCAACTGGGTTGACTCAATCTTTGACTACACTGGTTCAGAGATGTGTGGTATCAACTGGTCAAATCTGTATAACAGGTATCACAAAAACGCATACTCCAAGAGCACTCTGTCAGAGAAGGTGTCAAGTCTCCTCACTGATCCTCAAGTGACTAGCAACAAGGGCATATTTGAGTTTCTTCTTGGTGGTGAGACGGATCACAAACTTCTCAACATCCGAGTATTCGATCAGAGAACGAAGAAACTTGTCTATGACACACAAACAAGTCAAGCATTAGAACAAGCCATATCAAACTGCCCCTTGTGTGCTATTGGAGAGAATAGTAACTCATCTCGTATCTACAGAATCTCTGAGATGGATGCGGATCATGTAACAGCATGGAGCAAGGGCGGATCTACTGACATATCGAACTGCCAGATGCTTTGCAAAACACATAACAGGTCAAAAGGCAATAAGTAGAACCTCATAGATAGTACGTGTTGCGTGTTTTGGTGTTTGTGTGCTATACTCGTCATAAGTATGACTAAACATCATTAGTTAGCGCAATCATCAGAAGGAGGAATCAATGTTCGAAACATTATCTCACAACACCAGTGAGACTGCTATGCCCGTCTTTGAGGACTCCTCTATCAGTCAAATAACTGTGTTTGGGGACTGGCACCAGAACACCTCATTTGCCTTGCAGCAGTTGCTGTACAGTCAGGATGATGGCTCAGACATCTTCTTCCATGTTGGTGACTTTGGTCTTTGGGATCTTAGTAGTAAGTTCATTAAGGCCGTTGATCACAGATTGTCAAGAATCGGTAAGCAGTTGTGGTTTATCGACGGCAACCATGAGAACTTCAACATCATCAACTCCCTACCAAGAGATGAGTACGGCAGAGGAGTTGTCAGCGATCATATTCTGCACATTCCTCGCTCGTTCTCTTGGGTATGGGGTGACCTGAAGTTCCTTGGTCTTGGTGGTGCTGTCTCTGTTGACAAGGAGTTCCGTCAGGAGGGTTTTGATTGGTTCCCTGAGGAGCAGGTGACGGAAGATGATGTTAACAAGGCTGTCAGTACTGGCCATGTTGACGTTCTGCTGACACATGATGCTCCGGGACTAGTGTGGGACTCTCCTGTTTCTGGAGTGCCTGACTATCTTCTTAAAGAGTCTGAGTTGACCAGAGACAGGATTAAGCAGGTTATTGCTCACACTGATCCTTCGTTGAATGTTCATGGGCACCATCACAGGTCATACATAAGCAGTTTTCTTGGCTGCAAGGTTGTTGGACTGGACTGCGATCACTTTGCCTTCACCTCACAGGACACGAATATTCATCTAGATCGCAACAGGCTTGTTGTTCCATGTGACAGAAGTGGCTTTCAGGAGATTGTTAGTAACTAGAAAAGTGTGATCAACATATTTCTGCATCTTCTGCTGGTTAAGATATAAGTTATCTCAACAATCATCTAGAGAGTATGACTATTCCTGAGGATAAACCCAATCCACATCATTAATGGACAGGTTTTCCTTAGAATTCGTCGTGCCGCTTGTTGTCTGAAACCACGTATCGTGGTCCACCGCAGAAACCCTAGTGTCTGCGGGGCACATTCCCTTGCTCACCTCCTTAGAAGCAAGAGGTGGATGGGATTGATTTTTAGTCTTTGGTCGGTTCTGTGGCGCTTTCGGTGTTGGCCTGTTCTTCGTACCGGGATGTTTGAGAGGCTTAGAGTGGCACTTCGACTTCCTGACGCGCTTGGTCTTTGTGGTGTGCCTCTTCCTAGTCTGACAAGCCTTTTTGACGTTCACTCTCTGGGCGATGTTCGCTGCGGCGTTAACGTCTCGATGGTGAGTGATACCACATACTGTGCAGCGCGGCTGAGAGTAGTCGCTCATATCCAGGTCGGTCTGACAGATATGACACCTCTTAGAGGTATAGGCACAGTCAACCTTAAAGACCCTACCTCCATCGGCCTCAACCATATCCCGAGTGCGCCTGTGCACCTCACCTCTGAACCATCTACCAAATTTCATGGTGTTCTTGATGTGGCTCAAGTCCTCGAACGACACGATGGCGTTATCATACCTCCAGGAAGCATCAGTGATTTCTTTAGCAATAAGGATACTCAGTTCCTTGCGCCGATTAGAAAGGTGCTCTCTGTGAGAGGCTGCTTCCTCATCTCTACCTTGACGCTTCAGTGATGAGACCTGAGTCTGCGTTCGCTTGATCTTGTTGTGGAGAGATCGTGCTCTCTGACCAAGCAAGGACTGTTCAACGATCTCCATGTTCTTCTTGTCCCAGACCACATAGGCGGCGGGGTTTGTTATACCGACATCCACGCCAACAACATACCTATCAGAGAACTTTGGTAGGCCAGGATCGGTTTTTCTATGAAAGCCGAAGATAACTCTATTATTCTTGTCAACCCAGATGTCTGGAACACCAGACTCACAGCCCGCCTCCAGCAACTGGGGTGGCGTTGGGAAGTGCAGTGTTACCCAACTGCCTTGAACGACCATCTTTAACTCAATACGATCTGGAATGACCGTCATCTCCCTGTACTGCTTATCGGCAGCAGAAAGGGCCAGACGAGGCTGCATGGAACTAGGCTTCGAATCACTGGCAGTTCTTTTCCAGCCAGCCGAGACATGTCTAGTGGAGGTCTGATTGACAACCTCAGATCTAGCAACCCAAGAACGCAGGTTGGTGACTACTTGTTCTCTGAACATACGTTCTAAGCGAGATGAACCACTCTGCTTCTTTACCTCGATTGGGAGTTTCAGCCCCATCATATAACCTGCACCTGACGGTTTAAGCCTATCAAAGTAAGTTGACAGAGCCATGTTCTGCTCAGTCATTTCCTGCAAGGCGTAATGGGCCACTAACTCAGCATCTGCCCTGATGCCATCAAGAACTTCGTCTACATCTAGAGGCTCACCGTTCTTGTCAAATGCAGCGTATGGTACACGAGGGTACGTGCGTGATATAACAGTCTTAGGTGACATTCGGTGAACCTCCTCTCAAGGACTTGACTGTTTAATGGTATGTGTGTATTCTAACATAGAACAGGTGGAGAGTACCAATACAGATAGGATATCGTAATTAATGTTAGACTACAGTGGAATAGCCTGTCAAGAGGAGCATCTATGCTGAACAGGATCAAACAGAGCGACTTCTATACATCACTACAAGAAGTGGTCTACACCAACTCAAATCTTCTTGTAGCATTCACAGCCGTTCTTATTCTTGTGTCAGGTATCTCTGTCATTGACAATCCTTCACGATGGTGGGTTCCTGTCCTGTCACTGGTCGCCTTGATGACAACCGTCTTCATGTTCATGAACTTCAGGGTTGTCATCAAAGGAACGGTTTCTGTTGTCATGACTGCTATGCTGTCGTCTTTTGCATTCACTGGAGGCTCTCTGGCTGACCCATATGGGCTCGGAGGAGTAATCTGGATGGGTCTGGTGTGGGCATTACTGTTCGCCTGTCTGGCGTGGTCCTATGCGCGTCAGAGCGGACGATCCAGATGGGCTGTTGTTATGGTGACACAGATGACATCATTCCTTGTGTCATACAGTCTTGTGCTGTCATCAGTCAGTGTCGCCATCTCATCTGTCATCGGTGCAGTAGTTGGTCTGCTCATGTTCGTCATTGTCTACAGTGTGATGGGCAGGAACCATTTCAGGGCAAAGAACGTTCCATCTAACTCTATGGATGACAAACTTGCTGGGACACTGGTAGACAGTGCTGATTTTATTGGCTGGAACTCTGCTCTTATGCCAGAGAAGGATGACAAGGGCTCTGTGCTGGTCTGGAACGAGGATCACGCCTACATGATTCATCCTGTTCTCATGAGTTCACCGTTCGGAACAATTGGTCGCAAGAGCCAGCGTCTCTCATACAACAGGAAGAGCATCACTCCGTGGCTCAATCATCTGGTGTACAACAAGGTTCCTGTTTGGCGCTCACAAGGTGCTGACATCACAGTCATTCTGCTTGACCTGAACAGGCGCAATGGTGACAAGATTCGTGTCATCTCTCAGCCTGTGCCTGACTCCAAGAAGGTTATTCCTGTTGTTGTTGCTCCAGTGAGCAGAGTCAGGAAGCCAAACAAGATTGCAGCCATTTTGCAGGATGTTGACAAGATGCTGGCTGACTCCAAGAGGATTCTCTCATACTCTCAACTCAAAGCACTGTCAGGTATAGGTAACACAGGAGAAGAGCCAGCAGAGGATGCTGACAACTCAGTGGATTCAGAGCCAAAATCAACAGATGCTGACACTCATGAATCATCTGCTAATAGTAATGATTCTGAGGGCAGCAAGAAGGATGACGATCAAGAGTAAACGTTCTCTCCTCTGTTGACAGGTAAATATAGACAGAGCAACCAGTAAGCAAGCCCGTTCGTACTTTTGATGAGGTACTGAGCGGGCTTGCTCTTACTCTCGTTAAGATGGGTTGAGTACATATGTCGGTTTGATACCTGATGGACGATTTGAAGGAGACGCTGAACGTTGGCTGTTAAAAATGATGACTTCGCCTCATTGCACATGCACTCTGACAGATCGCTACTCGACGGTTTCGCCACACCTCAAGAGTACGTTCAGAAGGCTCTGGATCTTGGTCAGCGCGCACTGGGACTAACAGATCATGGTAACTTGTTCGCCATTAATACCTTCATCAACTCAGCCAGAAGCGCTGGACTCACCCCTGTACCTGGTTGTGAGTTCTACATGGCTCCAGTCAACCCTGAAGGCAGTAAGGTGGATCATCCTGTCTTCTACGGGCGTGACGGACGTAAGGATGAGAACTATGACGTGTCAGCCAATGGAGCCTATCTTCACCTGACTGTATGGGCTTACAACAACACTGGCATGGACAACCTGAAGATACTCTCGTCTGAGTCTTATGAGCCCAGTCGTGTTCATGTCAAGCAGCGCATTGACTTTGAGATGCTTGCTGACCACAGTGAAGGACTTATCGTCACTACTGGTTGCCCGTCATCTGAGGTGTGTACTCGACTTCTGATGGGACAGGATCGTGAGGCGTTCTCCTATGCTGGTCAGTTGAAAGAGGTCTTTGGTGACAAGATGTTCGTTGAGATTATGGATCACTCTATGGACATTGACCTGGAACGGATTCTGTTGCCTAAGCAGTTGGAGATCTCTAAGAAACTAGGCATTCCTCTGCTGGCGACAAATGACTGCCACTATGCGCACGAGCACGACGCACAAGGTCATGAGGAGATGCTGTGTATCCAGTCTGGTGCTCTCATGTCTAATCCAACCTATGAGCAGGGTGGTAAGCGTTTTGCGTTCAACGGTAACGGATACTACATGAAGACCTCTCAGGAGATGGAGAGACAGTTCCCTAAGGATGACTTTCCTGGAGCAATCAGTAACACTCTCTTGATTGCTGAGATGGCCTCTGACATTACTCTTGACTTTGACGCTCACTTGAAGCCAAAGCCTGTTATTCCTGCTGGGTTCACTTCTGAGGGTCAGTTCTACCAGCACCTTATCAATCAAGGGTACCAGAGACTATATGTCAATCGTAACTATCCTGACAAGGCAACTAGGAAGAGAACGCTGCAGGAGGCCACTCGTCGTATCATGGAGGAGTGGAACGTTATCAACTCCTCTGACTTTGTTGGGTATATGCTTGTTGTTCGTGACTACCTAAACAGAACAGAGAACGACTACTCTGTGAGGAACAAGGCTGGTGAGATTCTGGCCTCGTCAGTGGGTGTTGGTCGTGGTTCTGTTGGTGGAAGCATTCATGCCTATCTTCTGGGAATCTCTAAGGTGGATCCGATTGAGCACGATCTGCTGTTTGAGCGTTTCTTGTCTCCTGGTCGTGGTGCTGTGTGCTTGCTGACATTTGATGATGGTTCCACTGAGGAAGTCATTGTGTCTGATGAGAGGGTTGTCATGTCATCTGATGGTTCTACTGAGAAGCGCTATGTTCACCAGATCAGTGTTGGTGACACCATTGTGTGTGATGAGCAGGCTGCCTGACGCCAAGTCATCAGAAGAGATGGTTTCAACAGAAAAGAGATTCTGTAGTGATGTATGGTTGCTTGTGTCACTGTTCTTTCAATATGCTATAATGGTGATCAGAAGCACTGCATAGTTTTGACGACCTAGAAGAACTGAGGAGAGTATGAATGGCTGACAACAAGAGCGTAGACAGCAAAAAGATGTCTGATGATAGCAAGAGTGACCGTCAGATAGAGTTGTACAAGAAGTACCGGCCACAAGTGTGGAGCGACCTGATTGGTCAGCAGGACGTCGCCAGAACCTTCCAGAACGCCATCTCTTGGGGTCGTGAGTTCTCTGCCTATGGTCTGTTTGGTCCTCGTGGTTGTGGTAAGACCTCTGCTGCGTTCATCTTCGCCAAGGCTGTCAACTGTCTGGATCCTCAGCCTGACGCCAACCCCTGTAACAAGTGTGACGTGTGCCGTAACATTGATGACAACAACCAGTTCGGTGTTGACTACGTGTCTATGGCTAACAAGGGCTACAAGGAGGATGTTCTTGAGATCATGAAGCAGTCAAGGATGAAGGCTGACATCAACAGACGTGTCATCATCCTTGACGAGGTGCACAATCTCTCCAAGAGCGCCTTTGACTCCATCCTGATTCCTGTTGAGTCCAAGGACATGAACGCCACAGTCATGTTCTGCTCAACTGAGTCTGACAGGATTCCTGACACTATCTCGTCACGTATCCAGTCAAGGAAGTTCAGTCTTGTTCCTGGTGACATCATGACTGAGCACATGAAGCACATTCTGGAACTGGAGGGAGAGACAGTCAGAAGCGACATCCTTCGTGCTGTTGTTCGTCGTGGTCGTGGCTCTGTTCGTGACACACTGACCGTTCTTGATGAGGTTCTGGTCTCTGGTGGTATTGTGTCAACAGATGTTGGTTCAGACATCATTGAGGCGCTTGCTGACCTGAGTGTCCCAAACGCTCTGGATGCTGTGATGAGAGGTGTCTCAGAGGGTCAGGACGGGAGAGTTATTGCTGAGGAGTTGTTCTCGAGCATCCGTGACCTCATTCTCATTGGCTCTGGTGTGACTGAGATTATTCCTCCTGTTGAGAACGAGAAGCAGGTCATCAAGAAGTTGCACAACCTGAAAGGCATGTTTGCCATTCAGGAGGAGATTGGTGACGCAATCAACAGAATGTCTATTGGTACTGACTCACGGATTCTTCTGGAGATTGCTCTTGTCAAGGCGTTCAAGTCTCTCAAAGAGATTAGGAGTGCTGCATCTTCATCTAAGAAGCATCTGACTTCTAACAGCAACTCTGCAAACACTAGTCAGAAGAGCAATGACTCTTCCCTCGCATCACCTTCTGGTTCAGGCAGGCGTCGTGTCAGACAGGACTGAGTATCAACATCTGTTGACATAAAAAGAATGGTCGATCATTTGGCAATTAAGGCATCGCCAGATCGACCATTTATCGTTGATTAAATGTCCTTGGTACCAATATCTAAAAAATAGCGCTTTAATCTGTTGTACTTGTGAATGCGTAACATACATCACCAGATGATACAAGATAGAACAGAATGGACATGATGATGTTCGGTGTGCTAGGATGATCGATGGAATAATGTCGATAATAAGGACACTTCTAGATTGCTTGCATTCATCTTTGGACTTATTGCCTCTGTGCTGCTTGTTGCTATCTCGTACAGCAGTAGTAACAAGACCATTACGATTCTGTCAGTACTGATGTCATCCGCTGTAGCAATCCAGTACCTTCTACTTGGAGCATATGGGGCAACAGCGCTGAGTATTCTCTCTATCATTTTTGCAGTAGCAGCACTGCTTCTAAGTAAGAAACCATATTGGAGATTCAGGAACATTGCTCCAGTTGTTGTTGTGTCAATGACTGTTCTGTTTCTGGTAACAGGTGGCTCACTATCTGGATTCAACCTACTTCCTTTAATCGGTTCAGTTCTCATGTCCTGCCTAGTCCTGGTTGAGAACAAGTGGGCTATCAAGGTCATTACTCTTGTTGCTGGTATTGTGTGGCTTGTCTATCAGATTCACACAGGTGCTTGGGGTCAGATTCCAGGACAGATCTTCTACTTCACGTTATGGTTTATCTCAGTTGGAAACATGTTGAAGAACACCTCTGTCAGCAAGCGCTTCAGTGGTCTTGTTTCATGTTCATCAAAACACAACATGTAGTGTTTCTAATCACTTGTTAGCACCAGGTATAGTGCTTAGGTCCCATCTCATCAGTACCTCAACTTGTTAGATAATAAAGGGTATATGTTTTAAGAACGAGTTGATGATGGAGGTCTTTCAGGACTATGGATCTTAGTGGAGTTGTTGACAGGTACTGTGGTCATGACGAGGCGATCATGAATGAGAACGCCAACAAGAACAGCAAGGTATTTGCGACACAGAGAGACCTTCTAGCGGGTAGCATCAGCAAGGAGTACGCATTAGAGAAACTGCTCCCCAAGAACGTCGCTGAGGGCCACAGAAACGGATGGATTCACTTCCATGACCTAGACTATACACTGAACGCCTCTGGTGGCTTGTACAACTGTATGCTGATTGACTTTCCGGGGATGCTCAAGCATGGGTTCACTCTTGGCGAGGCTGAGATCAGTACACCCAAGTCATTGAAGACCGCTGGCGAGGTCATTCCGCAAATCATTGCTAACGTGTCCTCAAACATGTATGGTGGAGTCAGTGCCCACAGACTTGACGAGTTCCTGGAGCCATATGCTGTCATCTCATACAGAAAGACCCTGAAGAAGAACTTTGCCAGGATGGCTGAGTTTGACGGAGTTGTCTTGACTGAGGATGAGATTGACTCTCTTGCTGACTACTACGCCTCACAGATAGAACAGACTGACAATGAGTTCAAGATTGAATTTGATAATGTCGAGAAAAATGACTCTGGGCTATCTGAGAAGACGCTTCAATTTGTAGTTGACATCTCTAAGAATGATGTTATTAAGGAGGTGTTTGATACTTTTCAGTCACTTGAGACAGAAATTTCATCACTGTTTTCAGGAAACGGTCAGACGCCATTTGTTACGTTTAATTTCGGTTTAAGTACTGGATTCTGGGGACGAGAGATCCAGAAGGGAATTCTACAGAACAGACTCATTGGTCTAGGCGAGGACCACAGAACACCTGTCTTTCCTAAACTTGTCTTCACTCTCAAAGATGGAATCAACCTTAAGAAGACCGATCCTAATTATGACATCAAACGCTTGGCTGTCGAGTGCTCTGCCAAGAGGATCTACCCAGACATTCTCTCGTATGAGAAGGTCATGGAGATCTATGGATTCTTTGTCAGTCCAATGGGTTGTGTTGCTGGAGACGAGACTGTTGACTACAATGTAGATGGAACTGATTACTCAACCAGTATCTCTGAGATGTGGGACATGTTGTCATCTCAAGGCGTCAAGAAACAGGTCAATGGTCAAGATGAGTTCATTGACTTGTCTGGGGTCACAGTGAATGACAGCCACAGATCCTCATTGGAGCAGTCTAATGTGTTCAGGATGGTCAAGAACTACAACAACCACTGGCTCAGGATTACTACTACTGACTCAGAGCATAATGAATTCACTTTGACATGTACAACTGATCATCCTCTGGCTGTCTATGAGCAAGGTCGGGTTCTTGCTGACAACCTGAATGCTGGTGACAAGTTGATCAAGTCGCTTGACAGTATTCAGTCGTTGACTATACCGCAGCAAGATCGTCTGTTAGAGGTTGTGTCGATTGAGCCTGTTGACATTGATGAACCGTCATACGACCTTACCACTGACAGCGACTATTTCGATGTCTCTGGAATTGTGTCTCACAACTGTCGATCCTTCCTAACCGAGTACAGAAGCCCAGAGACAGGTGAGGTGGTCACATACGGTCGTCGCAACATTGGTGTCGTCTCACTGAACCTTCCTAACATCGCTCTGAGCACATCCACTCCAGAGGAGTTCATGAGACTTCTTGATGAACGCGCCATTCTTGTTCATGACGGACTGATGTACCGTTACAACAGGCTTGCTGGCACACTAGCCAAGAACGCTCCAATCCTCTACCAGTACGGCGCTACAGGGCACAGACTCAGTAGTAATGAGATTGTTCAGCCCATCTTTGACAACGGTGAGGCTACCGCTTCCATTGGCTACATTGGTCTGCATGAGGTTGCTACAAGGTTTTGGGGTAATGACTGGCAGGACAATGAAGAGGCTAAGGCGTTTACTGTTGGTGTGCTGGAGCGTCTGAACTACTGGAAGAGCAAGTGGGCGGATGAGACAGGGATTGCCTTCTCTGTGTATGGAACTCCTGCTGAGAGCCTGTGCTCACGGTTTGCAGCAATAGACAAGGAGACATTTGGAGAGGTCAAGGACATCACAGACAAGGGGTACTATACCAACTCGTTCCATCTGGACGTGAGGAAGAAGGTCACTCCGTTTGAGAAGATTGACTTCGAGTCCGCCTACACTCCTTTGAGCACTGGTGGAAACATCTGCTATGTTGAGCAGCCATCACTTGTCAAGAACCTGGACGCATTTGAGGCAATCTGGGACTACATGCATGACCATGTTCCATTCTCAGGAATCAACACTCCTATTAGCAGATGCCTGAGTTGTGGATACCATGGTGACTTTGATGCTGATGTCAAGGGATTCTTCTGTCCTGAGTGCAGTAACAGAGATCCTGAGACGATTGAGGTCATTCAGCGCATGTGTGGGTACATCTCATCAGTTGGTATCAGGAAGCCTATTTCTGGTCGAGTCAAGGAGATTAAGTCCAGAGTGAAGCACGGGTAGTTTGTAAACCACAGAGATAGACTAAGGGCGACTCAAGTTTTCAAGAGTCGCCCTTGGTCTATCTGTATCATCTTGAAGAGAAATGAAGAATCACCTCTGTCTTTGATGGATTGAAGGTAGTGAAACCCATGTCAGAATCCTCAGAGAAATGAACACTACTCCAAAACTTTTCCCTCCTTCTCCATTCTTCTGATGAAACATTGTCGATTAAATCGCCATAATTCTGATAAGAGAAGTCTTTGCACCATTCCTCCGTATTCAGAGATTTGGTGTATGAGTCATCCCTGGATAGCACTTTGAACAAAGTTGTTCTATATCCTCTATCCTTTGGGCCATCAATAAAAAGAACCTTGTAACCAAAGTTTGCTACACTATACGTGTTATCCATATCCCTTAAATAGTCAACATATTTTGAGCAAGCAACTGGTAGTACACAGCCGAAATCTCTGATTTTAGTACTACTATTTTCCTCAGAAGAGTTGTAGTACTCGAAACCAGCGTCTTCCCATGTAGCATCTGGATTGTTCTTCAAAACTGATTCACATTCATGAATCATTTCTCTCATCTTTGAGTAGAAGACTTCATTCAACAAACACTTAGTTTTATTGAGAGCATCAAATGGATGAAGTTCTGTAATAAACCAGTCATGTGCCTTGATGCTCATTTATTAGACCTATTCTTTACCATGTCTTGTAGTTCTTGACGAACGTGCTTGAGCGCAATACTAGTGTCAATTCTGGACGGATTAAAAAAAGAAAGCCCAATACTAGAGAATGACTTTTGTGGAAGACCCTCCCAATACTTTTTTCTTTTCTCCCACTCCACATCAGAGACTCCATCCTCTTTGTCAGTGTTATTCCAGTATGAAAAATCCCTACCAATATTTTTATCTTTTATTGCCTTAAAATAATCATCTGACTCTGAGAACACCCTAAAGACCACATCATTGTCATCTGGACCAGGAAGTATAGTAACCTCATAACCAATGTCAGCGTCGCTGAATGTTACTGACATATCTCTATAGAGCCGGTCAGTAAGATCAATGGTTTTATACACCAGTTGACCGATCCTGTCTCTTGTAGGAAGTTTCTCTTCTCCATGAGAGGAACTAAGGCGCATCAGTATTGTATCATTCCAGGTAATCTCTCTGTCTTCTGCGTTAAGAACAGCCTCACCAGCAGTAAGAATGTTGTATGACATCTTCTTCAAGAAAATTGGCTCAATCACGCTCTTGATGTCATTCATTAACTGAAATATGTTGGCATTCTCTACTAGAATCCAATTATACAACTTTATACTCAAGAAAGTCACCTCTTGTGTGGTATTGTTAAGTCTTCTCACAGAGAGTATACCACACAAGAGGTGACAGATCAAGAACTCATCATTCTCTGCTTCGTATTTTAAATGAAGCAGGAATTTTACAGAACCACTTACTTATCATTGAATCGTATTACCTGTTTCTTGTACCTGTAAATTCCATCTCCATCAAATTCAAGAAACTTGGTCCCAAACATCTGACTAGCATCTGATGGGTCTGCTGAGTTAATGTGAATGAATGATGAATCAACTATGTGAATAATCTTTTCATTTACACTCTTCTGGAAGTCGTTAGCAGGCTCAATCAGAAACTCTTTGTAATCTCCAATGATCCATAGGGAAACTTTGTTGGGAGACAGAACAGAGGCTTTGAAGAACGGATTCATGTAAAAATCAAGATCTTCATATTCATTACTGGTCTTACTGATGTTATTAAGATCAACTAGAACGATACATCCATTGTCCTGATACTTCTCACCTCTGAACTCAAGAATCTCCTGATAGAAGGCCAAAGGAGCAGTAAAATCTATCTTGTTGTTCAAATCAATCAGGACTCTCTTTGTTCCGCTCTTTCTAATCTGGTATGAAAGCATTTCCCTAAGATTACTGGACTCTTGCTTATTGTTAACAGACATGATAATGTTATCATAGTCGCTGAAAAATACTGGACTGCTGTACACGTTGGTTCCGATATGAATTCCTGAGGCGCCACCTTCACCTACCTGAATCCTATGCTCACTTACAAGAAGAATGTCATTTCTACAGAACTTGATGGCTTTTTCTACCTTGCTATCACGACCCATGATGTTTATAATCAATTGATCTTTTAGTGTTTGTGATAGTTCTATTCTTTCTAAGAGAATTGCTAAATTCCTCTTATCTAATCCAGTAAGTTTGGAGACCGCATCATGACTAATACTCAGATGTGTTATTCTGGAAATGGATTGCTCTTTTTGTTTTGTGCCGATCTGCTCAAAAATACTATTAATAGCATCAACTAATTGCAAGATAGGGTTACCACTGCTGTCAATCACATTCCCATTGGAATCAACCACATAGGATCCGCCTGCACTCAAGTCAAGATGGAACTGAGGTTTTTCTTCTGCAACTGCTTCGATTTCTCTGTGATCTCCAACAACGACGGTCTTGCTATCACACTCAAACCCGAATGAGTTAACAATTCCAGGATTGTTCTCAAGCGTCTTTCTGGCTTCATCACGCAGAAAGTCCATCGCTTGTGTGTATGTCAGGTCGTGCTTCTTACTGAACTCCCTGACAGCCTTCTTCATGTTTCTGTTCTCAGTCATATCCTCTTGCACCTATCCTATGAATCGTCCGCACACAACCACTACAACAGGTGAGAGTACCTGAATCCAGTTTTTCTATCAACTTGTTTATAATTCTTCTCGCAAGAAAAATTTACCTGTAGTGATTGCCAAGAACCTTCAGATACACACATGAGTCACACAACCAACCTCAAAGTGTTTGCACAATAGTCAGTTGAAAGTTATCTGTCAGCAGGAGGTGCGGCTCCCGCTATGATGTGCATCAGGCGTACCACAAAGCCGCCTGTATGATGAAAGTATATCATCAAACAAGCGGCCCTGTCAACAGATGTAGAGAACAGATCAAATACTCATACATGGAGCAATGAGTTTTTAGACTCTCAGATCCTCTTTCAGATCGTTAATCTGCTGCCTACAGAAGCCCTTGATCCTGTGTGACGCCTTCCTGGAGAACCTACGAGACCTGGGATCGTAGCCATCATCATCCTTCCTGCGAGCCTTGATGAACTTATCAATCCTCTCCACGGTCTTCTTGACCTTCTCGTACTGATGGTCGTCAATCTCCTTGTGCAGAGCATACTTCCTGAACGCAGCAATCTTGTCAAGAACCTGCTGCTTGTTCTTCTCGGGAATCCTTGATGTCTCAGCAACCCATTCGTTCAGATCCTTGTTGCCTCGCTCACTGTTGCAACCAATACAGGCAAGAGCCATGTTCCCATACCGTGTAGCACCAGGAGGCGGATTCTTGGCGTTCACAGGAGTCAAATGCTCACCACTTGGAGCACTCTTGATCGTACCATGACTGTTACCTCTGGTGAACGGCCTGTGACAGTAGCAACAACGACCACCAAAGAACATCACAGACGCAATATAACGCTCACGATTCATGTCATTCAAGGCAGACGTCATCACTACACGATACGTCCTATGCGTACTGTCACGACCATCATTCTCCCACTCCTTGGAAAGAGTCATCGCCCCAACATTCTTAGCAATAATCTCAGAGAAAATCCTCAGGTTCATGTCATGACCAAGAAATTTACGAGTCCTGATGGCAACAGGATCACCACTACGTAAGAAGTCATACACGTTATCAGTAGCACGACCAAAACGCCTCTGCAACTCAGGATCCTCAGTACGCTCCTTGTACTTCCTGTAAAAATCCTGAATGAAATGATAGTCACCCGAGTCGAACTGCTGAGACACACTCTGAATAGACTCATCAAACTCACGCCTCGTGATAGCAGCACCATGACCAAACACCATACCAGGATTAGGCGAAGATGGCTTCACACCAGAAGTGTTGCTAGACTGCTTCTTGCTACTGGAATCAGACCCCTCAAGACCACGCTTCACACCTTTAAGAATCTCATGCTGCTTTTCCAAAGCATCCTCATTAATCTTAGAGATCTCAGCATCACTCAACGACGACTCAACATGCTCAATATGCTTACACCGACCACGACCAACATTCTCCGGCCTAGCCCTACACACAGACACAGTACCATCAGCATTGATCCCAACACGACGAGCCTCAGCCATACCAACACACCCCACCAACACCTAGAAAACAAACACTCCTGTAAGAAGTTTCTAAAACAACACAGAAGTGTTTGCAAAGAAGGATGTAATAGAAGCCAGCAAGTCTGTCAATCAGATAGCAAATTTCTCACCACAAGAATCTTTATGAACAGCAAGTATGACAGAAAACTACTCCTGCTGCTTCCTCCAAACATTCACACTAGTTCCACAATCAAAAACCTGAACGTAACCCTCAGCCAACAACACATCAGCATTAGTCAGTTTGGTGCCGTCCTCCAAGAATCTTGGGTACACATCACCAACTTCAAAACCTAGTAGCCTGTCAGCAGAGACACGACGAGCAGCAGAGTCTCGGATAAACGCAGGACCTGTACCGTTTTTGATACGTACCCAGGTAGAACCAGGACGATTAACCTTCTTCTGTTCCCATCCATCAAACATTAATTCAGTGGATCCGTAACCAGTAGAAAGATCCACATATGACACTACAGAATCTGGTTCAACCTGATTGAAGAAATACTTGTCACACTTGCTGAAACCACCTTGAATATGCCAGTCGGTCTTAGAGCAAGCACGAATAGCCTCCCACTCGACGTCTTTCCTGAATCGCGCTGGACCATATGTTTGCACATGAACCAGATCGTTCTTGTAAAAGAGCCCTAGACACAAAGTCTGTCCATTTGATGCGCCTAGCATGTGGTTCTCTTTGAGGAATTTGTTGGCTCGTTTTTGGGAGATCTCATGAAGAGTACACTGACGAGCGCCTACAGAATTAGAGCACAAACTGAGTTTTGACTTGACAATAGAGACGAAGATGTCACAATCCATCCAGTCAAAGTACTGCAACAACGTAAAGCCAGCATCATGGGCCATAAGGGTACGTGCCTGATGGTACTTCTCTGCTTGTGGTATGTGCTTACTGCTTTCACACTTGCCAGTGTCTATGAACTCTTTACAGCGTCCTGTCAGGTGAGCATAATGAATCGTAGAGTTATGAGTCACTGCTGGGTTAATCTCAATAAGTAGTTTCTTGTCTGGCACACCAAGATCAGCATACACATCATCTCCAAATCTAACCTCTGTCTCAAATTCTAGACCCGTAGCGTCCTCAAGAGACTTCTTCCACTCATAGTTAACCTTGGAGATCCTGCTGCATCTTTCAGCAGCCTTCTTGCGAACTTCTGGAAGCATGAAGATGTTCTTAACTCCGTACTTCTTAAAAACAGAATCCCTTGCCTTCTTCTGAAACTCATCTAACATAAACGGATTTGGAGCGCCATACCTCTCCATACAGGTAGCAGCAATCTTTTTTCTAACCTCCTCGCTTTTCCATGGATTGCCACCAAATCTCTCCATGAAGGTCTCATCACGCTTCTTCTGAACCTCTGGTGCACGAGAAGGGTTATCTACACCATAGTGATCCATGCATGTCTGACGCTTCTTATCCTTTATCTCCTCCAACTGAGATATGTTGTCAACCCCATACTTTTCTCTCATTGTCTTCAAATAGTTTTGTTGCTGCTGCTCTTGGTCAACAGTTGCTTGAGCACATTTTCTAGAGCAGGTAGATGCTGGGTTGTTTCTATTAAACATAGACAACTCAAACTCCTTACCGCACACCACACAATTTCGGTAGTGAGGCCCTGGGCAGAACTTGGATGTCTTGCGATCAGACATGAAGGTCTTTCCACAACCATCCATCTGACACACGCACTCAACCTGTTTCCTTGGACGAGCACGACGACACTCATCAGAACAGAATTTACTAGGTTGTTTAGGCTGAGGAACAGGGAACTTCTTGCCGCAGATAACACACTCTCCGAAGTGGTCACGCTTGCAGAACCTAGCCTTTGAGCGGTTGGTCTCAAACTCCTCGCCACAAAAGTCACAAATCTTCTTCATAGTTAGACTTTCCGATCTTTTCTTCTACGTACTTCATCAGTTGGTATAAGTATACCACAACCATACCTCAAGATCAAGACTTTTGTCCTGTCGCTGTAGGAGATGACGATATTTTTGCCATAAAAAAGCCATAGAATGGATAGAAAATGCGAATCAGAGAAATAAAAAAGATTAACCCAAAATCCTCAAAATGTATTGAGGTCTCTGGAGAAAATAGATTATTTTCTGTTATCAGTAATAATCAAAATGGTAGTATTGTATCACATAATAGTGTTGCTCAGAGAAATTTGATCTTCGCGTGCGTGGCTCGTCCAGATCGCTGGAGGTTTTTGGGAGTGGATCTCAAGAAGGTCGAATTATCTCAATTCAGAAAGTACTCAAATGTTGTTTTAGGGATTGCTACAGAAAAAGAAGATGCTGTAACAATTATGAATTTTGCTCAGCAGACAATGATGAAGAGGTATGCTGAGATGGAACAACTCGGAATCAACGATTTTAGAAAACTTCCTAACCCGGGCTATAGTCTCATGCTGATGGTAGATGAGGCAGGTGAGCTCTTCGGACAATCAGGTGTTAAAGGAAATGACCAAGCAAAAGAAGATGATGCAATGGCTGCCGAATGCCAAGTCATCGCTGGTTCCATTGCTCGCCTTGGCCGTGCCGCTGGTGTCCACATGGTTCTTGCAACCCAGCGCCCTGACGCCAAACTGATCCCAGGTGAGTTGAAGGCGAACCTGGCTGTTCGTATCACCTGTGGTCGTGCAACCTCCACCGCTTCCACCATGGTTCTTGAAAACTCTGAAGGCACTCGTGTCAAGCCTTTCCCTCGTGGTCGCCTCTACCTGCAGATCAACGGTTATGGTGCTCACGCTCAGGGGTTCTATGCAGAGACTGACTGGATGGACAAGTATCTTGAGGCTAAGGGTCTGAATCCTGATGGCACTCCTATTGGCAACAGGCAGTCACGTCTTGCACATCTTGCGGACATGTCTGAGTTTGACGGTACAGATCTGGATGAGCGTTCTGGTATTGATAACTCTGCTGTAATCGACCGCATTCGTGAGGAGGAGCAGAACGAGGACTTCTCTGCACCGTCTGATGACATGGAGCGTCCACAGATTGGTCTTGTTTCTAAGAAGACGAGCAGACCTGAGGACGACTGGGACTCGTTCATGGATGAGATTACTGAGGACGCTGGAATGTAAGCACCTGTCATCCAAGGAGAACTTTTACTCGCTCTGAGCCAGCAAACCTTCTTCAATCACCTGTTTCCTGAATGCTTCTGTCAGGAGACAGGTGATTGCTTATTCTTATAAGAATCTTTCAATATATAACCAAAACCAATTTTACACCATATGACTCTATAGATCTTGTAGAAGGGTTTTGAGGCTCATGGCCGGGTACTTGTTCGTGGTCGGTTAGTCCCCTTCTCTTGTGTGGTGCTCTCTGCGTTCCATCTCCTTGTCTCTGTCAGAAGACCACCTCTTGCTCTTGTGTGTTGTTGTCACATAGTGTATACTGGTACTTCATCAAATCTGTGATCTACAGACTGTTCAGGCAAGTTGAATCGTTTTGAGTTGAGGTGTTGTAGTGACTTCTGAGAATGAGTCGTCTATGGGTGACTGGCAGGTCATAGACAGAAGTGATAACATGTACATGCTTGAGTTGCATGAGGGTCGTGTCATTGCTTCTGTTAATGCCGTGAATGTTGTTCGGCCAACACTTGAGATCAAGGTTCTTCTTGCTGACAGTGCAGATGGTAATGACGTTTACAACGATGGTGGTGGTACTGAGTGTCTTGTGGAAGAGGTTCTAACCATTGCTTTTACTGGCAGACGAGGTCAGGCTGACGAGATGACCTCTCATGGTGTCTCAATGAGTCATCTTCCTGATGGGTGGATTCTTACTCTGGCGGAGCGCTGTGCTGATGCTGTCAATGCTCTTGCGTCCTACAACCTTCCTGGCTTGTATGGTGACGAGTACCGTGTTCGTGTTCGTAACTGCTTCACAGACACGTCAAAGACCACTCACTACTACGATGTGGTCAGGAGCCTGGTTGAGTCAATCAAGCCTGGTGACTTCATGATGTCTGCTGGGCTTCTGAGTGTTCTTGCTTGCGGTGCTGTAGTGGATATGTATGAGTTCCAAGGTCTTGTCAGCACCTCTGCTCTACCTGTCTATCTGGAGCATCTAAGAGCCCAGCAGAGCGATTACAAGAACTCTCCCGTACCAAGTATCCTCTACTCGATTCTAGTCCCTTCTGTTGGCTGTGACGACCTGATGCTGTCTCCTTCGTCAAAGACTCTGGTCTACATGGGAGCATTTGACTCTGTGATCTCTGTTCAGGATGTGCACAGAGCCAGGATGATGCTTTCCACAGACTACAGTCGTCGGGTGTTCTCCAGAGGTGTTGCTAAGATGGAGACGGACCTTTTCAGGGGTTTTGACTGGCAGATGTTTCATCGTGTCACAGGTATTGTCAGCCAGGACACGTTTGCTGGCATCACAGACGAGTTCATGAGTCTAGGGTTTCGGAAAGTCATGAAGGACTTTGAGGACGCCGGAGCAGAACCTCGAGACGTCTATCGTGTCTCACATCTCATCTCTGCCGCCTATGTTGCCAGAGGCGTGTACGAGCAGATCGCTTCCTACCGCAACTCATCAAGCACTTCTTCTGATGTATGTGTGGATGATTCAACCAATATGCCAGAAGAGATAGGGAACACAACAAGCACACTTGACTGCCACAGTCTTGCAGGTGATTATGCTGAAAGGTTTATTAGTCTGATTGGTGACCTTCCGTACACTCTCTCTTCTGAGATAGCAGTTGCTCGTGTCTTTGTGCACAACATGCTCTTACTTGCTTGGGCTCTTTCAGTTGGAGGAGGCAGCAATTCTGACAATGAGTTCTTCAAGAGAACGGCTGGTCGATCTGTTAGCAGCATCTACAAGAAGTTCAACAATAGGGCTTACAGAGATGATTTCAGGACAGGGGTCTTTCCTGTTGCAACAGAATGTGTCTACAAGGCGCTACTGTGCGAGTTCTTTGCTCTTGGTGGAATGGAGATCGGAGACGTTCTTTCCTCGCCTTACAGAGAAGAGTGGGTCACTGACACTCTTGACGTGATTATCTCTTCTGTTATTGAGGCAAAAACTGATAGTGATCAGGTATAGTTATAGTAATCATGTATAGTGTAGTCAGCTCTTCAAGCACAAAAGTTCTTGGTGCTTTTCTATGTTTTAACAATCTTGCTCTTGTTAGTTTTAGTCAGACATACCTTGACTCGTTCACTATTTCTATCTACAAGGACACTGACTCTTTTGACGATGTTGATGACCTTGACATGGATGCAGCACTCAGTGTCAGTTTCTCTTTCAGAGGCGTTGATACATTTGAGTTAGAAGAGTTGATAAGAATTCCTTTTGTGTCTAAAATTGATGATGACAACTGGATTTTTCGTCTTGCTCGTAGCCTATCTGGGGTTGTCAGCAGAGTAAGATGTGACTATGACTCTCCTGTGCTTGTCAACTTTCAGATCACTGAAGGAGATCTTGTAGATGACGATCCTAATGGTATGCTCAACCTGCTACACATTATTCAGGAAGTCTCTCAGAGAGATGACTTGACGGACAGCATTGAGGTCTCTGCTGGCATTCTTAGCGCTCTTGCTTACAGAATTAGTTACTCCAGTGCTGATGAACTGGTCTCCAACTCATACAACAAGGATGTGTCCACCTCATACCTGTTCAGCGAAAAGACAGATCTTGTTCCTTCACTTCTGGATGTCATCTACTCCTTATTGGTTCCGTCAAGCAGGGCGTCTGAAATTTCAGTGCTTGCTGATTCTGATACTCGACTAAGGTCTTTGATGTTTGGTGTTCGTGACATGATTGACCCAAGTTCTCATCTCTGCCAGATAAGAAAAATTCTTGCCAAAGAGAATGACAAATTCGACATTGTTGCCAGTTTAATCATTAGTGACGATCTTGCGTATGTTGTTCAGAAAGAGATGAAAGATGATCTCTTCGACTCTGGATGGGGCTATCTTTTTAATGAGCGAATGTACAAGAACTTGCTGGATTTTCTTCCTGAGACAATAGGAGAACTCCAAAGAATTAGCAAGCGAACAGACATGATCTACTACATTCCTCTGGTTTTGGCGATGAATTCTGTTATCTGCTCATCTTCGGTTAAGAGCAGGATTGACTCAGTAATTAAAAAGTATGACAACAAAATAGTCAGTGCTGCTCAGATAATTTCTGATAAATCAACTAAGTACAGCGCTGATGAGGCACTGATAGAGATTTTCCTCAGGAAGGTTGCTTCACTTGTGCGCATTGTCAACAATTCTGACTCCTCTGTACAGCGTTTCTTGTCAAGAGCAATACGATTCTCATTCAACCCTTATTTCACATTACCAGATGGAGAGTCAGTAGGGATTGACTTCACTAATGTTGTACTAGAACACCTTTATGAATCACTGCTTCTAGAGGTGCTGAACCTTTTCTTTGTCTCTGAAGAAGATGTGCTTAAACAGATGCATGGAGAACTAACTGAGATGTTGAGAATTATTCTTATCAGCGCTATAGATGACAGTAAATCCATCTAATACGAATCAGATCCTCTGAGCAGACACCAGAGAGAATCAGAAGCGCTCTCTTTGTGGGCTATTTGTCCTGACATACCACATACACATGGCCTCTCCTGAATCTCGTGCCCAACCACCTGCCATCTCATCTCTAAACCAACATCATTCATTGCTATCTCAACAGAAAGTCGGTGTTCTCGCCAGTGTCGATCCGTTTTTACACCATATGACTCTATAGATCTTGTAGACAGGGTGGTTGCGGTGCCTATTGGATCCCCTCTGCTTTTGACTGGGCTCCTGTTAAGGCCCTTCTCCTACATCCTGCTACCTGCTTGCCTCTGTCAACATTTGTTGTTAAAATCACTTTGTACGTCTTTACTGCCGCCTCTCTTGTACTGACGTACTCACAACACGGATGAGGGCAGGGTGCGTTTAGCCCCTTGTTAACCTCAAGGTTTGACAGACATGTGGAGAAGGACATATGAGCAGAGGAACTAACGAGGACCTTGATCTGGTCTCTATGAATGACAGTGGTCTTAGCATTACCTCAGCCCAGGTTGCTGATGCCTATGACAAGAAGTCCTTGAGTGCCTCACTCATTAGTGACCTTGTTGATAAGAGCGCCTGTCCTGCTCGTTGGCTCGCTAATTCCTTTGTTCTCAAAGAGATCATTGACGAGCCTGTTGACACTCCTGCAACACGAGGTTCACTGTTTCACAAGGTCATGGAGGACTTCTTCACTCTTCCTGGCGAGGAGCGTACCAGCGACGCCTTGAAGGACATCATGAAGACCGTCCTGTCCTCTGACAACTTCCGTGAACTGGGACGCATCCCTGAGGCTCGTCAGTGGCTCATTGACGCCATCAAGAACTACTTCTCCATGGGAGGCAAGCCTGACAGAGTGAAGATTGCTGAGGTTGAGTACAACAACCGCTTCAGCAAGGGTCTTGAGATGTTTGTCAAAGGCCATCTGGGAGCATCTGGACGTGATGTTTTGGGGTTCATTGACCGTATCAGTGTAGACCCTCGTGATGACGTCTCTCTGGTTGTTGAGGACTACAAGGGGCTTGCTCTGGACACTCCTCTGCCTACGCCTGATGGGTGGACTACAATGGGCAAGGTTCAGGTGGGTGACAAGATTCTGGGTACACAGGGAAAGCCTGTCAGTGTGTCTGCCAAGTCGAGCATCCATCATCGTCCGTGCTTCCGTTTATCGTCCAGTGACGGTGGAAGCATCATCGCCGACAATGTTCATCTCTGGGATGTATACGTTGGTGATGAGTTCATGAGTGCTTTTGGTGAGATCGTTGCTGAGCACAGGGTTGTCAGTACTCAGGAACTCCACAACATCATCAAGTCTGGTGAGACTGTCTGGATTGCCAGCCCTGCTCGGGGATTCAGTGGCACGCAGAAGCACAGGGAGTCTGCTGCTAGTCTCTCAAAGGTCTCCAAGCCTTATTTGATTGGTGCCTGGCTTGCTGACGGAAACAGGTTCACTGGAGCATTCAATGTCGTCAAGGGGTCTGAGCAGTACAAGCAACTCATTACTGACTTGTGGCGTATGGGTCTTGCAGACGAGAAAGAGATGAGTACCCTCAGAGACAACCTGATCTCTAACAGCAAGAATGGGGTACTGTCTGAGGCTGACGCCAAGAGTCTTGAGATTCCTGTGTACAGAGTCCTGGAGTCAGAGGATGATTATTGGTTGACCGTTGAGATTGACTCAATGAAGGCCGTTCTTGACAGCCTTGGTCTTCTTGACGTTCCTTCATACAGAGGCAGTGATGAAGGGTGTGGCAAGGTAGTCTGCAACAAGAGTAATAGAGAGCAGGCCGCTGAATCTTACCTGAACTACATGGGTGACACTGGTGAGGAGATCTCTTGGCTTAGGCATGTTCCTGAGGGCCGCAGGATTCCTCTTGGTTTGACTCGTGGTTCTGAGATAGACCGAACGATGCTTCTTCAAGGTATCCTTGCTTACTCCACCTCGTGGTCAAAGTCTCTGGACTCTGGTGTCGTCACTCTGTCGAGTCGAGAACTACTGAATGACGTGGTTGAACTTCTGTCCTATGAGGGTGTTTCTCCATATCATGTGTTCCATGATGACGAGAACTCCATTCACCAGATCTTCCTGTCCGCACACCTTATTGAGACATGGGGGTTCATGCTTCCTGACAGACTTCACTATGAGGCGAGCAGGGCAATGAAAGAGCAGATCGCTAAGAACGGTAGACCAGACCACTTTGACTCCACTGTTGCTCGTCGTGTTGTGTCTGTTGAACCTGTTGAGAGTGTTCCTACTCAGTGTATCCAGGTTGACTCACTAGACAGCCTCTATCTTGCTGGGCCAACTGCTCTGCCAACACACAACACTGGCAAGGTGAAGAAGTGGGTCAAGAAGAACAAGTCTGAGGACGGCCTGAAGGAGCAGCGTCAGCAGATCATCTACTCGATGCTTCTTGAGCAGCAGGGTTACAACGTCTCTACGGCACGTCTCATCTATCCTGTTCACAAAGAGGTAGTGAAAGTTGACTTAAAGGATGAGGATCTGCGTAAGCGTACACTGCACGACATCAATGAGGCTGACAAGTTGATGGATGTTATGCGAGACAGCAACATGTTTGAGTTCAACCCCACCTATCTGTGCTCATGGTGCCCACTAGTGAAGGCTTGTCCAGCCGCCCGTCCAGGAAAGGGCGACAAGGCTCGCAGGGCATACATGCAGCAACCAGAGATTGATGAACTCAGCAGAGGCATCTTCTTCTAACTGGTTGACTTCATCATGTGTCAGCACACTATACTCAGCGTTTAAATTGCTGATGGTGTGCTGACATTCTAGTTTAGCGAGTATGTACAGACAATAGACAATGCTGTTTTCTGGTTGTTGTTTAAGGACGTGATGACATAGAATGGGGTTTAAGAAGGCCAAGCAGGTTGATGTTCCTGACAGAGTACTCTCGTATGAGGAATTTACCGCTCTGTGGAATCATGCTGTTAGTAGCGCTACCTGGCAGGCTGAGAACTATCTCAGGAGCGCTGGTGACATTCTTGATCGTCTGTACAGAAAAGGCTACCCCAATGAGCCAGTTGAGTACTACAGTAAGGACAAGTCTGACATCCTGTCATGCGACATTGCTGACGAGGTTGTCAACCATCTTGTAGAGAAAAAGGTTATTGACGAGAAGGAGTTTGCCTTGGATAAGATTCTGTCGATGATCTATAGTGGTAAGTCAGTCAACCACATCAGACAGAAGATGAGGCAGAAACGGTTCAGGGATGATGTCATAGAGACATGCATTAACGAGCACCTTAAAAATAACCCTGAGTACAACAACAAGTCTCTCAACAGGCATATTGAGATAATGACACGATCCCCGTCTTTTACTAGACTAGATCCTGTGAAGCGTAAGGACAGGCTCATCAGGTCCATGTCCTCCAAAGGGTTCAGTGTGTCTGATACTCTCTCATGGATAGGTAGTCATCCTGAGATGTTCACAAGTCAGGGTAACAACGAGGAGTGGTAGCGATGATTTCTGCAGGTTCCAGGTCCTTGTCGTGGTCGCCAGTCAGTGGTCCTGATTTCCTGCACCGTGCTCTGCTTGGCAGAAAGGTTCCTGTTCTCAGTGCTATGGATCAGGAGATTTTCAGCAACATCGACAAGTTGAGGGTCTACAACGAGGGTGACAAGTTTGAGGATCCTTTGTGGGTTGTGGCTGAGAGGATCAGTGACAGAGTTGATTTTGTTGACTTCATCAGTCTTCTGCTTGACGCCTATGACTCAGGACATGTTGATGACGCTGTTGAGGTGATTAATGCCGTACTTGGGCAGAGCAACAGTATCTCTGCCGCTGGACTGATAAAGATGATGGAGGAGGCACAGAAGGAGGACGGAATATACCCGTTTCTTGCCATTAATCTGTATGTCAGGGACGCTGATTCTGACGAGGAAGTCAAGCATCAGAAGCAGCAAGAGAGAAAATCAAGTGAAGACTTCTGGACCGCATCTTTTAAACGTAAAAGCCCTTTGAACATGGATGCTATCAAAAACTTCAAGTAGAATCTCAATCACTAAGATTTTCTGGTCTAAATGTGCTAACTGAGAGATCTATCTTTATCCTGATTCTTGACAGGAATCTGCTGATTCATTGATATAGCAACGATGTCTCTTGCTTGTGCTGGTTAAAATATGAGATGAGAGACAAGTTTTGAGTGAATGGAGAAGGATTCTTGGCAAGCAGTTCTACCACATCAACTGTGAGCAATGATCAGATTGCGTCAGAGGTTATCAAGTCACCTTCAAGTCAGTGGCTGAAGGACGAGTACTCAGTCTACGCCATGTATGTCATCAGGCAGAGGGCGCTGATGAGCCAGGACGGCCTAAAGCCAGTCAACAGGCGTATTATCTGGGACATGTTCACCAACAACAACCTCCCATCGAGTCGTTTCGTCAAGGCCGCCAGAATTGTTGGTAGCACAATGGGTCGGTTCCATCCACACGGTGACTCCAGTATCTCAGACGCTATGGCGAGAATGGCTCAGAGCGTCACTATGCGTGTTCCGCTGGTTGACAAGTCTGGTACGGTTGGTGCCTTCACTGGTGACGTTCCTGCTGCTCCACGTTACTGGGAGGCCAGGCTGACAAAGGCTGCTCTGGAACTTGTTCGTGAGGTCAAGGAGGGTGCTGTTGAGATTGGCAGAAACTTTGACGGAACAGAGGATGAGCCACACCTTCTTCCTGTTCGGTGGCCTAACAACATTGTCAACGGGACTGAGGGTATCGCTGTTGGTTTTGCTTCCAAGATTCCTCCACACAACCCTGATGAGGTGATTGCTGCTGCTCTGGCTGCTCTGAAGAATCCAGACCTAACCACTGACGAGTTGCTTGACATCATTCCTGGTCCTGACTTTCCTACAGGAGGAGAGATTCTGGGATCTGATGGCATCAGGGACTACATGGAGACTGGTAAAGGAACGTTCTCTGTTCGCGCCAGGTACAACATTGAGCCCATGACTCGTGGTCGTTCGCAGATTGTCTTCTATGAGTTGCCGTACTCTATCAGTGCTGAGAAGATTATTGAGGAGATTCACCTCGGACAGAACGGGAAGCAGGGTGAGAGAGGAAGCAAGCCTGTTCCGCCCAACCCAATCATCTCCAGAGGTGTTTCCAAGGTTCAGGACCTCAGTGACATGAAGAGAGGTGTTCGTTTTGTTGTCACCACCACGCAAGGTACGAACGTCAAGACTCTTCTGAATGAGTTGTTCAAGCGTACATCTTTGCAGTCCTCGTTCCCTGTGAACTCAACTGTTCTTGTTGACACCATGCCGGTTCAGGTGTCTATGATGGACATGCTGAAAGGTTTCTTGGATCTCAGACGCGAGTGTACGACAAGAAGGTGCCGTCACCGCATTGGCAAGATTGACACACGTCTGCACCAGTTGAACGCCATTCTTGCTGTGCTGATTGACATTGACAAGGCTATCAGTATCATCAGGAAGTCGTCTGACGCATCGACAGCAAGAACCAACCTGAAGCGCTCTTTCAAGATTGACGACACTCAGGCAGACTTCATTCTCTCCATGCAACTCAGGAGACTGACCAAGTCCGACTCTCTTGCTGTTGAGAAGGAGAAGAAGAACCTGGAGAAGGAGAAGGGGGAGTTGGAGCAGATTCTTGCCAACCCCAAGAAACTTGACGCTCTGGTCGAGAAGGATCTCAATGATGTTCTTCCAGTCATCTCCTCTGAAAGACGGAGCATCATCAACGGTGCTACATCCAATGAGTTGAAGGAGCAGGCCAAGGTTGAGGCTGCTGCGTCCAAGGAATCAGCAAAGAACACTCCGTGCTACCTGACACGATTCGCTGACGGAACACTACTGAGGTCAGCAGAGCCGTTCTCTTATGCTGCTGGACTAAAGAAGTTCGTCAACACCCCTGTGGTCGAGCAGATTAAGGTGATGTCAAAGGATCAGTTCATCATTGTTGGAAGTGATGGTATTGGTCGCAAGGTTCCTCTGTCCTACCTGATTCCAGAGACACCAATGACAGTCAAAGACATGGGTGTCAACCTGCCGTCTGGCGTGAGCGTTGTCGGTGTCTCCAAGGTTCAGTCAGGTAAGAATGACACTGGTCTGGCTGTTGCGACCGCTTTAGGTCAGATCAAGATTGCTCGTACAGACTTCCCAACCTCCTTTGACGAGTTCCCCGTCATCTCTCTGTCTGATGGCGATGAGGTTGTCTCCACCAGATGGATTGGTAAGTCGGTCAAGGACACTCTGTTCTCACTTGTCACCAGTGGTGGTAACGTTCTCCTCTTCGACGCCTCCTCTGTCAACCCAACCGGATCCAAGGCCGGTGGTGTCAAGGGTATCAAGTTGAAGACGGACGAGGATCGTGTTGTCGCCTTTAACTGGGTTCCTGACCCGAAGGATCCTGATGCTGTTCTGGTGACGTCAACTGGTCACACCATCAAGCACACTCCTCTGTCAGACATTCCCAAGAAAGGTCGTGCCGGTCAGGGTGTTGCCACACAGATCATGAGAAGCGGTGAGAACAGCATCGTCTCAGCCTACACTGGTTCTGGTGCTGTAGCATGTACAACAACCAAGGCTCACACTGGTATCAGTCTGCCAGAGCCAGCAAAGCGTTCTAGCAGAGGCACAGAGTGCACCAGCAAGGTCATTCTTGGTTCACGAGAAGTTGTCACCATGTAAAGAGACTGAGGTTTAGTATACAGGGGTGTGACTTGTATCACAAAAAATACAAGTCACACCCCTGAGTTTATGTATACGTAATAAAATCGGCTGGACTGCTTTTAATCTAGATATTCCCTCATATTTCAGGCGTCACCTCACACAAAGCGATAAGAGAGGCCATCAATGACGACAGGCACAGAGTGCTACACAGACCTTATCAGAAGGCAGTGCAACAACGATCATGGTTTCATGGGACTGACACACGCAGTCAGTGGTCTGGCAGCAGTTTCAGCAACGCTTGCATTTGCTCCGGCCTACATGATTGCTGCTCTAGGAACTAAGTCAGTGCCTCTCATTATCCTGGCTATCCTGTGCTGCACTGGCGCGACACTTCTACCTGACCTTGACAACACAACATCACGAGCAAAAAAAGACTGGGGCGTGTTTGGCTCAGCCATGAGTGGCCTGTTCAGAGGATCCTCATCCATAGTGCAGACAGCCATCAGAACCAGACGAGATGACCCTGACCCCAACCCTCACCGTGGAGCCTGGCACACCATTCCTTTCGCTGGACTGCTTGCTGTCATCATTTGGGCTGGAACAAACATTGGTGGAAGTTTCACTCTTGGTGGCCTGACAATGACCGGTGGAACACTGTTCGGGTGGTTCTTTTCCTCCATGCTGACTCTACTGACCTTCTCATGTATTAGCAAGAAGCAGGTTGACAAGTTCAGAAAGAGCACAGCAGGTGAGGGAATCATCATAATCTTCTGTTTCATCCTGTCTGGGGCACTCATCTTCTCGTCTGGATCAACAGACTTCAGATGGCTCGCTGTAGCGGTTTTTGTTGGTATGGTGATTCATGTTGTTGGCGACTGTTTTACAGCATACGGGTGCCCCATACTGTTCCCACTGTCTGGTCTTATCAGGGGTAAGTTCTGGTGGACAACACATTTCACAAAAATGAAGGCTGGGGGAGACGCTGAGAAGTGGCTTGTTCTACCGCTATTCATCATCATAGCCCTTGTGTGCTTTTATATCTTCATCTTCAGTCACGGAAGTTTCAATGCCTTGCCTGATGCTACGACATCTATGAAGACACTTGGAATCAACTAAAGAATTAGTAATCGTTATTCACTTTAACAAGTACAAGCAATTCTTGTTGTTGATGACAAAACAGATGTGTTAATAGATACGTAAAACAGATTGAGTAAAGAGCAGTCGTTACTGAAAGCATGATGGCTAGGGAGTGTGAGATAACATGGGAAGAGTTGCCTACCACATTAACACTGAGACATTTGAGCATGGGAAGTGTGGTGCGCAGGACATCAGTAATTGTCCGTTCTATGATGGAAAGAATGTTGACGAATCCAGCACACACTACTGGTCTGAGGAAGAGGCTAAGAGTCGGGCCGAGAAGATGAAGCATGACAAGTACAACTCTTTCGCTACTCACACATGCGACTCATTCAACTCGACCAAGATGTCAGTAGGTAGAGCACTGGTCTCTGCTGGAGTGTTCAGGAAGTCTTCTCTACCAGATGTCAAGACACAGAGCGATCTGATCACAAAGTGGTTCTCAGGTAACGAGAAGTGTCTGCAGGAGTTCATAGATCTCAGTAAGAAGGATGACATCAAGAAGTCCACCAAGAACAGCATGGCAAGAATGCTTTCTAAGGGGCTGGAGATTCATCAGTTCAACAGCATCAACGACATGTCATCGTCCAGAACTAAGAGCACATCTCAGAGCGACATCACCATCCTCTCTGAGAGTGCTTCAGGAATGAGCAGATCGGATTTAGTAAGCATGACATCCTGAGAAGAACTGGTTTTGCCAATAGAACATATAACAACTAAGAAACCTAGTGTTCTCAATACTTTTGTTCTTCATATACAATTCTTTTACTGATTGTATATGAAGGACATTTTTGTCGATGAGTTGTCCATGAAGTGTCGATGAGAGTGTATACAAAGACCTATCATGGCAATAACTTTCTATTCAAATCGATCAAGATTCTACATTTGTGGTAATTAACTACACATCTACCTGCCACTATGATTGGTTAAGATACTGACTATGGCTAAAGGTGTTTTTTACAGGTGTACTCAGTGTGGCAAGAAGTATCCAGGCGCTCAGTTCGGTGCCTGTGGTAAGTGTGGTGCATTCCAACAGTTTGAGAAGGTTGAGGCTGGCGACGAGAGCGCCCAGAAGAGAGTGTCTGGTAGGTCTGGTCTGAAATCGGCCGCTGCCATCAAGCCGGTCAGAAAGGCTCAGTCACTCAAAGACCTGAGTACACAACCAGTGAGAAGAGTCAGGACTGGTATTGGTGAACTTGACCGTGTTCTTGGCGGCGGATTCGTCAACGGTGAGGTCGTTCTGCTCTCAGGTGCTCCAGGTGGAGGAAAGTCAACTCTGACTCTCTCAGTGTCAAACAGTTTCGCCAGCAACGGTAGCAAGGTCCTGTACTCGTCTGGTGAGGAGTCTGAGCAGCAGATCGGGCTGAGAGCCAAGCGTATGGGTATTGACAATGACAACATCCGTGTCATCAACGAGACAAACCTGGAGACACTACTTGGACACATTGACGAGGAGTCACCAGATGTTGTCATGGTTGACTCGTTGCAGACCATTGCGTCAACAGAGATCAGTGGTTCTGTTGGCTCTGTGCAACAGTCCAAGGAGGCTGCTCATACTCTGACACGTGTAGCCAAGAGCAAGAACATCATCATGGTTCTCATTAGCCAGGTCGTTAAGAGTGGTGACTTCAGTGGATCAGAGTCCATTCAGCACATCGTTGACGCCACACTGATGCTTGAGTCCAGTCCTGACACACCACTGAAGTTTCTCAGGGCTGTTAAGAATCGTTTTGGCGACACGACAGAGGTAGGAGTGTTTCAGCACACTGAGAGAGGACTTGAGGAGGTTGCTGATCCTTCAGGAGTACTGATGGACAGTGACGAGGAGTCAGCAGGACTGTCTGGTACTGCTCTGTCCTTCATGAGTGAGGGAGTTAGACAGATTCCTGTTGAGATACAGGCTCTTGTCACTCCGTCAAACCTACCAACACCACGCAAGCAGTTCAATGGTGTCAACTACAACCGCGGACAGATCGTGTGTGCTATTCTGGACCGTTTCTGTAAGGCGCGTCTGTTTGACAAGGACACCTTCATTAACACAGTCTCTGGAATTAAGGTATCTGACCCGTTGTCCGACCTTGCTGTCGCAGCCGCTGTTCTGTCATCCATCAACGACTCGACAACAAGCCTCAAGACGGCGTTCGTGGGTGAGTTGTCACTAACCGGACAGGTACGTGGATCCTACATGATTGACGCCAGAATCAGAGAGGCAGAGAGGCTTGGGTTTGAGCAGATTGTTATTCCCAAGTCAGCCATGAGGTCTGTGTCCAAGAATCATGACATCAAGATCAGAGGTATCTCCTCAGTTCGGGAACTTGCTGGCATGTATCAGAAAAGGTCGAGTAAATAGAGGGTTTTAAGAACATTCTGTGTTCAAAAAAAATATGCGACATTGATATTTTTCTGAGTTGATTTGTAAGCAGACAAGACAAGAAACAGGACGGAGAGCGGTTCCTATGACTGAGCAGGACAACAGGCAGACTCCACAGAGAGGTGCTGTCGGAAGAAGACCTGTAAGCAGGCGCCCCGTTCAAGGTCGAGCACCTGTACGCAACAACTCTTCTGTACAAGAAGCAAGAGCAGGCCGCTCATCTCATACAGAACAAGATGGTGTTACTCAGGACAGTCATAAGCACTCTGTCACACCTGCAGCAAGGCGTACACAGGGAGTTAGCAGTTCCTCAAAACCTGTATCTTCTAACACCGGTAACAGGAATCAGAACCAAAGGCAGTGCAAGGAAGCAAGTCATCAGGAACAATCTCTGTCTACATCTGTTGACAATGATACCTACAACCGTTATTCCTCCTTGTCAGAGACAGACGAGAACAGTGAAGTCAATGAACACCCTACAGACAGAGACGATTCTGTAGAGTCTGACGACAGATGGGTTACTGATGCCAAGACAGGTGTCAGACACAAGGAACTGAGCAGGATTCCTAAGAACGTTCTCAGCGCAATGCACAAAGTTGCTAAATCAGGCGGTACACCTAGTTCGTCCGAGTTGAGGTTCATTCCTCGTGAGAAGGACTTTGACTCAATTGACGCATTCACTGGTGCTGGGATGGATGCTATGGCTGAGACATTCCTTGGGCACCTGAGAGTCCCGCCGAACGAGGAGGAACTCAAGCGTCTTCGTGAGGAGTACGCCAGAAGACAACAGAAGGCAGCAGAGGACTACCAGCACGAGCAGGATGAAATCATGTCAACCTCTGGTGATGACAACCTCACCTATTTCTAACAGGATAAAACCCTATAGATAAATAGTATAGGATAAAAGGGACCAGAGATCATAAAAAATGAAGATATGTTCCTGATATGTGTGAGGATTGTTGACAAAAACTATTAACAGGAGAGCAGTAACAAAATGCTTAACTTCTTTAAAAGAGCCGTCATCTGGTTTCTTGTTGCAGGTATTGTCCTTGCTGCTCTCAAGTTGTTTGACTACGACCCTTTTGGGCTAATAGGCAAGATAATTGAGTGGGGACTGTGGTTCATCAACGAGATTGCTGACTTCTTCCTCCAGTTCGAGTGGTTCAGGAGAATCTTGACAAGATAAATCAAAATCAGTTAACACTAAAGACGCTCATAACTTCATACCACACGAAGATGACCTGAGAACAGAGTGATGCACCTCAGGTCATCTTGTGTTATAATGTCTGTGAGAGCAAGTTCACAACATATTATAGGAAGTGGTTAGATATGACCAACCTGTTCACAGCAAAGCCGTTCATATCACACGACGGACCAGACGAGAACAAGGTCCGTGCAGAGGTTGAGGTTTTCACTGGCTTCAGTACCATCAGTGAGATCAAGGACTCCAAGAACGGAAACTCTAAGCACGTATCCTTTGTCAATCCTAAGAGCGAACATGATGTGAAGGGTTGGGCCTGGGTGAATGATGAGGGGATCATCTCTCGTGTCGAGAAGGCTTTTGAGAGCGGTGAGCCACTACACTTCCGTATTGAGAAGCGCCGCAAGCCACACATTGACAGATCGCTGCCCATGTCAAAGGTGAGTCCTCCAGGAGACATGGCTGCTGCCAGAGACAATGTGATTCGTAGTCTGGTCGCTGTCAGGTTTGACGATGAAAAGGACTGGGCTGTTGGTCGAAGCATACTAACACGATTTGACGAGGACCCGAAATTCAACAGTGGCTTCAACTCGGCTAATGACTACAGCCTGGAGGAACTGAACGCTCTGGCTGGCAAGGGATCAAGTAACGATAACCAGCAGGTCAGTGGGTACTCCTCTGGTTACAGCAGGTCTTCATCTATTGAGAGTGCTCCGTTTAAGACTCTCAACCCGGATGGTACGATCAATCCTGGTGGCCCTGCTGTCAGTGTTCGCCTCAACTTCATGAACTTTGTCTATGAGTGGTTGCGTGATCATGATGACGTCAAGCGCCTGAACAAGCGACAGGTCATGCTGCTGGCTGACAAGATGACTGAGATTGCAAATAGGTTGCAGGTTGCCGTCTATGAGGGGGACCTGGATAAGCCTGACTATGAACTGGGGTCACACACTCGTGCACGGTCAGTGGTGTATGACACTATCCGAAACTTCTATCCTATCACTAATGAGGCTCTTAGCAGTAGGGAGTCTGTGAACGAGTGGGCCAAGAATGTGACGAAGGAAGCGCTGGAAAACTGGCGTTGGGCGTTGTCACAGGCTGAGGACATGGTTATTGGTGACAAGGATGGTGATGACACAGAGGACTGATGTGTAGATCTTGAGTCTTCGTTCAGGGTGGTATGAGGTGTGGTAAATGCACTCATACCACCCTGAACTTTTGTTTAAAACCTCCTGATATTTTCGGTCGTCAATTGACAGTTTTCTGTATGCAACTATTAAAACGTTGGCAGCAGAACGAAAACTCATGGAGAAAAACAAAATGAAGTTCATGGAGAACATCAAGTCTGTATTCACTTCGGAGATTACTGAGGACTCAGACCGTGGTGACCTGGTGCAGACAATTATTATTACTGCAGGTTTTGCTGTTGCTGGTTTCTTGATGATTAACTGGATTGCTACTGCGGTTCTCGACAAGGGGAAGGACGTATCGGAATGTGTGGAAAATTCAGCTATTCCTGGTGCTAATAACAAGACTCCTAACTGTGACAAGAAGACAAACACTCTAAGCAAGGTTGAGTCCTGGAAGAACCACAAGTAAGAGATAATCTTTCTGACAAAACCCTGGCATTATGCCAGGGTTTTTGTTATACTATTACATAGTTAAGTTGTCTATTTTAAAAAATGGAGTAGATAGTGGTTGAGATTATTAAGAACAATAAAATTGTAACTCTTTTAGACGGTGACGTGCATCTTTCTTTCAAGATGAGACAAAGTGTTGCAGAAATAATCAGCCACTCAGAGAATATTTCCGATTTAATACCACTGTTTGATCTCTTTGTCAAGAAGTACAGTCCCCTTTCTGTAAGAATTTACTTGACCAGTGATAGTCACCTTCCTAAAGAAGAAGATCTTTTTATTCACCACCTTGGTTTCAAAAGAACACATTCTGGACACAGAAAAGACAAAAGATGGGTGTCTAATGAATGGCCGAGAAGCGATTCGTTTGAGGAGTCGTACTCATGCACATATACAAGAAGAAAGAACAAGGAGGAGTTCAGGTCTCTTGTTGAAGAGCATGGTTTTGAGTCTCATATTGAGATGATGAATTATCTTGGTTACCATCAGGAGGTCGTATTTGATGGATACAGGATTCTTGATGAATGGGTCAATGAGGGTGACTTTCTTGGTTACTTGTACAGGATGGAGTGCTCTTGTGGTAAGTTCTATGTTGGGATGAGTAAGAGGGTTGGAATTAAAGAGATTGAGTCCTACCATGGTGGTGGAACTAGGTGGCGTCGCCATGTCAAGGCTCATAAGGATCACGTTCAATCAAAAGAGATCGTGAAGTGGTGTCGTTCTTACAATGATCTTGTTCAGAAGGAGATTCTACTTATTAATGAGAGCAAGGAATCTCCTCTGTGTATGAACCTAAGCACAAGAAGTCAGTCAAACTACTATGGTGTGTTTGGTGGTTGCGCTGAGTGTGGATCCAGAGGTCCACACAAAAAGTTGTGTTCCCTGTACGTAGAGAGAATTTGTCAATTCTGTGGCGTTAACGGCAACTCTCATAGAAGCACATGCCCAAAACATGTAAAACAAGAACCTTGTTCAGAATGCGGATCAACAAACCATAAGAAAACATGTTCTAAGTATAAAGGTCTTTTTGGAAGATTGAACTGTGAAGAATGCGGCAGCACCTCCACTCGTCACAAGAAGACTTGTTCACAATACAAAAGGCAACCTGGATGTAAATATTGCGGCAGTGAGGCCGCTCATCGAAAAGGTTGTATAAAGTACACCAAACGTCTTGCTTGTAAAGAGTGCGGCTTGAAATCGTATCATAAAGAATACTGCTCCCACTACAAGCCTAAAAAGACTTGCTCTGAATGTGGATCTTCTGTCCACAGAAAGACCTGTTCTCACTACATTAAACCCAAACCCTGTCCTGAGTGTGGTAACTTGACAACTCATAAGTCTGGTTGTTCAAAGCCTCTGAAAGTGTGATGACAGCAGAAAACAGCAACACCACGCCAAACTTTCATAACTGGTAGTTTTAGAGACGAGAGATGCTGACAAACCTCACACAATCAGCATCTCTCGTCTTATTTTCTCCATCAACCATTTCACCAACTCGTTAACTACCGCCCATTTCTTTTTACCTTTCTGTCATATTTTTTGCTTTTCTTACCGACCTTTCTCAGATATTTCGTCAGTATTGTAGTTGCCTTGTTGATTTTGTGAAGGTTTTTCGCATGGGTAGTCCGTATGTTTTAGCGACGCTGGTGTCTTTGCTTGTTGCTTTGTTTCTGTACTCTTGGTTGGTTCCGAAGAGTTCGCGTCGGTTTACCTCTGAGGATACTGATCAGTCAAAGAACCCGTTTCTGAGGTTTGTGTCGTCTCTTGGTGATGACTTGTATGCTGCTCTGCCTGCGTCGTTTGACAACTCTGGTCGCAGGAAGCAGTCATATCCTCGTGTGGAGTCGTTGCTGGTTCGTTCTGGTAACCCGTGGAACCTGACTGCGCAGGAGTTCGTGTCGCTGCGTGTTATCTCGGCTGTGCTTGGTTTTGCTGTGTCGTGGCTGGTATGGCTGGGTCTTCATGCTCTGACTGGTATCCCGTGGTACGTGGTGGTTGCTGGTGTGACATTCTTCTGCTACATGATTCCGTTCATCAAGCACACTGAACTTGCCAAGAACCGTGACATTGAGTTTCGTCGTCAACTTCCTGAGGCCCTGGATCTCATCACTATCTCACTGTCTGGTGGTCTAACATTCGCTCAGGCTGTTCGTGAGGTTATTCCGACAATGAAGCCAGGTATTCTTAAAGGTGAGTTCATTAACATGGTGAAGATTATGGATGCTGGTGGTACTCTGCGTGAGGCTCTGGATGAGTTTGCGGCCAGGGCTCCAAATGACGGTATCCTGACGTTTGTTCGTTCTGTCCAGTCCGCTACCGAGGTGAACGCCTCACTGTCTGAGATTCTTGAGTCTCGTGCTAAGGCGTCCAGGCAGGAGTTCTTTGCTCTGGTTCATGAGAAGACTGCTCAGTTGGAGTCGATGATGTGGACAAGGCTTGCTCCGACTCTGCTGCCTGCTGTTCTGATTATCTCTGTGGCTCCGTCTGTTGTCGCTATGGTTGAGGCGCTTGGATAAAAAACAAAACAGTAATGGTATTAGTCAGATCATCTACATCTGTTGATTAGTACGTCCTCACTATCATCTACATGCCACCTATTTTCTGAAATCCTTACCTACCACTGATTTTAAGGAAGTTCAAGAAGTCTTATGTCTATCGTCAATCCTTTTGGAAGCAGAGATTCTGGTAAGTCTGATCCGCCTGTTCAGCCCAGACCAGTTACTCCAGGTCGCAGAAGCGCCTCATCATTGTCAAAGGACAGGGGTGCTCCAAAGATTCAGCAACCGGCACCATCAGCGTCAGCAAGTCTGGAACAGAGTCGCAATCAGGCACTACAGCATTTTGTTTCAGCCACATCCACTACTCCTACAACACATGAGAGCACAGTAGCAGCCTCTCAGTACAGTCATGGCGCATCTAATTCCTCAGTAACAACAACGCCGTCATCGTCTTCCAAGAGCGTTTCTGATGACGTGTTCAATGACCTCCTGACTGACGATGATGAGACGGGGATACTGAGTGAGTACACCAAGGCTCGTGCTACTGACTCATCTGCCTTTGAGAACACTCTTGGTGAGTTTGAGGAGGAGCGTAAACGACTCAGAAGACTGTACCCCACAAGTGGTATCAAGCAGTCCCGTTTTCTGCTTGTTGACACGCTTCTGAAGGCCCCCAAGACGTTCTTTGACGCCTATGCCAAGGATGTTGAGGAGGGTGTCATCTTCGTCAGGAACAGGCTCACAGACACCGGACAGTCCGACCTGGTTCGTGATGCGCAGGAGCACCCGACTGAGGAGGAGTTTCAGGAGAAGGCGTTTGACGCTGTTCACTCACTGGCGTCTGAGTCTCTTGCTCACAGTCGTTGGCGTGACACCCACAGAGCCATCATCATCTCACTAATCTGTAACGAAATCATTGGTTTCGGTATCCTGGATCCGCTCTGGCGTGACAGCAAGGTCACTGAGATCATGTGCAACGGCCCATTCGATGTCCAGGTCGAGATTGCTGGTGAGGTATACAAGGTCCCGTGTCTGAGGTTCAAGAACGCCAACCATCTGTCAGACCTCTTGGAACGTCTGTATCGTTCTGTTGGCAAGGTGCTGTCACAGACCACTCCGCGAGTTAAGGGTCGTTTACATGACAAGTCCCGTATGTTTGCTGTGCACACATCTGTTGCCCCGGATGGACCAAACTTCAACATCCGTCGTCACCCGCAAGGTTTCTGGACACCTCAGTCAATGATCGACAAAGGTGCATCCAGCCAGGAAATGATGACATTCATTGGGAACCTCATATACAAGGGTGCCTCATGCTTCGTTGTTGGTTCCACCTCATCTGGTAAGTCTCTCACTTTAGACAGTGAGATTCTTCTACCAGATGGATCCTATACGACAATGAAGGACATAGAGCCAGGCGATAAGGTTGTTGATCGTTTTGGTAATGTGGTTGGGGTTACCCATAAGTTCATGCAGGAACCAAGACCTGTCTACAAGATCACATTTGACACAGGGGACCATGTTTTCTGTGACCTTGAACACAACTGGCTTGTATCTACTACTTCTTCTGTAAGAAAGAACTTAAATAAGTTGCGCTCGCGGAGAAATGGTCTACTAAAGGATCAGCAAGTATTCAGTGATCATGTAATAGACAGACTAAAGAAAGAATTGGAAACGTGTTCTGATACTGACACAATCACCTCAGATGAGATCTGTGAGATAATTGAGAGGTCTGCTATACCTCGACGCCTTAATGACAAATTTGCTGAGTATCACCGTAAGCCAAAACCCAAGAAGGAGATTCTGTCACAACTTGTTGAATATGGTTCAAATCTAATAGGCTCAGCCAGAGGTAAAGTGAAGCCGCTTTATCAAGTAAAGACAACTCAAGAAATTATCAATTTGATGGATTCTGGAGAGAAGGTGTATGTTCCTCTTCCTTCAGCAATTGAGTTCAGTAATAGCATGGACGTTGACGAACTACCAATACACCCATACCTATTTGGTCTGTGGCTTGGTGATGGCTTTTCATCGGCATCTAGACTTGCTGCAGATCCTGAAGATGCCCATGAGTACAACAAAATTTTTGAGGACCTGGGCATTGGTAAAGATATACTGTCTCTCTGTAAGACTCAAGACAGAGAGATTGTGTGGAAGATAAACATTCCTGGTTTCAGAAGAACACTTCATGATTTAGGAGTGCTCAGCGAGAAGGGCAAGAAAATGCCCACAAAGTTTATCCCAGAAATCTACATGAGGTCTTCAGTCACTGCTAGAAGAATGCTTATAGCAGGACTACTCGACTCTGATGGGTGGTCGAATGAAAAGTCTTGGGGGTTCAGCAATACTAACACAAAGATTTTGGATGGTATGAGGAAGGTGCTGTTTAGTCTAGGCATCAAGTCTACTGCTAACGCAAAGAAACAAAAAAAGAAGCACCATAGAACATGCTATGATTTGCATATTGCTTCTAGAGAGAAGTTGGGGATGTTGAGCAGGAAGAATGCCAAGATTCAGCAGCCCAGACAGCAGCAATCAGAGAGTGTTAGAGCAAAAAAGATTCTTTCAATTGAGAAAACAGACAGAATTGAGGAAATGGCTTGCATCTCTACTGATGGACCAGACCATACATACATCACTGGTCCATATACAGTGACACATAACACCTCTATGCTGAATGCTCTGACAGGTTTCTATCCTGAGCGCGCTAGGATCCTCACCCTAGAGGACAACTTAGAGATGAAGCCGAATCCTAAGAAGTTCCTTGCTGCTGCTATGGAGTGCAAGGAGCCATCTAACAGCGATGGAGGCGCTACAGGCACGAGTATGCGAGATCTTGTCCATGCTGCAATGCAAATGAGACCTGAAAAAATCGTCCTGGGAGAAGTCAGCGACAGTGCTGCATACGACTTGTGTCAGGCTCTCAACACTGGTCACTCGGGTATGAGTACCTTCCACGCAAACTCCTCACAGTTGTCCATCACTCGTATCTGCTCTCTTGTTGCTCAGTCAGGCATGACGACGATTGAGGGCGCTACAGACCTGGTTGCAGCCGCGTTCGACTTCATCATCAACGTCCGTCACTTTCCGATGGATGGTTCCAGGCGTATCGTCTCCATTGACGAGGTTGGTATGGAGCCTGTTGAGATTGGAGGCAGGTTGACGCTTCCCGTGAGACAGTTGTGGCGATTTGTTGATGACGGGTTAACACCTGAAGGAAAGGTTAAAGGTCACTGGGAACAGGTCAGTGATATTTCGCAGGCCAGGAAGGACGCCAAGATGCTCGACATGGAGAAGGATCTCACCTGGGAGCAACTAAGGGAACTGAGCAGTCTTCCAGAAGGAGAACTTGAGGTATGAGCACAGCATCAGCATTATTTCCGTATCTACTTGCACTTGGTTACACTGCTGCTGTTGCGGCTCTGATTGTCATTGTGTACGCCATCAGGAGGAACAGTCGTAAAGAGTCCTCCTATGATGACCAGTTGCAGGAACTTCTTCTGGATGATGAGGAGTACCAGTCAGTCTCCACCAAGCCGTCACTGTGGGGCAGGTGGGATCGCTACTGGGGTGACACCTTGAAAGGTGCTGGTATCGCTCGTTACGTTGACGACAACTCCTCTGCTGGTCGTGATGTCCTTGCTCTTGCTCTGGTGACAGCGGTTCTCGGATCTGTCATCACTCAGCAGATCTATGCTGGACCACTGATTGCTGCTGGTGCCGTGTATGTCACGTCCTTACTGATGAGGATGCGTTTCAACCGTAAGAACGAGGACTTGAACGAGCAGATTCCTGGTTTTCTTTTCTCGTTGAAGGCTAATCTTCAGGCTGCTGACACAAATGAGCGTGCTGTTCTGAAAGTCATTGACTCCATGCCGTCGCCTCTTTATGACGATCTGGTTGTCGCTAAGAACCGTCTGCTGTCTTCTGGTTCGTTCAAGGATGCTATGGAGGATCTGAGCGCCAAGACGACATCTGCTGACCTGCAGTTCCTGTGTGCCTGCATGATTCAGGCTTCAGCCAGTGGTGCTAACATGGTAAACCAAATCGACTCCATCCAGAAGGTGCTGGAGTCTCGTAGACAGGTCTCTGACGAGATTAACCGTGCTGTCAAGGCGGTTCAGCCTGCGGTCTGGATTGCCAGCGTCACTCTTCCTGGTCTGTTCCTTGCCTCATACTTCACTGACTCGGCTGCTCAGAACTTCTGGTTCGTCAGTCCGTTCTCGTGGATTGCCATTGGTGCTGCCGTGTTCCTGTATGTTACTGGTCTGATGATGGTCAAGCAGCAGGTGGACAAGATCAAGAACATGTAGTGAATTGAGATTTTTCTTGATGAAACCTACAAACCCATGATTGCAAATGACTGCAATCATGGGTTTATTTCTATCTTAACTTAACCCATTTTTTGTAGTTATTCAACAATGACATATAAATTGTGCAGTCATTTCTGTTTGTGCATTCAGGTAGTCCAATACAGCCTTGATATACAGAAAATGATGTGCTGTCACATGCAGCATATCTGATGAGATTAATCTATTCCTTCTGTTCTTATAGCGAGAAGAGTTGCACGTATGACCGCTTTTTCTGAACCAGATCGTATGACACTGGAGTTCTGTCTGACTCAGAAGGAGGTCATCAACAGCAACATGACTTTTAAGCACTTCATGCAAAAGGCCGTCATGGTTGACAACCTCCGCTCCAAGTCTGCTGAGACAGGAGCACTGAGACACCCTCAGTCTGAACTGGTGTACAAGTATCTTGAGGATCTGGACACAGAGAGAAAGAACGCTGCTGCCAAGAACCGATTGATGAAGTCTCTCAAAAAGGATAAGGACATCACTCAGGAGGAGATTGACAGAGAGGTCGCTCTGCTGGAGTCCACTATGGATACTGAACCGTCTCTAAGTCCTGGGGAGAGGTCAATTATTCAACCACTGTTCAATCACTTTGGTGTCAGTGTGACCGTATGTCCGCCAACGAGAAGGCGACTGGATCCTCCTAACCTGTACCCTACAGTCAAGGCGCTGATTGATGGACTGACTGATGCCTGCTGGTGGTCTGACGATGATTTTACTCATCTTCTATATACCGGTTTTCGTTACGGTGGGTTGTCAGGCGAGAAAGGTGTCTGGAAAATTGTCCTGGATGTTGTCAGAGTTGATAACAACGAACTTGATGACTACATCACCTCTCCAGACTAACAATTACTCATACAGGAACAGAGAGGTTCTGATAAGGAGAGCACTACACGTCTGTATTCAACACACCTCTTTGGCTTATCTGAACTACTAAAAGTAGCAATCCTCTCTACTCTTCTCTGGGATATTGACTTGTGTTCAACTATGCTATATCTCTGACTCTCACATGAGATAAAACTACCACACTATCTGGACTCTTGGAATACGAAGAGAATCCTTTCGAGAGGAATCTATGAGTAACAACTACGTCCCAATATACAACTTCACAAACCTGTTTCACCGGGACATTCTTCTTTACGCTATTGGTGACTGGCGTCTTGGCGCGCCACTGTCAATGAGGCGAGTGGGATACACGGCTTTCTTCGCTGCTATCTGGATTGTTCCGATAGTCTACATCTTTGGTTTTCACATGAACCCCTACTTCCTGTTCCTCCTCGCTCTGCCTCCGTTCTATCTTGGTGGAGCAGCATCAAAACCCATCTGGGGTGGACGAGGATTCATGGAGTTCATCACTGTCAACATCTCGTATGCTCTGTCACCTAAGACGTGGAGCGATCTTCGCGCTACTGACAACATCTCTGACAGTGGTGAGGGATTTGATGTTGACTACTCTGTGTGGATCTCTCGTCGTCGTGAAATGCGGATGCTGACAGATGAGATTAATGAAGGTCTGATTCCTCTGGTTGATGACGATGATAGTGATGACTCTTCTGACAGCATAAATGACTTTGATTCAGTTGATGACGAGAACCTTTGGGATAAGGAAGAGGAGTCCGAGGTTCTGATGGAGGTAGCACGATGAGGAAGTACTCGACATCCATGTACATTGGATACACCTCTCAGGGTGTGAAAAATCCAGTGTTCTTTGATACACATACTCAGGTTCTCAACAACAAGCCGCCTGGTGTTCTGATTACTGGTCAGCCTGGTTCTGGTAAGACGTACCTGGTTCTCACACTCATCAGCATCTCTGCTCTGCTGGGTAAGGTGTGCATCATTATTGACCCTAAGGGTGACATGCTGAACCTGCTTGAGATTCAGAACGACATCGGGAAGATGAATTTCTGGAACCTGTCTGGAAGAAACCAGAAGGGAGTGCTGGATCCTTTCTACATGGCTGATCCTCAGGACCGTTTGCAGTTGGTTATCGAGACCATTGAGATGTTCCTTGGTGGTATTCCCGAGGATCAGATGACTGCTTTGACTCCTATCGTCAAGGACGCCATTAACGAACCTGTGCCATCATTGCTTCGAGTGACTGAGATGCTGAGGATGAGTGACAGGATTGAGGCCAGAAACCTTGGTACACGGCTTGACCTTATCAGTAAGATGCAGTTCGCTGAACTCTGTTTCGCTCCAGGTAACCGCAACCGTAAACCAATCTCTGTGTCTCAGGGTGTCACTGTCGTCACAATGGTTGGTATGGAACTACCGAAGAAGGCTTCCGTTGACTCCAAGTTGACCAACAGGCAGAGACTGACAGCAACAATCTTCTTCCTAGTGACAGACTTCGTTCGCCGCGCCATGGATGCCTCTGAGACAAACATCCCAAAGGTCCTGTTCATTGACGAGGCTTGGGCTGTCCTGCAGACTGAGGCTGGTGCCAGGATTGTCAGTCAGGTTGCTCTGCTGGGTCGTTCCAAGCAGATGAGCCTTGTTCTGGTGACACAGAACGCCTCTCATATTGGGGCGCTGGACATTGAAAACACCATCTCCACAAGGTTCGCGTTCAACACGTCCCGTGAGGAGGCGCGAGCCATTGTTGCCAGCATGGAGATGCCTGTCAATGAGGGTTTTGACAGCGCTTTGGTTGAGTTGGGTGTTGGTGAGTGCCTGATGCAGGACTATGAACGTCGTTTCTCCACTGTTCAGATTGATGTGGAGTCATGGGCTCCAAACTGGGACAGGGCTTTCAGGAACACGAACCCGTTGGAGAGGATTCAGAATCAGAAGAAGTCCTCCCAGAAAGGTTCGTCATCTGGCAAACAAAGACCATAGAGTATATACTCCTTTGACAACAAAACTCAATACGCTATCTTCAACTAAAAATGTAAAGAATACACCATCTTTACGTAGAAGATTTATAGAATCCCGTGGAAACCCTGATATTCCACGGGATTTCATTTCGTCTCGTGCTAAAGGAAACCTACCAATGGCTACAATAAAAAAGACACGTAAAGGCAGTGGCAGGAAGAAGAACACCCTGCTTATCTTTTTTGCAGTTCTGATTGTCTCAGGAATCTTTGTCGGAACAGCCACACTGGCTAAAAACCTTTACGAGACGGAGACCTACTACACCTTGAAGAAGGACGTTCCGGCTGACACGCAAATCACTGCTGACATGCTTGAACCACATGTTGCTGCTAAGGGGTCTATTCCGTTTGAGAGTCTTCTGACTGTTGGTGACGTGCAGTCAAGTGACAATAATGACGCTATCTACTCTGCTGTTCGTCTTCGTGCTGGCGAGATGGTTCCATATTCATCCATTCGTTCTGGTAACGACGACTTGAAGAAGCAGATTCCTCAGGGATGGGTGCTGACAAACTTCTCTGTCGGCGCTGATGATGCTGTTGGTGGTCGTATCCAGCGTGGTTCCTACTTCGACATCATGGTTGCCACTGCTGATGGTGGGTACTACCCGTTCATCAACGTCAAGGCTCTAGACACGACAGTGGATCTCTCTGCTGCCTCATCCTCTGACGCTGTGAACACAGAGGAGGCCCACTCTGGTCAGACAACTCAGTACACAGTTGGTCTCACTCCTGAGAACGCTGCGAAACTTCACTCCATCATGGCCCAGTATGGCAACAGCGTCAAACTCGTCCTGTCCAACGGTAAGTCAGATGTCGCCAGCCATGCAGGAACAGGATCTTTCTCGGGTCAGCAGCCTCTCTCAGTAGACCCTGACCCAAATGGTAAGGCCCAGGACGACAAGCAGAAGTCTGGCAGCAACTCGGGTCAGTCCAACGCCCCTGCTGGCAATGTTTCCAGCGTTCCACAGCAGTCCGAATCAGATCAGCAGTCAAATGACCAGAAGAGTGACAACAAGTAAGTAGTCACTATTGTTGACAATTAAACATTATCAGAGCGAGAATCTTTTAGTCATTCTCTTTACCTGATATATAGGGTGTTCAGGATTTAAGAAAAAATGTCCTGAGCACCCTAATCTTTAAACTACCACCAATAAACCACGTTTTTTGCAGATACTAAGAATAGTTAGAATGCAGATAGTCGTGTGTCTTCGAGAGCAGGGATTACTTTGTCAGTTAGAACCCCCAATGCAGTCTACATCGGTGCTGAGGCGGACGCTTTTACCTCGAAGTTTCAGAAACTCAAGAAGGACTGGAACTGGTATGCGTGTGACAGTATTCAGTCGTATCTGGATGAGTTCAACAGGGATGAGAATGGTGAGGAACTTGCTGAGCCAGCGGACTTCCAGGTGATCATCCTCAACGACTTCAGTTTTGATCATCACCCCACCAGCGAGAACCACACCCACAACTCAGAGTTTGAGGATCTGATTGTCAGTATGTCTCCATACTGCCTGATGATTGTCCTGTCTTACCATCCTCAATGGATGAACCGTATTCAGCAGGTCGTGTCCAACCATCCTCAGGCAAGCGATCAGACGGTCTTCTACTTCATTGACCCACGTGACGCCAACTCCTCTATCAGGCGTAACTTCAACAACACAATCAACCTGTACCTGAACTCACCTGAGACAAGTGACCAGTACACTGTTGCTGTTCTGTCTGGTATTGATCCTGAGGCTCCAGTTGATGATGCTGAGCAGAACCAGAACGGTCAGTGGGTTGACAACGGTGCTCCCATCAAGGTTGACGAGTACCAGTCGTACTATGAGGATGAGACAGCAGAGAAGAGTGACTACCTGGGGCAGGTCATTGCCTGCACATCCAGTAAGGGTGGTTCTGGTAAGTCAACTGTGGCTATCTCTCTGGCTACGTATCTTGCTCACGCCTCGCAGAACTCTGTTGCTGAGGGTCTTGAAAAGCGTCCGTTGAAGATTGTGGTTCTTGACCTGGATGTTCGTGACGGTCAGATCGGATTCCTGACTGGTACGATGAAGCCGAACGTCCTCAACATGCGTTCCAACGGCATTAATGAGGCGTCACTGGCGTCAACAGTCATCCACAGCAACCGTCTTGGAGTTGACCTTCTCCTGGCCCCTAAGAAGCCGCGTCTGAGCGATGACACGCCTCCGTCGTTCTACGCTGACCTGATTCAGTTCCTTCGCAGGCGCTATGACTACGTGATTCTGGACACGTCTGTGAACTACCTTGATCCTCTTCTGGAACACGTAGCCTACCCCATGGCCGATGCGATTGTGTTTGTCACAGACATTGTTGTCAACTCTGTGTACTCGATGACTCGTTGGGTGATGGAGGTGACTCGTCCCGTTGAGGAGAATGGTATGGGTATTCCGATGTCCAAGGTTGGTGTTGTCGTCAACAAGTCCATCGCTGGCGTAAACATGAGTGGTGAGAAGTTGCAGAAGGCTGCTGTGGGTATCCCAATCATCACAGTTATTCCTAACAACGCGAAGTTGATGGCTCACGCTGCCAACCTGCAGTCGATGGAGTCTGTTCTGCGTCACGAGGAGATCAGAAAGGCTATCAGGCGTCTTGCTCGTGCTCTTGTTGGTGACTCATACACTCTCAGCGAGAACGTCATCAACTGATTTCACAAAAATCTTCCTGAGTGACCTAAAACGTATTTGAATGACAGTCCAAGTTTGACAACAAGGTTGAGGTCCACTCAGGGAACATCCTCCAGGGTCATGGTTTTAGTGGTAGGGAACCATGACCCTGGTTCTTTTTGTCTATCATGCTCTTCTTGTTCAATGCTAATAGGGCGAACATTTCTCTTGTTGTTGTGAAATAGTAAGTAGAACTCATACATGAGAAGCGTTACAGGAGCGATTTTGAGAGATAATCACGCTGTGTCAACCACTTGTCCATGAACACTAAAAACTGATGAAATCCTGCTTGTAAACAGATTTCGACCACTGAAAACATACCATAGATACAGGTGTTTTCAGGGGCGTTACAGGAGCGATTCTGGTGAGTGATGGTTCAGACACAGAACTGTTTTGTGAACTCCTCTGGCGAGATGAACGTCACTCCATGCTTGTGTGCCTTGACTATCTTAGAGGAACTACCCTGTGGATCAGCGATCATGTAGGTTGTTGACGCCTTGGGGGATGAGTGGAACTCTCCTCCGTTGCTCTCAATAAAGTCAACCATCTCGTTCCTGTTTCTGAATGGTTCAGGCACCTTCCCAGAGATCGAGAACGACAGACCAGCAACAGAAGACTGATTCGTACTTGTAGAACTTGCATTGCTCTCTTGACCAAGGTTGTCATCATTGGGCTCCGTAACGTCGCCAGAGGTGTTACCAACAGATGTTTCACGTGAAACATAACTGACCTGATCTGATGTGAACATGACTCCTAGCCTCCTCATTGTGGAGATGATCTCACTGTTTATTTGTAGTCCTTCATGCAAGATCTCTGCTCTTTTGTCTCCAAGTGTTGGTACCTGTGACAACTCATCTGTGCTTGCTGCAAGAAGGTTGTCAATGGTTCCGAAGTGCTCAGCAATCTTTCTGGATGCTCGTCTACCAATCTGAGGGATTCCCAGTGATGACAGCAACCTGGAGAACGGAAGACTCTTGCTCTTCTCAATCTGGTCTACAATCTTGGATGCTCTAACAGAACCGAGCAGGACAGGCGATCCTATTGAACTGGTTCCGGTCTGTAGTGCTGCTAGAGTGGTCTCATCAAGTCTGTACAGGTCAGCTACAGATAACACCATTCCTGACTCTCCAAGCGCTTCTACTACTGATGGACCAAGCCCGTCAATGTCAAGGTTGTCTCGTCTGACGGCGTTGACAACAACCTGGAACGTTCTGGATGGACACATGCTGTTCGTACATGTCATTGTCCGTGGCGGCCATACTCCGTCCTTGTTGTCATAGTCGAGCACAGTGTTGCAGACAGGGCATGACGAGGGTACAGGAACGCTATCGCTGTCCTCTGGCCTGCTGACAACTGAGACAATCTGTGGAATAATCTCGTTGGCCTTCTCAAAAATGACGGTGGATCCTATCCTAACATCAAGATTACTCATGTGATTCATGTTGTGCAGTGATGCCTTGGATACGACTGTTCCGTCAAGAAGAGTAGGGTCGAATACCGCGACAGGTGTGATTCTTCCTGTTCGTCCTACAGTGAACTCGATAGATCTGACAGTACTGACTGCCTGTTGTGCAGGATACTTCCATGCCGCCTGTGACAACGGGTGGTGTGATGTTGAGCCCATAGAATCCAACATAGTGGCCTCATTGACTGGTTTGATGACAACACCGTCAGCCTCAAACGGAAGACTATCCAAAACTGTTCCCAGTGAGCGGATACTGATCATTACCTCGTCAGAGTCATTCAGTTCACTAACCTTGATCTGTCCAGAGTGGATTCCTGTCAACTCGTCAGCGGTCAAGAAGCCGTTACGACTCATCCAGGTCTTTAAACCACCATTGCTTGAACTAGTAGTAGCATCAACATACTCTCCATCAACAAGGACGCTGTACACCACAAACGTCATCTCAGCACTGAATCCAAGACCTTTTGCTGCTCTGTTGACAAGACCTGCACCAGCGTTCCTCGGGTTGCTAAAAGGCTCTCCACCTGCCTCCTGTCGTGCTTGCGACGCCTTCTCGAACTGGTCTCCGATGAACAGCACCTCTCCACGAACCTCGAACTCAGATACCCTGGAGGAATTACCAACATGTGAGGCAAGCGTGCTCATGTCAATACTTGCTGGTATGAAGTTGATGAACAACCCTGTTGACTCTGGGTCTGACAGGTATGTGCAGTCCTCTCCTGTGGTTCCGTTGCCTCTGGTGGAGATGAGTGTCAGGTCGCCCTCAGAGTCATAGACGGCAGAGACAGCCAGGCCGTCTAGTTTGAGTTGCAACTTGAACGACTCAGCACCGTGCTCGCTGGTCTTCTGGATGAAGGACTTCAGAGCGTCCTCTGTCTTCATCTTCTGTAGTGACAGCATAGGTGGAACATGTGTCACCTCTCGCCTGGATCGAGATGCAGAACCACTTGCACTGGTGCTGTTATCAGTATCAGAGTCGCTGTTGGCCTTGTTTCTCAGTGAAGCGCCAAGTAGAACGTCTCCGTGGCCAAGTACTCGCCATCCGTCAGATCCTTCTGTGAACAGTTTTGAGTACTCGCCAGTGTCACAGACCTCTTGCAGGAGGTTCTGGTTTGAGTCGAACTCAGCATCAGACATGACTGGTTCATCACCAGAGTAGTACGCCTGCGAAGCCTTGATGAGCAGTTGAATCAGGTCCTCTGTCTGTTCACGAGTAATTGGTGATGTGCTCAAATTTGTACTCCTTTGGAGGTCTTGTCATGGTGCCTACTATGTTTTATGCACACTTCTACCTATGCTCTAATATAGCACAAGAACGTCCTGAAATCCACTCGTGCTTCATTCAGGACGTTCTTGGTCATTGTTGTGAGAATGCTGTTCTCTACTCAGATCTCAGTGATAATCCGCTCTTCCTTAGGAGTGCTTCTTGAGCAGGCTCTTTAGGTAGATGGGGTCTGGGGCGTGTGACAATCCCTCTGCCTCGCTGCATCTTCCATCGTTTACTGCCTCTGCGATACGGTACTCAATGGTTGTCTGTCTGTCTCGCATGTAGTCCTCAAGAGCAACAAGGTTTCCTTCACGGATGAGTCGCCTGACCTCTCTGTCAAAGTTCAGGACTGAGAACAGAGCGAAACGACCTTTGCCGTCAGGTGTCTTCAACAGTGTCTGGTTGGCGATTCCTCGCATGTTCTCCTCCAGTGAAGCCATGATACGGATCTGGTCGTCACCAGTGTACAGGCTTCGGATTCTGTTGATTGTCGCTGGTGGGGTGTTGGTGTGGATGGTTGTCAGAGCAAGGTGTCCGGTCTCAGCGGCTCGAAGGAACTCGTCAACCTCTATCCTGTTTCTGACCTCACCCACCAGAATGACATCAGGGTCCTGACGCATAGCAGACACCAGAGCGTTGCTGAAAGACTTTGCGTCGCTGCCGACCTCACGCTGAGTGATGAACGCCTTCCCGTCGTCAGGGTACATGAACTCAATCGGCTTCTCGATAGTGATGATCTTCTGCTGTCTGGTGAGTTGCATCTGTCGGATGAGGGATGCGAACGTGGTCGTGTTGTGTGTAGGAATGTATGACTCTGAGCACAGGAAGAGGTGTGATGGTGAGTCAACCTCCAAGCAGAAGTACGTGTCAGGGTCATCCTTCACCTCTACAATCTTGGTGATGTACATGTACTGCGGATCCAGTGAACCAGCACTGCTCTCATCATAGTCGTAGTCATACAAGTCGTCATCCTCGTCTGAGGGAAGGTTGTAGACTGGTGTAAAGTAGAAGGTGTAACTCTTGCCAGACTCGTTGCTGTGGTTGCTCTTCTCAGTGATGGACTCTACCTCCCATCCAAGAGAGCAGGCGACAGAGCGAACCTTCTCTGCAATACTCCTGTCAGACAACGTGACTGAGGTGTATCCAGAGATCTTCTGTGTCAGAGAACCTGTTCCTGCAACACCCATCATGAACATCACCTTATTCTCTGGTGACCATGACAGAACCTCATCCTCAAGAACTGACTGCACCTTGGAGTAGTCTGACTCTCCTACTACCTCAGTACCGAAGTTGTATGGGTGTACTGATGGATCAACCCGTCCATCATATGGCATCACTGGTCCAGAAAGCAGCGGTACACCCCAGTTCCTCTGGTAGTTGCCGTTCTCGTATGACATGACACCGATCTCTTTCAACTGCTGTGTGGTGAGTGTCAGCATGACTCCACGGTCTGGTGCTGAGGTTCTATCCTCGTTCTCAGCCCTAAAGAAGTGATCCTCAACAATGGACATACAGACTTTTCTGGCTGGATACATCATCCGCGGGTTGGGTCCAGTGATGGTTGAGGGTGAGCCTGTGAAGTGGTTGTCAAGCCAGAGAGACAGTGCTGTTCGTGTCCGTGTGGTCTCAGTGATGTCCATTAACTCGTCACGAGAGATCTTGGAGAGTTCGTCTGAGGACACTCCGATCTGTGTGAACTCGTCTATCTCTGAGTCTGTGAACACTGGGCTCAGGTTGCTCTTCGCGTTGTAGACTGGGATCTCGTTCAGGTTGTAGACGTTCCACAGGTGGTTTCCTCCGGCACGAACAACTTGACCGTTAGAGAAGTGGATGTCGTAGAATCGTTCTGATCCGCCTTTGTGCTTCTTGATGACAACACAGTCGTCTCCGTTCTCGTCGAATACGATGTCTCCAACCTGGATGTCTTTAAGGGCCTTGAATCCTCCTGGGAACCTTCCTGGAATGAGTGTGGTGTCTTTGAGGTCCTTTCCAGATCCTGTTGCTCCACCGAGACAGAATCCTCCACGAGACAGGTTCGTCCACTCAACAAGAGACGGATCTACACCAAGGTCGTCAGGTGTTGGAATGACGTCGTTGATGATACGGAAGACGAGGAACACCTGTCCAAAACTCTTACCGACACTCATACGCAGACGACGGCCGTGGTACTTCCCTGCCCTGACCACATACGAGGCGTCCAACTCGAAGGTCTCTGTGAGGGTCTGCTGGTTCACGTGGCTGGTGATGTTCTCATAGATTCTGGTGGTCACCTCACCTGGGATGATGCCTCGTTTCTCGTCCCTGATGATGTCTCCCAGGACACGGAAAGCGATTCTCTTGTTGGAGTCGATGTGGATGTCACTGGCACCCATGTCAATGGCCTCAGTGATAATCTCATCGATCTTGAAGCCTCTGAACAGTGCTTCATCCTCGTCATCAGGGTTGAAGCCCAGGTCCTTCTCAGGCTCGATGTTGTCAATGATGGATCCCAGAGCATCTACTGCTTCCTCTCCGTAGTCAGCAGCAAGGTCGTCATCATAACCCTCATCATCATACTCATCGTACTCTGATGAATCGTAGTCAGTACTGAACGGGCTGTGGCTATCCTCTTCATCTATATACGAGTCGTCTCCATGAGTGAAGACAACCTCGTCATAACCATCATCTGTGTCAGCAGCATACTCCACGTCCTGAGCGAACTGCCCAAGAATGTCGTCAGCAGAGCCACTGAAACCATGACTGCTGTCATCCTCATAAGACTCATCAGGACTGTAGGCGTAATCCTCATCATCTACGTACTCACCACTGTCAGCCCACTGTTCACCCGTATCATAGACATCCTGACCTGACTCGCCATAGTACATGTCATCAGTGTCAGTGGGTGCAGCAATCCTCTCAGTGCTTGTACCTGCTTGCACAGTATTAACGTACTGACCAGAATCAGTGATACCCTGAGCTGCTGGCGTAGTGTTCTCGTATCCTGTTCTACTCTCGTCAGAATGAAGCGGAACCCTGTCCTCAAGCCCAGGAATGATGGTTGGTCTGTTGCCCATGTCACTGTATGACGCTGCTGTTGACACTCCTGGTTGTGGTGTGTACAGGTCGTCATCGTCATCGTCCAGGAAGGGGTTGCTCTCAGGATTCACGTCCTTCAAAGACATGTTTGCTGCTGATGTACTGAATCCGCCTGTCTGGTACCTGTTGTCCAGTTGTACGTTCTGCTGGTCCTGTTCTACTGACATTGAGTGTTCTCACTATCGCTGGTTGTGGTAGATGCTGCTCTTAACAGATGACTCAAGAGACGTTTACCTGTGTAGAAAATGCTTGAAAATCACTGTTGCAACTGGTCAAAATATCACTTTATGGTCTTTTGCCAGAGATAAGAAGTAACGAAGAAACGAGTGATTCATGTCGTTTTTTCTGCTCTATGAACATGTTAACTTCTTGCTGTGGTGATGGTTTCACACAAGCATGTTTCACGTGAAACCATCATCCTGAATCTGTTCCGTACTCGTTCGTGCTTACTGCTCGACTGCATCTTGTCTGTATTTATGGATGTCTATTGTGGTGCTGGTTGTGCTCTAGATCCATTCCTGGTCTCCTGTGTCGAACAGGTTCCCGTTCATGTCACTCAGCCTCTCAATGGTCAGAGCGTTGGCGAGGAAGTTGGCTCCAGACTTGTAGAATGCTCTGTCCTGACTGTCTGGAGCGGTTCTTGCGAGGTTCCTGAACTCGCTCACAATCCTGTCTCTAGAGCGTTCAACGGCGCGTTGGATCATGTCTGACACAACGACGTAACGAACCTCTCCGTATGCGAACCATCCTGACCATCCCATTGTCCTCATGATCTTGTCCATGTCTCCTGGGCTCTTGGGGGTCATCTCGATCTCGTATGCGACAGACTTGGACTGACCCTTCTCGTTCCTCCAGTCGCGGTTGAGAATGAGGTCTGGCTGGTGCCACGCGGAGTAGTTACTCAGGTCATCCTCCTTGCCACACGGCACCCAGAGCATGGGGTAGCGCTCCATGATTCCTTCACGGACACCCTGGCTGAGTTCACGGTATGCCTTCATCATCTGTCTTCTGTACTCCGCCACACGCTCGTTTCTGGCCTCGATGCCAATACCTTTGTAAGTTCCTGAGCAGCGTCTAGCCATCCAGTCCTCGTTGTAGAACATGGCTGGACGTAGACCATGGAGGGCACACTCCTTGGCAAGAGTGTAGGCAAGGAGTGTGTTATGATAGGAGGTCTCACGTGATTTTAGACCTGTGACGTCTTTCTTCAGTGAGATGCAGTCCTTGTCCACACCTGATCCGTTCTTGTACATCTGGTTGACTGCACGGCGCGTGAGATCAAACATCACTCCATCAATCTTCAGTGAGTGAGCAGTACGAAGCATCTTCATTTCTTTAAGCCCGAGTACTCTCTTGCGGGCGCTGGAGGCGTGCTTCATCCCCAGTAGGACTGCTACCGGGTTGTACGTGCAGGCACCTGTTATGGCTGCCAACTCGAAGACGAGGATGTCTTTCTCAGTGATTGTCTTACGGTGGTACTTCTTCTTCGGGTCTCTTTTCTTGCGTCCAGGAATCGTCTCACCTGCTCTCTGGCGGCGTCGCAACTCTGCTTCCTCCTCCTTGGATCTGACGGGGAAACCGACATGTGGAGCGAAGTCCTTGGTCTGTCTGGCGCCTTGCCACCTTCTCTCAGCGAAGTCGTTTCCTCTGTTCTCAGGCAGGATGGTGTTCAGGAAATTGCGTGGTCTGCCTCTACCTCGTTTACGTGGAGTGGGGTCAGAACTTGATTTGTTGCTTTCAGAACCGTCCTCGTCGATGCCTGTGGAGTCATTTTCATCAGCACTGTAGCCTGTGTTCTTCTTGCCTGGTACGTTACTGCCAACCCAGTAGTGACCGCTTGAAGAGCCTGTGTTCGTCGTGCTTGACTGTATTGAGGACGAATTGTCTGTGCCTGATTCGCCTGTACTGCCAGAAGATTCTGTACTCAATGTTTCACGTGAAACACTACTTAACGACTCACTAGAAGCAGAGCCATTACCCCCTTGACTGCTGTCTTCTCTGTCTGAATGAAGTGGATGAGGTTCTGTTGGGCGGATTAATGAACGTCTTACGGGTGGAGTAACAGAACGCCTGTTAAGCATGTCAGAGGTATTGACATCACCTGTTGCTCCTGTGTCTGAGGTGTCGCTCGTACTCATGTTCTGGATGCTGGAGCCATCTGATAAACTACCAGAACACCCATTTGCTGGATTGACGTGGTTATCTGTTGAGTCTGGTAACGAGTCATTATGTGCTTGCGTCTGTCTTGCAGAACTGTTGTCAGCGCTTCTGTGACCAACCTGAGGACTTGACTGAGAATCTGTATGACTACCACTTGCGCTATCTGGAGATTCCTGTGAGCGGTCTGACGGCGGGATGCCTATACGTCTTCTGTGTGCTGGTTGAGAGGTCTTGGAAGATGTGTTCTCATTGGATCCATGGATAGCAGAATGACCTGATTCATTATGTGAAGGCAGACTTCTCCTGTCTAACTCACTCCTCTCGCTTCTTGCAGAGTCATGTATGACCTGCTGAGTATCTGGTCTTCTAAGCGGTACACGTCTTGGTACAGTGCTCTCTGCCTGACTGGTTTCACGTGAAACACTGTCTGAACTAACCGGCCTGCTAACAGAATGACGAGATACATGTGGACCTGATGACTGAGCGCTGTAGTTATTGTGTGGTACCTGAGAAACTTTCTGGGCGCCTGTTCTTACCTGTCCTGAGTTGACATGAGACCTACTCTTTACCTCTTCTGACAGAGCGTTGTCGTCATCCTCATCATCCAGTAGAGGGTTGTAGTCGCTACCCTGTAAAGAACCAGAAGAGGAGTTTGGAGCATCTGAACGAATACTGCTCCTGCCTGAAACATCACCTGATGAATGTGATGGACTATTATCATCGTCACTGAAAAGGTCGTCAAGAATGTCATCACCAGTACCAACAGAGACAGAGTTATGATTGTTGTCTTCCGTTGATTGACCGGTAGCACCAGGACGCGGCTGCGATGTAGAGGTATCAGGTGAGTTGAAGTTGATTCCAGACCTCATAGCAGGTAGGACCTCCAAGAAATGAAGTGTTGACAGAAAGGAAGAATAATGAACCGGTCAGTATTCTTGATTCATATTTGGGAAGAACAGAAAGTATTAGACTACTATTCTATCCAACACAATGTAAAGAAGTATTATTGGCTTGATTGAGAGTCATACATAGTGATTTGAAAAAGTATGTCTGAATTGAGTCAGCGCATTCAAACTATACAGACAAAGAATGTTTTCAGATGGTTCGTCATACAAATAAGAGCAGTTTCTTTCCCTACTGAATACCTAATGTCTTACCAAACAGTGAAGTCAAACATTCATTCATAAGAAGTTCAATTCCTTAATGAGAGAAGACACACAAGAGGTAAAACACATATGCTGCACAACATGAAGACAATGGTCAAGCACATATGTAAACAATGTCATGACAAGTATACGAGTGTGTAAAACATCATCAAAAACAACCCTTTCTTCACATCATAGAGGCATATGTAGTGACAAACATCACAGAAAACAGGCTTGTGAACCAGTTAAAAGCAACTATCCGGTAAACTAGAAACCCAAAGTTTGAATATCCGTTTCTACACGGGTCAAAATACCGTCCCGTCGGGCAGGACAAACAAGGGAACCTGACAGTGCCCTAAGACAGAGCATAGTTCAACTAGGACATGTCCCAATAGATGAAGGCAGAAAAGGATACAAGGCAGGTAGACAAGCATGTCAGCGCATACATCTAGATAAGCAAATCATGAAGAAGAACAGTTGACACAGGGTGAAGGAATGAAGACCATTAACTAAGAGGGGTGAGACCTGGTATAGGAAGGAGACGTAAGCGCATACAGACAGAAGAAGGAGCAACAGAAGATATGAGCGCTTAAAGTCATGAGAACATCAAGGATTAAATCTATTAACTAACAGGCCAAGCAGGTAAGCGCACACAACTAATAACACATAATGAGGAACAAGTGTAAGCGCATACATGCAGGCAAGAAAAGCAATTAACTAACACGGACACGAGTAAGCGTTCACAGTCAGGATAGATAAGTACAAGGAACTATTAACCCCTGACGGGTGACTAGTCAAAGTAGCCTGACGTAACTAGGCGAGCCCGAGCCGGTGACGGCCTCGCTCGCTGACGCTCGCTCACCCTGGCTTCCGGCATCATGTCAACAGAGCATATATGCACACGTGGGCTTGGTACTCGCTGACGCTCGCACACTGCGCCCCCTCTATGTGTGCATATATGCTGAACTGTGGCTGGGGTGGCTGGCGTAACCGCTAACCTATTGATGCAGCGTCATGCTGACAGGGTTGGATGAAGTACTGTAAGCATGGTGTGGACAGAACTGGCGGCAAGTATGTCAACAGGAGTGCTGGAAAGAATGTGAGCATGTATGCGTACAAGAGGGGTGCTGGCAAGAGTAGTGTATGGATGGATGGGAGTGTGGGCGAGCGCTTAGCGAGCAACAGGTGACCATTGGGGTGAGGCGGTAAGCGAGCGTCAGCGAGCGGTAAGGGTGATGGAACCGGCAGGGAGTGAGAGTGGACTCGCGTAAGGGACTGGTGGTAGCGCAGGTGACCGGGGTGACACACAGAAGGTGAGAAAGATAGATCGTGGTGAGCACAGGGGCTGAACCCAAGACGTTAAGCATAATGACGAGATGGGTGAGCACAGTAGTGCAAACAGACATGTGAACAGTATGTAGACAGCAATCGGGCTGGTAGCGGTACAGGTAAGCAGTGGTAGCCAGGCGGCGGGGGACCGTAGCGACCGTCAGGGAGCGGAACACAAGTTGAGGGCGAGCGGTAGCGAGACCGAGACAGGCATAAGTGCAGTTGCGGGCAAGGTGCAGGCAGGCGGTGGTAGGGTAGCGGCATATAGTAGAGACACAGGTGGTGATGAAGTAGCAGCGGGCAGTATGTGGTCAGGGGATGGTAGCAAGTGTCAGTAGGCGTGTGGAAAGTATGTGAGTAGGGTGTAGGGATGATGAAGGCGGGGGTGTGGGTATGGGAGAGTAGAGGATGATTGGATGTGGGTCTGTGTCGGCTGGGTCGTGGCGAGGTTGCGTGGTTGGGAGCGTGGGGAATGTGTCGTGTGGTTTTTCTTTTTTGTTTTTGGGTTTTGGGTGGGTTGAGTTATAGTTGGAGTGATTCTTCTCTCAGGTGTGTGGTTTGTGTTTGCGTGCTCGCTGGTGGTAGACTGGTTTTGTCTGTTTTTCTTTTTTTGGTGTGACACTCGTCTCTCTCTTTTTGATAGCGTGTCTTGTGTGTGAGGTCTGTCTCTTTCTCCAGGTATGATGCTTGATGACTTGCTCTGTTCTGCTGTCTTGCACCTGGTTCTGTGTGAGCATTGTCTCTTCTTCTCTTTTTTTGATCATCTCTTCTTCTTGTGTGGTATAGGAAGAGGAGACTGAGGGAGTGTTTAGGTTCAGGAGTAAAAGCGCAAGGAGGTTGTGGTACTCAGGAAGTGTTATAGTACTCGTCTCATTCATTGCTGTCATGTGCTGTTGACTTCTTTGGTACTGGGGACGACGGAATAGTCTTGGAGACAGGGGTTTCTAAGCGTTGTGTTTGTTCTAAGGAATAGTCGTACTCTTTAAGACTGCTTCTCGTTGTGTGATTGTTGTGTCCTCTGCCTGCTGTAAGTTCTCGTTTTTTGTTCTTGCTGCTTCTAAGGTGCTGCAATGCTGACAGATTCTGTGGTGCTGGCAGTGTTTTGAGATCTTCTTTTCACAGATCCTGTTTCCACAGATTTTGGATCCTATTTTCAGCAGTTGTTTCTTCTCTGTGTTGTGCTCTCTTTTTGCTGCTGAAGACTGTTGACACTTTTGCTGGCTGAAAGTGTTCTACCTGTTTTTGTTAAAGGGCACTCTGACTATTTTTTGCTTTCTCTCTGCTTCTCTTTTTGATCTGTCTCTCTTTTGTCTTGTGTCTTGTCTTGCTGCTCACACTGCTGACTCTTGCTCTTCTGCTGTCATCATGTGGGCTGGTGTGATAGCCTGAAAGGCTGTAGATGCTTCTTTCTGCTTCACGCGAATCTTCTTGCAGGTATAGTGATGGTTAATGATAACTGATAGCGACTGGTGGCAGTGATAGCGGTTTGCTGCAAGGGTTGGTTGCGAGTTTGAAGGTGTAGTGCATGTGCCTATGCTCTTCCTGGTGCCGTCCTTGTGGTTTTAAGCAGATGAAAGATGCAGCAGGACTGGAGATGCAGTAGTAGACGAGTAGACGTCTTGTGACTCAGTTCACTTGCTGACGGGTTGCGCCTGTCGGCTACCCTGTTCTAGTATTGAGTCATCACCAAGGAGAACGGCTCCGAGGCAGGAACCCAAGGAGGACAAGATGAACGAACTTATCAAGGGTTACGAGCGGAAGATTGCGAACATCAAGTCTCGCATCAAGGCGTCAGATAGCCTGTTCGAGAAGGCTTACCTCTACTATGAGTTGAAGACGCATGAGTTCGCTCTCAGTGAGGTTAAGGCGCTGGTTGAACTCTGAGGGCTGACCTAGCCAGAGAGGTGCAATTGGTTCTCAAAGAGGTGTGCTTGGTTCACTTAACTGGGCACACCTTCTTTTTCTTATGACTAACCCCGCCCTCTCTCTTTGTAACTCACCTGTTTTTGTGGCTCTAGGCTGTGGTGCTGGTATTCTGGACTGCAAATAAGGATGTGCATGGTGTGTGCAGTCTGTCTGTTCTGGATTCCTTCAGGGTTGTAGATCTCGGTTGAGGGTTGGCGTCAGGCTGAGTTGTTGGAGGAGGTTTAGGGTTGGTATCGGGTTGTGCTGTGGTGCTGGCTGGGAGGGGACAACGCCCCAGTAGCGCGCTGGCGACGGTGGGGTGACCTCGGCAGGCGTTGAACCGCTGGCTACGGTGTGTGGCAGTGCACATCTTAAGGGCTTGCACTCATCAGGTATGCAGGCATATACTTGATTCGTCTGGAATGAGAAAGGATCCCAAGATGAGCACCATTGACGGCTACAAGATTCACACCAATTTTTCAGGCAGCGCGTCAATCTTTGACCAGGATGGCGAGACCATTGCCACGCTCGAGCGCAGTGAGGGCGGGATGGTCCCTAACCCCGGCTGGTGGTTCGCCATTCCCTGCCCTTCACATGCCGACATGATGGCCCACCAGGATGACCGCTGGTCCTACGCCGCTGCATGGGGGCGCACGCGGAAGGAATGCGCTGAATCCTTCCTTAGCAAGGACTGAGAATCGACTGCCCGCGCCCGTCGCTTCACTACCCCGCCGGACACGATCCCAATCACTACCACCTAGCGAGGAGCCATGAGCATTTCCGTTGACGACTATGACGACCTGACCAAGTTTGTGGACCAACTTATGAGCCGCGCGGGACGACCAGGAGAGACTGCCACGGACCACTTCCGTGGAGTAGAGATCCGCTGTGAGGGAGTCCTTGGTGGGCGCCGTTGGACCGTATATGGCTCAAAGACACTGGCGTTCGTTTCAGACATTGGCTGGGATGAGATGGATGACGTTACTGACCGTCTTATCCACAGCGGACTTATTCCGATTGAACAGTACTGAGAACGAAGGGGCACTTGGATGGTGGGTCTCCTTTCTGATCAGAGACTCTCCCTTCGATGTGTGATTTGTCTGTCGTTGGGATACGGTAGCAGCCTTCTATTGGTTACACCATTTCTTGAGTGTAGTTCGTAAGTTGGACAGTCAGAGACACCTGCACTTTCTTTATGCTCATGTTTTGTCTCAGGTCCAGGATGATGTGTCATGTGCATCTATCTTGCCTGAAAGGTTCACAGCCTGTCTAAAGAAGCCTGTCTATCTGAAGTCTGAAGATTATGCCTGCAGCCTTGTTTGGAACAGGCAGGAAGGTTTTAGTGTCTCTCAGGATCACGCGGCCAGGTCTTTATGGGGACGACTATCTTATAACCTCAGGAAGCAGATTTCATCACAGACAGTAGAAGGTCATGCTGCTTTACTGTTCATGTCTTCTTTTGCTGTCTGTTGTGACTCAGTGTGTCATGCTCCTGTTCTGCTGAGTCGTAGGCTTTTTGCTCTGTTGGTCTGTCAGAATGCTGTGCCCTCGTACTCTGTCGTTAGGTAGGACGTGTTGTTATGAGGCAGGGTGTCGGGTATTGGATGAGGGACAGGAGAATGAGGGGCCACCATCTCTATTGCCTGTTCTGCTCTTGATCCACGTGAGTCCTCCTGTATAGCAGCTGTAGTGGCACTGGTCATCACAGGTGTCGCAGTGATCATAATGGGTAGCAGTGGCTGAGAGATGTTAGAGGAGGAGACACGTCTGGAAGGATCAGCAGGTGACGTCTTGTGGTTTGTGGTGTAGTTCACTTGCTGCTGGGTTGTGTTCCAGATACCTGAGTGTCTATGATTGTGTCATCAGCCGGAGGGCAAGAGGCTTGACTGGCACGCTTGAAAGGACATGAAAATGGGTATCAAGGGCAAGAGCGAGAACAGCATGGACTTCGAGTTTGTTAACAGCTGGGCCGGGGTTATTGTGCCTGGCAAGATTATCCTGGTTGGATACAAGAACGACGGGCCTGTCTGGGCTGAGGTTCTTGAGAACAAGGTTGTGGGTCAGGCGCTCTGTGAGTCCGTGCTTGAGATTAGTTACCGTCTTCTTGACAGCGGCGAGGAGGGTTCCATTCAGTTCTATGAGGGAGAGGAGGTCTTTGTTGGTCGCAAGGTGAGTTGAGCAAGAGGGGGACAACAAGGCTTATCTGTTAATGCAGATGAGCCTTGTTGTATTCTTCTGTGACATTGCAGACAACAGCCATTCTTGCATGATGCGCTCTTTCTCAACCGAGTTTCTGGCAGTGTGGATCTTCTAGCACTGAATACTGACTGTTGCTGGTCTTAGTCCTTCCTGTCTCTCCCGCCCGTTTTCTTTGTCCTTCTGTGTGCTCTTGTGTCTGTGTACTTTCTCGCTTGCTGTAGGTTCTAAGTGCTTTCTGCGTTCTTGCTTGTCTATTTGCTCACATTCCTGTTCTCATTCTTTTATTATGTGTGCTGGCATGATAGGATGAAGATTTAGAGATAGGATAGCGATACAGGCTTCAGAGTTTGATGTTGAAGGTAAGTGTGTTCAGGTGCTGGGGACTTGGTTGCTGTCAAAAATGAACAGGCAGTCGTGCTGGACGGACAGTTGACGTCAGGTTTCTTGTAGGTGGTCAGGTTCTCTTACTGGATGTGTGATTAGGGTGGACTCACGTCATAGGTGGAGTAGAGAGTGCAGGGCGCTGAGTATTAGTGGTGTCTTTTATGCAGGATTGTTCTTCTGTAATGCATTCTGTATGAGTCACAAACTGCTTGGGTTGTAACTCAGGTTGACTATTCTTGCAACTGTTTCTTCTTTTTGTATGTACTATGTGCTTCTGATACCTTTCTCCTCTTTTCTCTTTTGTTCTTTCTTGGTGATGTCCTTCTTGCTCTTGACGCTTACCTGTTCTTGATGGGTTAGTAGGGGAAGGCGACAGTACTGCTGCTTTCTTGTCTGCTGTCTTCTTTGTTCCTTTGCTTCTGGCATGTTCTTGCTTCTATGCACAGGACATGGTTTTTCTATTTGGGGCTGTGTTGGCTGACTGTCTCAGGTTTCAGGTTGATGCTTGGGTCTCTTTTTCTTTTCTTTTCTGAGTAAGAGAATGTTGTGAGATCATGTGCTGAAAGCCAGCGTAAGAAACTCACCGTCCTGTACTCACTCAAGAATCAGGACGGAGAGTTTCTTACAGATTTTTTCTTCTGTTGTGGTTGAGTCTTATACCAGAGGAAGGAACTTGCTCACAGGCACAGACACTTCTCCGTCCTTGATGAACGACTCGCTGCTGCGGAAGTCACCACAGATCCAGTACAGGGTGTCCGTGATGGTGTCAAGCAGTGTTCCTTGCAGGTGCTTTCCGTAGTCGTCTGAGTACTCCTGCTCATTGAAGAGACTCATCACGATCCTGTCTTCCTGAACCGAGAACATGATTTCCATGAAACTCGGTCCGGTAGCGCTGTCGTCATTGTCTCCGACGTGAACAGCGATGGTGTTCTCCCCAGTGATGTTCACCCAGTCAACCTTGTCAGCCAGGCAGTGGACCAGGTATGTGGACATCTTGGACTGAGCCTTGACGCTCCTGATCTGATTGGCAACAGCCTCAGCGGCCACCTGTACTGGGAGGTCTGAGATTCTGTTGACCTCCTCCTCGAAGAATCCAGCGCTGTTGGTCTCTCGTGCAACAAGAACGTTGTCGTAGTTCTTGCAGTAGCGGACATGGATGTCGTCAACACTGATCCAGATGAACGAGTCGTCCTCGTTGACCTCGACGTTCAGGCAGTTGACCGCGAAGGCCGCCTTGACCAGTACACGGACAGGGCAGGTCTCCTTGTGAAGGGAGTTGAACACGTGGCGGTTGAACTTGCTGAAGATCTTCGTGCTGAGCATGACGTCTCTCTTTCAAGGGTTCCTGCCTCGGACCTGTTGTCCTTGGCTGATGCACTTATCGTATCCTGATCATCAACCTGTCTGCAACCCTGATACCTGTGAACTGGGCCACATGTGTTACAGGTCTGTTCCAGGTGATAAGCACGCACCCCAAGGAGACCAAACCAGAAAAGATCCTATCCCACTACAGGAGTACCTATCCTAACGCCCCGCAACCCACCAGCGGAATGGTCCGTGCTCACCTGATCAGGTACCACAAGAAGGGTGAGCGGAAGGCGTCTCTGCCAGGTGTATCAGCCAAAATAAACCTGGCTGTGTGTGACATGAAATTCGCCCATAAAGCGTCTCGAGACGACAACGATCCTCTGAGTGTTGTTGTTCAGGTGAAGACGCCTAGTTATGGTGTTACAAAAATCCATCTGAGACTACCAGAGAACGCAGAACGATTCGTCACAGGCAAGGTTTGTCGCCCAACCATCCGTCTGAACAACAAGGGACAGGTTGTCTTTGACATCGCTGTCGAGCACGAGACAGATGAGAGACAGACCAAGAAGTTTGTAGGTGTTGACCTTGGTAAGATAGAGCCGTTTGTCGCTACCATTATCGATCCTAAAGGTAAGCACAGGTCTGCTCCGTATCACACTAACTACAAGAGACGGCTCGGTTCACTGGTCAAGAAAGAACAGCAACAGCGGGATCTGTCTCGACATCTGTACAAGCGAGCGAATCTATGTGAGAGGTACAACCGAGACCAGCACGCCCAGGTTCTCAGGACCGAGGCGAAGCGAGTCAGTGCTAAGGCGACCAGGCTCAAGCACGAGATTAGTCAGTGCATTGCCAGCCAGGTAGTAGAGATCGCTGATCAGAACGACGCTCATGTTTCTTTAGAGAACTTGTCCTGGCTAGACGCTAAGGGTGGTCGTTGGACTCACGCAGAGATTCAAAGCCGCATTGAGAATATGGCGAAGCGTTACGGCCTGAAAGTAATTAAGGTGAACGCTAAGGACACCTCGAAGACCTGTTCTCGTTGCGGTGGTAAGGTGTCCAACAACTCGAAGACTAGGGTTGGTGCTTGCAACACTTGTGGTTTTGAGTTAAACCGAGACGTCTCAGCATCCAGAGAGATAGCCCTGCGGGCAACATCTCCTTCATCTCGATCACGAGAGAGAATGCGCTCTCTGCTCCGCCAGAGACAAGAAATGCGAAGTTCGGCTGCTACACGGCAGTCGAAGCCGGTCACTGCCTTGGGTGGAAACCAGGGACACACCGGTACCTCAGGGAAAGATCCTGAGGCGACGCTGATGATGGTGAGAGATAATCTAGACTCTAGGGGATCTCCAACCTAGTCAGCGAGTGTTGGTATGTGACTTGTGACTAAGGAAGCGATGAGGTCTGGCTGCGTTGGTGACTGGACCTCATTGTTCTTTTGCTCTGCTCTACTATGAGGTGAGTAGCACTCTGTTCTCATCAGTGTTCGCTGTGGTTTGTACTTGTTGCAGTGCAGCGCGTCTCTCGTCTCTGGTCCACAGTCTGCGTTCTGAGATCTGCCTTTCGGGTACTAGAAGAGGTACAACGATTCCAGTGACTTTTTTTAGTACCTGCTAAGAGCGGTCTGAGTTGTCATCTATGTCGCCAAGGAAGGACCGCGAGCGCCAGATCCGTCTTTATGTACTCCAGTTCACACGTACTTGTGTTGAGTTGTTCTGCTGGTCCTTGTAGCATGGGACTACAACCATTAGTCCAAGGGCAACCACGTCCAATGATCATCAGACCACCATCAGGAGTCATCATGCGTCCAACTCATGCAGATCTTACTCGGTTCGTCAATGACAACCACTCTGCGGCCAGCAGGATTGGTTTCTCTGTTCTCGCTCTGAAGGAGATCTGGGCGATGACTACCGGAGTGAGGTTCAACTGCTCCAAGAATGACAACTGTCGTCTTGGTAACTCATACTTCTACGAGTTTCATAGTGTGGGGAACTATACTCCGAAGTCTAAGCGGTGGTTTCGGGAGCGTGTTGTTGTTCAGAGCGTGTTTGTCAAGGGTCTGAATGAACTGGACTCATTTGAGTTGGATCGTGCTGGCCTGGTTCCCGGTGGCCGTTGGGGAGTCAGCGCCAAGAGGAAGAAGAGTGGTCGTTTACTCACTGTTTCCTGTCGTGACGGGTTTGCCATCATCTCGTCTGAGTCGGTTCTCTTCAAGAACTCGTTGAACGGTGGCCTTCAGGAGACTGGAAGCAGCGCTGAGTTCCGGTCTCTCATGTATGACCTTTTTCAGATCCTGGAGGACAGGGACGACTACAAGCATCAGTCCCGTATCAAGTACACTCGCCAGAAGGAGTGGTCCAGGTTCGATCTTCGTTCTGACTACGCTTTCACCGTTCCTACGGATGAGCAGATCCGTCGTGCCAGAAACATCTACAGCAGGCGTCGTCGTGACTTGCTTGAGCGTGATGAGATGAGCCGTGATCAGAGGTTTGAGAAGATGTACGGCTGATAAAGTTGTCTGAGACCGGAACAGGAGTCTTTTGCGTCTCTGCGCTGTGTCTTGCTTGTCTTCCTGTTCTAGGTCTTCAAGGTTTCTTCCACTCCTTGTGCAACAGGAGTGATACTGGTTCTCCTGGTCCTTGTACAACAAACAGGGGACAACGACTCTTATGCCTTTGTAGGAGAGTTAGGAGTGTTTTGATCTCTGACTACAAAGAAACCCTGCTGTACGGCAAGGACTGCAGACAAAGTATGAAAAAGGAGGTCTGCCTTATCGGTTCCGCATGAGTCTGTTCTGCTCTTCCTCTGAGGTAGTGATAGTGATAGTGGTTCGTTTTCTCAGGGGTTGCGGTGTCAGTGTGGTGAAGGATGATTGCCTGACTGACGTAGGGCGTGATAGTAGCCCGAGTGCTGTCACCTGTTCCTGTTCTCAGTGGTGACAGCACTCAGGCTTATTCAGTGGAGTGGTGGATACCTGTCTCAGGCGGCCATGTAGTTGTCAATAAGGGACCACTCCCAGGGCTGAGCCAAGGTCAGGTCCGTAGCATCAGCAACGGCTGCCCTGAGGTCAGCCAGACTTCCTGTTCCTTGCTGGTACTGACGAACACCACTGAACCCACTGGTTGCGTTCATCAAGATGTACCATGACAGAGTGTCTTCATTGCGGGTGACACGAATGGTGATACCGTATTCATCACGACCATACGATCCTGCAAATCGCATGAGCGACTTCGAGGAGGTGTTGAAGCACTTCTCAGGGAGCATGTCAACACCCCGCTCCTGGCCTGCGGCCTCAACAGCCTCGATGATGGTCTGCCGAGTGGTGATGGCATTAATCTCGTTCACAGTGATCATGTTGTGCTCCCTGGTTCTTGCCGGTCGCCCTGTGCTTCCTGGCTGTTGACTCAATCTTAGTGCACCTGCCTGTCACCGTGCAATCCTGAGTTGTGTGAACTGAGTCATATTGAAGTAGATGGGTTTGTGGTGCTATGACTCACATCACATGTTTCCTGCTTGCTGCTTGTGCCTGCTGCCATCTACACTGGTTTCATCAGGACAACGGAGCAAGCCGATTACATGAGCACCAAGAAGGAAGAGACAATGAGCACGACAACCGATCTTCGTCAGGGTTTCGTCAACAGCATGAATAAGAAGATGGTTGCTGAGGTGCACGTGATCCGACGTAGTGCTGACGGCGGTGAGGTCAAGGAGTTCACGTCGTTCCTCTCTCAGGCTGACTACAAGAAGGTTTATGGTGGCATCGGAGAGGGCAACCACTACTCAAGCGGAATGGTTTTTCCTGGAGTGCTCACTGGTGGAGAGGTTGCTGGGCACTCCTACCGGACGATGATGTTCACGCTGGGAGACGACTGGTCCTCTGACTGGGGGATGCACTTCATTGACTCTCGTGGGGTTCGTGTGGCGACGCTGCTTGTCCGTGGCGGTGAGCCTGTTCGCTTCTAAGATGGATGCATTTCTGCTTTGAGTGCACTACCATTCACGCCTTGACTCTGTTGTGCAGGCTGATTGGATGCTGCCAGCATGTGCTCTCATCTCTCACTTCATTAGTGGCTGGCTGATCACATTATCCGCCCGAATGTGTACATGTCTAAAAGCAAGCACGCCCCATTAGAAAGCAGTTGATACGGACGTGTGAAGGTGAGGATCTAGGGCGGCTTGACACTGACAGGTGTCCACCTTCTTTTGCGACGCCGCGCCATAGAGCAGGGGACGACAACAGATGGTGTGCCTATTGCTGGTGCAGCCGTCATCAAAGGAGTAGGCCATGACATGAGGTGTGTAGCAGATCATATGTCAGGTGATGAGTCGTGCCTCTCACAGGAAGGAGCGACCGCGAGCGCTGGTCGGCTTCTGGTTTCTGTGATCCTGTTTGCTTCTACTACTTCTGTGATACTGTTCACTTGTTTGCTTGTTGTGTGCTGGTTCTGGTGGGGTGTATGCTTGTAGTGTTCCAAGACAGCAAGAGTCTTGGGTCTGACTGAAAGGATAGAAGAATGTCGAACAACAGCAACGTACAGACGACAATTGCCTCCATCTACGAGGAGCGGGATCGCATGTATTCAGAGGGCGATCACAGCCTGGGAACAACTTCTGATCAGATTGATGCTCTGACTTCTTCCGTTAAGGATCTGATTAAAAATGAGAAGTTGTCATTTGGTAGTTCTAACTGGATCTCTGTCCATACTGTTGAGCGCATTCTGAATGATTTCAGGTACGACACTTTGAGGAACTGGAGGAGCATTGTTGCACTGTTTCTTCCTGAGATCCTGTCTCTGGTTACCAATGGCGACAGAGTGGTAATCAGTCTGGGGCGTATTGGTCAGGAGCGTCCTGCTCTTGTGATTCTGGATCGTTATGATAATGGTGTGTACAGTCTTCTTGACCTGGAGTCTGCTGAGGTCGTAGGTGTCAATGACGTTCAGTTGGCAGCGCGAGTGATTGCTGCTGGAGTTGAGTATCTGTAACGCTTAGCGGATACCCCTACCGACTGAAGGTCTCATCCTGTTCTGGTGGATAGGATGAGACCTTCTTTCTTCTCTTGCACTCTTCGCATAATGAGGGACAACGACTTGTCTGTTCTGACCTGCTGGTTCCATGGTTATTGACATGATGCTGACTGTCTCTGTTTGCCTGCCAGGTCCTACAGGTGTGACCCAGTTCACTCGTTTCAGACTTGCACGTATGGCTTCAGGTGCTCTAGTATTGAGTCATCAGTCAAGGACAATAGGTCCCAAGCACTACTCACTCAGGAGACAGCAATGACCATCAAGTGCAACATGATCGAGCAGTACAACTTTGAGAGTTTTACTCCTGATGCCAGCAGCACCAGTCTCGTAGAACGAGTGATGGCCGCCATCTACCAGGAAATCAAGGTTGCTGAGTATGTCAATCTTTCTATTACCAACAATGGTGATCTTCTGGTTGACAACTATAAAGAGTCCATTGCTATTTATCTTATTCCGGTTTCTGATGACAAGTTCAAGGTGATCGCCAAGAGCCACGACAGGAACACTCTGGGTAGGGTTCAGAGGACTTTCGATAACGCTGACTCCATCACCACCGAGGATGTTCGTAGTCTTATCAGGACGGCCGTAGAGCGTCATGAGAACAAGTGTCGTATGCTGGTCTCCGCTGCCTGACGGAAACTCGTAGACAAAGTGGCAGGCACAGCGAGTAGATAGTCTGGAATAGACAAAGGGCGCGCTGGTAGGAGAGTGATTTCTGCTCTCTTGCTGGCGCGTCTTTTTTGTCCTCGTCCTTGCTCTTCCTGTTTTTATCTCTGTGTTTTTCTGTTTTAGGGGACAGCGAAAATGGCTATGGACAATCATTCATGCTCAACGTCAAGATCCTTAGTCATGATGGATTGATTAGTGTATAAGTGACTTGCCTGTCGGGGTTTGTACTTGACATCTTCTTTCCTGGTGCTCTATACTGGTGTCCTTAGGTTGTCAGCCACATTTCATTCTCGTATCATACATACTGGAGGATCTGTAGTGAGCAGCACGCTTGACAACTGGGACAACGGCAACCATCACATGTGGGACAGTGATGGTCAGTACATGGACAACTCACTGTGTGCCAGAAGCGCAGTCAGTTTCATCACTGGTCGTACAGAGGTGCTTGAAGGCATGACTGAGGTCACTACCAAGACCATCTACATGAGTGCCTGTAGTCATGAGCGTATGTGTGATTTGCTTTGCATTCTTGCTCAGGACGTGTTCACTGCCTGCAAGGGTGTTATGGCTGGTAGGTTCCTGGTCAGAGGCGCTGTGAACGATCTGGTTGCTGGTGCCTGTCGGAACGCCTGGAGGAATGAGCCTGAGGACACACCGTTCTTCAAAGCGGCTGAGATCAGACAGAACAGTATCATGGTTCTTGATAGCGAGGATCTTGTGTCGCGCTGCCCTGCTATGTGCTGGCAATGGTCCAACATGCCCTGTCTAGTGGTTGATCTCTACAGCGGGATGATCTACGTCAGTAACTACTCCTACACTGCACGCAACACTGTAAGCGACAGTTCTGGTGGTCCTGGTAGCAACTATACGTCATGGCGGGCTGGTGGGTGGTTCGCTCGACCTAAACCAGTAGTGCAGGAGATCCTTGATCAGTACCATGAGACGGAACCTCTCAGGGAGATGGACTACTTCTGACAGGGACAACGAATAACACTCTGCTGTCATGTTACTGGTGTTGCTGCATCTCAGGTTAATGCTTATGTACTGGACAACAGATCGGCTTGTCTGTGCCCTGTCTACACTCTGTCTTGACCGGTACCGCCAGTGAGTGACTTAGCGCTCCCTCTTCTCGTTTTGTACTCTCTACTTTTTAGAAGTCTGATGAGCGTAACCTGTGGTGTGACTCATTTCACAGGAGGACATGTTGTTACTTCTAGGTCTTGTGTCATGATTCACATATTTTCAAGTTGCATTGCTGGTGCTGAGCATGTATGGTTGTCTTATCAAGCCCGGAGAGCACAGGGCTGAACCGGCGGCACAGAAGGAGAAAATCATGGACATGAAGCGCGCTGCTGAGGTCGCCAAGGGAATGCTTGCAGACGCACATGCTGCCTACCGGAGTAACAACGCCTCTTGGAAGGACGTGAAGGACCAGATCGCTCTCCTGGACTGGCTGGTGGACCTGACTACAGACTCTGACAACAAGGAGGTCATTGACCAACTCTGACCTCAAACAGAGATCTCAATAGACATCATCGCCAACCTTGGTTGCTAGTGCTGAAAGGTTGGCGATGATGCTCTGTTTGGTGGTTCCTATTGTTTGTATACCTGCTGTCTCGTGCTCCTTGTGTGCTATCTTACATCTCATGTGCTTGCAGGATGACAGGTTGTGCGCTACTATATACCTGAATCTATAATCGCTCACAGAAAGACTGAGAAATGACTCCTGAAGACTTTGCTCTTGTTCCCTCTAGCGAGATTCATTATCTATCATCTCGTGCTGGTCGAGTTATTACAGACTGCTTTCCTGGGGCTGAAATAGAGTTCTTACGCAAAAAGAATTCTTCTAGTAGTAGTGTTCTTTGTGAAAGTGTTGTTGCCAAAAGCGGAAATTATGTCATCAGAGTTGGTTTAATAAGTCAGGAGAGTTCTTCAAAGGTTATTGTATCATCTTACTATGTTGGAGAATACGGCGAATTTACCTCCTCTTCTCTTTACAATCCATCTTTTGAGGAGATCCGTGAGGCTCTTGTTAACGTATGTGTGAAATCTTTTAAGGACTACTGCCTTGTTAAGTAGTCATCCTGAAAGACAATCTGATTACCAGTTACATTCACACCAAGGGACGACTAATCATATATACAACCTGTGACTCACTTCACGTGTTGACAGGTTGCTAGGCATGTTCCTGTGGATGTATGATTGAGTCATCACGAGGAAAGCAATGGGCAACCTCGCAGAACTTAGGAGCAAGAATGTCCTACCTTGCGGACAACATGATTAAGGTCGCCGGTCGCTACGGCTTCGCTGGCAGCCTCCAGGAGGACGACAACGTTGTCACTTTCACCAGTGACGACAAGAACCTTCAGATCGTTGGCAGGCATGAGATTGAGGTCACCTTGTCTATGACGGTCAACGGGCAACCTTTCAATCTGGAGGACGGCGCTGGTAATTTCGCTGAGCACTCTATCGAGATGGCGGTTAGTCGTCTACTGAAGGCACGCAAGGCCATGAAGGCGTGCGTTAGCGCCCTGAATGAATCTGGTTGGAGCGTAGAGGTTGTTAAGACCGACTACACCCGAGACTATGTGCGCATGACTAGTGGAAGCAAGAAGGCTTACATGTATCCTCCACTTGGCGGCAGACTCGCTGTTATGTTTGGCGACAGCATCATTATTAATGGCACCAACCGGAGGACTGCGGCCAAGGACCTGTACAACGCTGGTGTCCTTGACAGTCACAAGCAGATTCCTGGATACAGCGGGTATTACGCTCTTGCAGAGAACGAGTGAGTTTCGGTCAGGGGCGCCAATAACCTCGTAAGAAGGGCATGGGCTGCGCTTCCGTCTGTGGATAGTGTGGCCCATGTTACTGCCAATGAGTATGCTATTTGCTTGGTCTTGCAGTAGAGGTCGTGCTACAATCGGTTGCAAGGTCCAACAGAGGTTGTGGCGAATCAGCACAACAGGTAGCAGAAAGAGATGGTTTGAATGAACACCCATGAGATGTTCTCCACGCTGGACACTACCCTGACAATGGCTTCAGGTGTTGAGGCTAGTTCACAGACAGTTACCACACACAGGTCCACTACGGACATAGACGCCTTGCTGCCAACACAGGATCCCATCAGTATTGAGGCGATCTGCTATCAGGATGACGATAGCGACTCATGGCAGTCTATCCTGCTGACAGCCATGCACAAGTATGAGAAGATTCTGTCATACTCCCTGCTACCGGCTTCGATGTTTCCTGAGGGCTCTGGTGGCGGAGTGACGAACGAAGAGGTTTCTTCCAGTGTTCACAGATTCATTAGCCAGGCAAGAGTCATTGCTCGTCTGCTGCACTACATTCCGGGATCCAAACCCGCTGACAACACAGTTGAGATCACATTCAGTAGTGGTCGGCGTGAGTTCGTGGAGGTCTCTGAGGACGCAAACAACCCTGACTCTGTGCTGCTGAGTATCTGGCCTCAGAAAGGTGTTCATGAGATGGTCGCTGAGTTGCGTGAACCATTCAAAGGCTTTATCGTTCGCAACTATGACGACGGGTTTTCAGTAGTCCTGTAGGGTTGATGATAAGCGGGGTACAAGAAGATTTTGAAGTAGGAGATCCCATGCTGTCAACATTGTAGGCAATGGTGAGCACGCATGAGTTACATCTGCTACTTCTGCATGAAAAGATTACTTTCATGCGTATCTAGTACTATCAGGGGACACCGAAATGTATCTATCTCCCTCAGGGTAGTTGTGTGACCTCTGTTGCTGTGCTCCTTGCTTAAAAGATGGGAGCATGTGGTCCAGTTCACAGGCTCAAGAGTTGTGTATTGATCGGTGCAGGCCGCACTCTTGAGCCATTCAGAGATACGACTCCAGGACAATCACTCATCTATAGAGGAAGTAATGAGCATCAGAGTATGACTATTCCTTAGGATAAACCCAATCCACTGTATTGATAGATAGGTTATCCTTCGGATTCGTCGTGCCGCTGGTTGTCTGAAACCACGTATCGTGATCCACCACAGAAACCCTATGATCTGCGGGGCACATTTCCTTGCTCACCTCCTTGGAAGGAAGAGGTGGGTAAGTACGAGCGTGTGATTTGCTCTTTTTCTGGTTCTGTGGAG